CAAGGAGCCCTCGGATAGCCGGGAAGTTATGCTCCTGAACAGGCAGAACCTTACCAGTAGGCAGAGGATCACGGAAAGGGTTCGGACCCTTCTTGACAAAGGGGATGCCTGCAACCTCAACATGAGTCCTAGCAACATACTCATCGAGAGACTCCTTCCCTACGTGGGCTCGTACAAGGCTCTGTACGGGCTTCTCCGGCTCTACGGGAGCAGGAACGGGCTCAGGGTCCACTGGCTTCTTTGCAGCCCGCTTACGGGGCACTGTAGCCTTCTTAGGAGCCACACTGTGACGAGAGTCCTCCTCCTTCTGAGAACAGACAGCACAGGTACCAAAGAAGTTAGTACTGGCTTCGTAAGGGTGGTCACCAATAACCTTGGCTGCAAGGTCAAAGGATTCCTGCTTCATCTCACGATCGATACGGTCAGCATCTGTCTCAAATCCCTCAAAGGAATCCTGAAGACCCTCGGAGAGGTTCAGCGTGGTGATCCAGTCAAGGCTTTTGACATCCCCGATTACCTCACGATCAGTCAGCGCGGGATCTCCCTGCTTGTAGATGCTCTCAGGGTTGTACTGCACGATGACCGCAGTCTCATCCCCGGCATTGTGTGCCTCCTTGAGAAGGGAGATAGCACATCCCAGAGTATCCCTGTCGTCAGGGCACCGGATAAAGCAATCCGAAGAAATAGCAGCAGCCTCCCGAATGAGAGGAGCATCCTCAGTATGAACGATAAGGAACTCGAATCCCATAGGGACAGCCCATTCGAAGAAAGTCTTCAGGTGTCCCACAGTATTCGTCAGTACGGGAACGATGATCTTTACTTCCCGGCTGTCCAGCGTACCAAAGATCCAGTCCTCAAGATTAGCCCTGAGGTTCTCCATAGTAGTCTTACCAGTTCCCGTAACGAGAATGGTCAGGTCCTTGTCCCAAGCGCGCTTCAAGTCAAGCCTCCAGAAAGAAAGAACGGATAGTGATGTAGACGAACTCGGAAGGAGTACGGAGAACCCAGGCAGGATAGGCGATGTTGTCCTTCTCCAGCCAGATAAAATCAGGATCATCCTTCCAGTAGAAGGACTCATTGGTTGAGAAGTCCCAAGTCTTCAGGGCTTCAATCGCCTTGTCAAGATTTAGAAAGACCTGGTCGTCGTAGCCCTGCTCCCAATTCATCTCATAGTGATAGTCATCGTTGGGTGCGAAGTTGTGATCCGTCTCCACAATAACGTAAGCCATGGGAGAATCATTTGAATATCTGGTCACTGTGCCTCCTTGTATTCTGCGAGAATTCGCTTTACTTCCTTGATGGGGATACCAAAAGTACGGGCGATCATCATATAGGGACCGGGAAGGTAACCCTTACGATAGTGCTCGTAACCGTACGCCCGGCTGTTCTTCAAACTTTTCTTCATAGCATAGATCCGTTGTGCCTGGCTCATCTTGCTCCAGTTCCTCTCTCAAGTCAACTCAGGGCGGAGGTGGTATGTTGGACTTCTTTCGCTGCCGTACAGGCTTGGTCCGCTGGACCATCACCAACCGGTCGATGAGTAGGACAATGCCACACACAGAGCCCACAAGCAACCCCACAGGTGGAACGAACAGGAGACCTGTAACCAGACCAGGTAGGAGAAAGAAGTGGATAAACCACTCTGGTAGACTCTCCGCGTAAGCCCGTATGAAGGGCCAGAGGTAGACGATGGTCAGTGCCATAGTTATTAGGTGCATGCCTAGAGCATAGCCCAGACCTAGGAGTTGACACAACCTCTTACGATTTGGTACTGTGGTGTATGACGAAGCACTACCCCATTAATGAAGCAAAAAGACCTATACATAATATGTATAGGTCTTCCTGTATTTATAGAGTTGTTACGGGTTGAGCAAATAGAAGTTTATAACTTTCTCCTATAGGTAGAACAGAACTTAAAGATTTGTTGAGTCTCAAGAACTTGTTGTTATAGTCCTTATAGTAATAAGATCTACAAGCATTAGCTGTTCCACCAGATTCCCATTTATAATCAGCAGAAGCAAAACCTCCATCAAAGTAACCATTGTAGGTTGGAGATTCTTCAACAAGAATAGAATCTACATTGAAAGAGAATGTTCCAGCATTAACATAGTCCGGATACTTGACATATAGAAGGAAATGGTAGTCTTCTCCCATCTGTGGACCTACGGTAAATGTAGACTGTAGTCTTACCCAATTACCGTCTACTCTGTCTGGGAAATTACTTCTCGTATTGTTAGAGCTTATATTAGAAACTCCCTTGAAGTTAGCATCCATAAAGCTCATGGATATATCAGGACAAGTTCCATTAGGCTTTACCCATACAGATACGGTGTAGGTATGTCCTACCTTCAGTCCCTGGACTATGTTGAGATTACCTGACCCACTGAGAGAAGTAGAAGTACGTACACCTAGTTGTGAAGTACTACCTCCGGTGAAGGAACCTGACGGAGGAACAAAACTCACCAGCATAGTTCCTCCAGACTGGTAACCTCCAATAGCAGACCAGGAAGGTGTAACAGGTACAGGAGTTCCGGTGGTGTTGAGCGTAAAGGTTGTCCAGTATGTACTGGTGAGAGCAGAGGAGTTGAATCCAGGATTCAATGCGTAGTTGACTCTGTCTGCCTTTACATTTATCTCCGCAGTTCTAGGATTGGAATACGTTGTATTCGTCTCTGTGAAGTACAGGGATGCTCCGGTAATCGTGTGGTTGGAAGCGTATACAGTTTCCACCAGGGAACCAGAGGGAACAACAACTGCTGGAATCAGTCCTACGTATACTGCGGAGGAAGGGATACCGGAAGTAATGGAAACACTTCCCGGCTGCCATACTCCACCACCAGGATGGGTATTCATATTAGTAATAGTCGCAGCAGAATACGTACTGGCTACCAGATTGTAATTGGCATCGTAGAATACGAAAGAGGCCAACCACTGTGTACCAGCTCTCTGTGTGGACAGAAGAACTGAACCGAACAGGGCTTCGGCAACACTGGAAGCATTGCGTCGGATCGGTACTAGAGAAGACAGTGCTGGTCGTGTCCAGTAACCCAAGGCTCCTGTTCCCAGTGTTCCCGCTGATCCGCTGCTTACTATCTTCCCGGAGTACTGTCCTGTGTAAGCGACATCAGTACTTCTGATAACAGTGGCTACTCCATTGCCCGGATTGTAAGGGCAACTGCTGTTGTAGATGTAGGAATTCAGATTCAGTCTATTGGAAATACCAGTAGTCTGCTCTACCTGTGCATTGGTTACGAGAAGAGGATTATTGTTCGTACGGGCTGTCACAGCATTCTCTACGAGAGCATAGGCTGCTGGAGGCCAGTAGCTTCCGTCTCTGTACGTAGTAGGAACTGTGTAAGGATAGGCTCCTGTCTTCCATGTTCCCTGTACCAACGGATTGGCGTTGGTGAGTGCGAGTAGAGAATTTCCGAAACCTACACCCCATGAAGTAGACATTAGGGGATCTACAGCAGATGCCGCAGAGTAACTGAAGTCGGTAAGTCCGCCCTCGGGAGTTCCCAGTACAACACTGAAGCTTGCGCTAAGCCCTGCGGACGCGTGTGCGCGGCCAGAAAGTGAGTTGGGTGAGGATACCTCAACGACACCGTTTGCGGCTGCTGTAGCCCCCGTAGAACCGCTTAGAGCCAGTGTTGTGCCGGGTAGGTTGACTCGGGAGATAGAAGCTCTGTTACCAGCGTCCTCAAGTCCCGTGAAACCTGCGAAGAACATGACTGTAATAGCTGTGGCGTCCCATGTGTATGGAACACTCCCCAGCTCTGTCCATGTAGATCCGTCAGGACTCACATCGAAGTGGAAGTACAGGGCATCGTCATTGCGCAAGCGCCAGTAGGCATGTGCTGTCGGATCGTACGCAGGCATAGCAGAAGCGGTTGTCACGACTGCTGTGTTGTTTACTGCGTACGCATTGAAGACTTCGTTGGGACCTACAGAGATCTCTACGTAGTTCTGGATATCGAACTTGATGATAAGGGCTGTCTGTACAGTTCCCAATCCGTTCGGAGCCGGAGTCACCTTGGCAAAGAAGGAGTTGTAGGTAGCGTCATAAAGCGCTGCTCCTACATAGCTGGGAGTACTGGTAGCTTCCACATAAGGAATGAGGGTTACAGGATCTACTCCGAATACTCCCGCGTTTGTATTCCATTGAGGATTGACCAGCTCTAACGCTCCACCATATTCCCCGTCTCCGTATCCGAATGCACCATAACCGTCAGGCAGAAAGATATCGATAAGAGTACTGATCTTTGGGTTTGCCATTTACAATGCTCCACTTGCTGAGTACTTTTGAATTAATCCTATGCTTCCCATATTAGCTGGTCCAGCTCCGAATGTAGCGATGTTAGTAGTATCGGCATTTCCTGTACGAAGGTACTTGCTGACAACTATCTGACTTGGTCCCACGTTCAGCAGAATACGATCTCCGTCTACCAGTCGTGTCCAAGAAGCTCGAACAGTTTCAACTCCAGCAGTTACCTGCCATAGAGTTGTACGGGTTGCATAGAAGAAGTTAGTAGAGTTCTGCCAGCCGAAGATAACTCCGTGAGTCTTGTGTGCGGCGTCTACGTAGTCGGAAGCAAAGGTGACTCCTAGGAATCCACTTGGCTGTCCTGTAGCCAGAAGACTGTACACATACGTAGTAGTTCCAGCTATTGTCTGATTGGCCGAAGCCATTCCGTAACTGGTTCTCCACAGGTTGGCAGTCGCTGGTGTCGATGCCCAGGTTCCATTAGTGATAACAGAACTGGACACAGCATTGGCAAGACTGGGCTCACTACTTCCGGACAGGTCTGTGTAGTCGTTGATGAATCTTGCAGCCAGTCCCTGTGTTCCACTGATTGCTGAAGCTTCAACAATCTCGTTCCCGTTCACGTCATAGAAGATCATGGAACTTGTAATAGAGGAATTAGTAATAGATCCAGAGGCAAGTTCAGCCCAAGCAGCAGAAGTTACCACAGTCTCCTGTAGCACTGACAGGAACACCCAAGAGGAATTGGAATAGTAGTTACCGGAAGGAGACTGGTTGAGACTGGTCTGAGCAGCTTCGTAAAGGATGCCGAATAGCTGGACCTGATCTCCTGGTAAGTAAGTGGTAACGGGATTCCAGGTCTCAATTTGTGTGAACGGAATAGCATCCTTTATAAGTTGAACAGGTACAGTAGCTGCTGGATCGTAATAGAACGCCTTCCAGAACAGGTTGTTTGCTCCAGGAGTAATTGCTCCGTAAGGAGTCCCTGGACCGGACGGCTTTACCGCACGGTAGTAATATCCATCAGCTCCGAGTACATAGTTGTTGATGATGTAATTGGTAGCGTTGGAGTAGGCAGGTGTAGCAATTGTAAGCTCGCCAGAGTACAGAGAATACCCACCCGCTGTACTGAAGTGACTGGTCTGAACTGCTTCCAGAGCATTCCAGTTGTTTACTGTGCTGTCTGTAGGACTGGGAAGTCCTGTGAGAACTCCGGTGATACTTGTAACGCTCACGTTACTGATATGACCGATACTCCACGTTGTAAGAGCATTGGTCTTAGGATTGGCATTGACAGTAGTGTCAAGAATCTGTACCTGTACCTGCCACCATGTGTTGGAGCTGTTTGCTCCTGTTGGTGCCTGTGCTTGTCCTACAGCTTGTACCAGGCACTTGTAGTTGTAGCCGTTGTACTGGATAAGATTGTTAACGAAGTACGTACTGTTGACGCTCCACGTATCGTACTTAGGATGAACGAAAGCAGTCTGGTCCGAAGTGTTGAACATATTAGGACCGTAAGTGATAGCCGTGTCCCAGCCAGTCAGCTCAGCGATAAGGTTGTGGATACTTTGCCCGGTTCCCTTCAGACGGTAGTTGACTGTCGCGTTCTTTACTCGCTGACGTCTCTGCTGAGGAGTAGACAGGTAATCCGTATCAAGTCCTAGCTGCTGTCCTAGGATATCCAGCCAAGTAGCTGAGACAGTGTCAGGGTTATTGAGCTGAAGATAACTGTCGTAACTTCCCTTGATCGTGTCCAGACCGAACCCGAACAGGGATAGATAATTCTGTAATGCTATGTTGTCCACGCTTGTATTAGTGAAAGTATCAGAGGTGACTATCTTGTACGGCTGCGGAGTGCGGTTATATAACAGCGCAGAGTAGCCTTGATTCTTAAGGGCTAGAGTCGCAGTGTTACCCGCTGGATACCATGTAGGAACATAACTGCTAGGAGACCAGAAGGCTGAGCCAGCAGCAGGTGTGTGATTGATGTTACCGTTGCCGATACTCGTGTAGTAGAAACCCTGGTAGAGAACCTGAGCGTTAGTGTTGTACGTCGTACCTGAGTCCCAGGTCGGAGCCTCTACTGTAATGAACATGGAGTAGTAGTAGATCGTACCCTGAGTAAGTCCCGTGTCATCGTATGATCTTGAGGGTGCTCCGGGCACGATCTCTGCTATCAGCACACCATCGATAGCTGATGACGGATAACCGTAGATACTTCGTACAAGGTGAAGCAGCTTCCATGAAGTGATGTTAGGAGAAGCCCAGGTCAGTGTGATCTCTCCGTAACCAGTCTGACTGGAGACGAATGGGGCCACACTGTAATCGGCTGGTTGTGAGTATCCGTAGAAATCGATACCGTACAGATCAACGCCGTAGCCATTGCTCATTCGTTCTCCTCGTTACAAGTTATCCGTTGTCGGTGGGGCTCTGTGATAAGTGATAGAGCACAGAGCAGTAGCTGTAATTCCTGTAGTCAGACACTGCTGATCTACTGACATGGTTATAGCGTTACCCTTAGCCCATGGCAGAGTCATAGAAGCTGCCTGGTGATTGGCCTTCTGCCATCCCTGAGGGAAGTAACCACCTTGGTTTGTTATGTCAGTAGGTGTATTAGTTGGTGTGAGTGCGATCTTCAACTGCCCGCCTCTGTTGAAAACAGGCTGCTGGTTGTCGTGGGGAAGGTTGTCTGCATGCCATCTGATATAGATGTCAAAGGTATAGACACCATCTCTAGGGCAGATGAGTTGAGTTCCTCCCTGCCAGATTCCGTGTGTGTCCCAACTCTTGTTGGTCCACTGCACTTGAGTGTTGGTCTCATAGGGAATCGTTATATTGTGAGCTGAGACATTGCAGTAAGGATTGGATACTCCTTCTCTCACCGCAGTTATTCTATTGCTTACAGTACTCCACGTATCGACTGCTCCGTCAATCGTATCAGTATTAGGAAGTACTCCTAAGGTCTTCTGCGTTGCGCCGATCTCGTCGTACCCGACATTGACGTCAGCAGCTTCTACAAGCTCTGTATAGTCCTGTCGGTAAGCAAAGGTCTTTAACGCATTAGGGTAAACAGCTGTCATTTTATCTCCTTATGCTGATGCTGTTACGGTAATTATGATATTACCAGCGGTTGGCAGTTCGTAGGAGCGCATGAGAATATCAGCAGCACCGGACTGTGTGGCGTCACTTCGGACGAACAGAGGAATGTTCACGTACTGAACACCTGGAATATTGTACAGAGCTGAGAACACAGAACTAAGGGATACTCTTCCGGCCAGGGTTACATTGCTGGGCGCGAACAGATTCTGAATAGCCTGTGTGGCAAGGATCTGAATAGACGTAGGATTGTATCTGGAGCTGCATCCGATCAGTACAGGAGAACCTGTAGAACCCACATTGATAGGAACCAGCGTCGCTGCTGTCGTTGTCACTACTGTTCCCGCGAGAGACAGCGGCTGTAGGAAGGCTGTAACGCTGTCCAATGTCGCCTGGTTAGGAATAGTGTTTCCACTTCCTACCATGTAAACCGTGACATTGGTGTATGTATTGGCCACAGCATTAGCTTGTGAAACAACTGGAAGAGACATCGCAAGGCTGCCGTAGTCCGCAAGGGTTACGGCTCTTTGCTGTGTCGTGAATGCTCTCGGTGCATTGACTCTTATCTGATCGATAGTCTCAGCGTTTACTCCGCCTGTAGTAGCGGAAGATCCCACAATGGTTGCCCCGACTATTGGTGAGGCTATATCGATAATAGAGTTGGCAGACAGATTGCCTATGACTCCGCCACCTACACGGTAGTTCGTATAGATCTGTAGTCCTGCTGCGGGAATAGCTCCATTGATATTGTCTCCGAAGTTAATCGTAACAATACCATTCGCATCCACACTCTCTGCCCAAGACAGACTGGAAGAGTTAGCCTGTTGAAGAGAAGCAACCTGTACCCAAGGAAGAATAGGGTCTACCCCAGAAGTACTAGGGTAGTTCGGATTCTGTACATAGACAGTGATAGATCCACTGACTACTGGATTGTTGGCTAGCTGGAACTCCTGTAACTGTGAACCGTCAGAGGTTCCCAGGAGTTCTGTAGTTATGGCAAACGGAGCAGCCGTAGAATTGCCGATGGTGAATACAGCAGAGCCCTGTGTAATCCCCTGGACGATAGGAACAGTTACCATTCCACCAGTAGCTGGAACTGTAGAGGCTTGGGTAGTCTCAAAGATGATAGGACCATTGATGCTGCTGACATAGTCTGTGGTCACCTGAGTAGCCAGCGGAACTGGAATAGCTGCGCTGGCTGAGCTAGACTGGAGGGTCACTGTTCCTGTAGCAGCCAGTGCCTGTCCTGGTGTGTATCCGAGTAGTGCAGCAAGCTGGATTACAGAGGACAACTGAGTAGCTGTTCCTATGTAGGATTCCCCAACGATACGGTCACCGTAGTAGGACAAGACGTCAAGCTCTCTGGACAGGGACTCCAAGAGCATGATTTCAAGACTCCCCGGATTCTGGTTGGTCCATTCCGGGAAAGCTGTTGTAGCGTAGGTGAGCATTGACTGGAGAAAGGCCGTGTAGTCCTTACTCGTATAGTCAATACTCGGAACTCCACTGTTAACTGTTGCCATTGACTGTGATTCCCTTCACTGTTCCGCCGACTTCGATTGTCACTACGTTAGCCACTGCGCTTGTTGTTGACGCTGCTAGGAGTGGTGAGTAGGTTACGTTGATTGCTGCTAGTCCGTTGTTGGACTCATTGGTGTTCTGAGTAACAGACAGCAACTGGATTCCTGGTTCGTAGATACTTAACTGAGTAGCTACGAGAGTCTTCAACCGTGCGGCTACCAATGAGTTGTTAGGATCAAAGAGAAGCTGCGACAGAGGAAGACCCATCGTTGCGCGCATAGCTCTCTGTCCTATCTCAGTGGACACGATAGCGTTGACACGCTGTGCCACCTGGACATTCTGATCTGATTCCACAGATACCGCTCCGTTTTGCAGAACGGTAAATGGAATTGTCATTTGAATTCCCATAATTGTTATTCCGTATTCTATAGAAAATAGCTTACACCATTAAAGGATACCCAAGGTGGCTGAATGGTTGTTGTGTTTGTTCCTACAATCTGACAGACACCTGAGGAGTTAGTATCTAATTTCAGTGAACTGAGAAGGGAAGCACTCGTAGAACAAGGAGCTGTGCAGGAACGGATAGTAGAACTCGTCGGCCAAGCCAGAGAATTGATAGGGAGAGTAAACGGCTGTGCTGTATTAGCCAGGTTTCCCCCAGGATAGGTAAGGTTCAATCCTCCCTGCCACTGAACCTGTCTAGTCCCCAGAATATCTACCACTCGATACATGACTGTTCCATTGGTATTCCCGTTCTCTGTATAACCAGAGGCAAGAACAGGAGTAGTCCAGTCCAGTATGACAGCTAGTTCTGGAATAGCTGGAAAGGCTGCCACACTGTTTGGAAAGTACATCGGCTTGGTAAGATCCCCACCATTGAATACTACATAGACGATAGTATTCACTGCTGGTACCGGCTGCTGGGAATTGACAGAGGTAGCCCAGTTCAGTTCTGCCGCCGCTGAAATCTGGGGAACCTGTGCTCTGATTCTCTTGGAGTGAGTAGGATCACTGTTATTCGTGACTAATGCGGCATAGACACCTGTGTAGTTAGGTTGCATAAGTCGTTGCTCCTAGATTGGAGGACTTCCATACTCCGCCGACAAGCTTCGATGGAACAGACTGGACCACTGGTGCTGTCTCTGCTAGAGCACTTGTAACCGCAGTATAGATCTGGTCTCGTCCCAAGCAGGCATCCATAGTGTATGTAGAAGCTACAGCACTTCCCATAGGAGCTGGCTTTGTCAACTCATGGGTAACTCCTTGGGTCAGCCAGATTCCCAGCTCATCATTAGGCAGAGCCGCACCGGTCAACTCCAATAGAGTATTGGGCTTTATTCTTGCGTCACCGTACAGAGTACTGTCTGCTGTATTCCAGTAGAGGTTTCTATTGGCGTCAGCAGTAACCTTCTGTGCTGCCTCGTAGTAAGAGGATGCTGGGGCTATGTTGTAGTACTTGGTGATAGTCGGAGCCACTGGAGTAGCGGAAGTAGCTGAAGTATTTACGTCAGCCAGGGAAGTAGCCTGGACCAATGTATTGGTATTAGGATTCAGACCAACCACATTTCTATTGGCTACTACTCCGCCGTCCGGTGTGATGGTTCCTACTATTGGAGTGAAGCTTCTTATCGTATCCCAGATCCCCGGATTGTTCATGGACCAGAACTGAGGGATATTTCTGATGTTGCTTCTATCCAGAATAAGCTGAGGGTTTACAAAGTACAGATCAGTATTGTCTATATAGAATCTGTAACCTATTTCATCTGCAAGCTGTGCCAAGAACTTGAAGTCACTGGTGTTCTGTAGACGGTAGTTGATAGCCGCAGGATAGCTGTGTATAACTCCACGGAAGCCGTTGTTCGTAGCAATCGTTGCAGCAATAGTAGAAGGACTAGTGTACTTCCACGCCACATTCTTGGTTGACTGCATGACCTGCGACGTACCTGTGATGGTGTACTGGACAGTTGTAGTAGTCAGGTTGTTGTATCCAGGATCACTTCCTGTACGTATCAGCTTATAGGAAGCCACGTATCCGAGGAAAGGATAAACGAAATAAGGATTCATTCCGTAATTGATCTGGATAGGAGTCTGCTCCTTCAAGTACTGCCAACTGTTCTGCTTTACGTTGGCAATATTCTGTCCCACGTACACCACATCCAACAGAGCCACTGCATGAGCGTTGGTCTGTTGGATGATCTTTACACACGGTGTGTACTGGGGAAGAGGTTCTGTTCCATTCGTCAGTACTTCAAAGTAGGGAATGGAAGGTACTGGATTAAGCACTTGGCACCCTCACTACTGTTCCCGGCTTTACGGAATCCCAGAACAAGATCTCTGGATTGGCATCCCCGATTCTCCACCACTGTGTCTCGTCGCCGTAGGCAGAGAAAGCCAAGTAATCTATCTGGTCCTCATGTGCCCAAGTGTAGTAGGAGACATTGTATGTAGCCGGTTCCTCTGGGGGCGTGATGATAATGGTAGATCGGGTAATACCACCACGCCCCTGGATTGCTTGCACAGTATTGGAGGCATAGCGACTGAAGGCACTGATGGTCATACTAACCTCCGATAAAGTAGTTGCTTGCTGTTGTTGGTAGAGCAGTAAAGGCTACGTCTACTTCAGCACGGACAGGAGTCATTGTCTGTGTGAAGTGAGACCAGGTGATGTCTATTTCCTGAACGAATCCATAGTAGGAAAGTGCTCCTGTGTTTTGTGCGCCGAAGTACAAATTACACGGAGCCATAAGCATTGGTCCCTGAGTAACAACATTCTGCTTTCCAGTCTGCCCCGGCTTAGGAACTACGACTGTAGGAACATTGGCCTTTAACTGGTTGATACCGAGAAGATTGTAGAACGCTTCGATATCAACACGACAACCGTACGTACCGGCTTGAGTTCCTATATAGGCGCTGTCCCAGACCTCGAAGGTTCTGTCGAATAGCAAAGTGAAGCTGATAGAAGTACTCAAACCGGTAATGTACTGACCAGGGTCTCCGATGTTGCGATAGGAAGACGGTAGTACTCCATTGTTCAGGTCGATCCCGCGTGACTCCGAGATGGTCGCCGGATTGTAGAGGAAGTTGACTATGTAGGTATTGGAAGAGTTTGCTTGGGATACTCCCGGACCTGTTACCAGCATTCCTCTCTGCAAGTTCCCGCCCGGATTGAATCCAGCCTTGTCACTGATAGGAGGACGGACTGCTGTATTGTTTCCACCGATATTCAGAATGTTCTTATGGAACGGAGGATTCTGATAGGTGATGGAACCAGGCTTGCCACTAAGGGTCGGATAGAACACACCGCCAGAAATAGGTTCTGTAGAGACTGCCATTATTGTCCTATCTGTAGACCATTAAGTCGAAGCTGTTCCTTCATAGTATCAACAATTACCTTACCTATCTGCTGGGTCTCACCAGTAGATCCTGAATATGTAGAAGGAAGATTTACGTTGATATCACCGAAGGAGATGCCACCCTTACTGGAAGAGTTCTTTGTGACATTGGGATTGAATGAATTGTTTAGAAGAGTCTGTCGGATAGTCTCAGCCTGCTGAGCAGGAATGATCATCTCGCCCTGGTGAACAGTTGCCTTCTGATCCTTGTCAATAGACCAGGCACCGTCGGCATACCAGTTGTTCTTCTGGTGGAATGACCATGCCTTGTCCGGAGATCCATAGCGGTCCTTGATGTAACCCATCATCCAGGCTAACTGAGTATCCCCGTTAGTCTTCCAATCCATTCCCGCAGAATTGTACTTGGAAGCAGGAAGGGCTTGAGCTAGTCCATAGGCACCTGAGGTTGGATTAGTAGCATGTGGATTCCAACCAGCTTCAGACATCTCCAGAGCATTGAACGAAGACCACTGTCCTGCCCAGCCGTACTTTGCAAGCAAAGCCTTGGCGTAGGACTGGAGAGCTGACTTGCTGTTGTTTCCATTGGCCTTAGGTGTAGCGCCTAGGGAAGAGGAGCTGGAAGTCCCTGCGGCAGAAGCAGACTGGCCAGTCATAGGAAGACCTCCTAGACTTCCTGCTAGAGCAGAGGCAACGACATCAGCTTCACTTGTCCCGAAGTTCCCGATGTCTCCACCGGACAGATTCTGCTGGTTGTTCAAGGTGTTCTGGTTAGGAGCACTGTTGTTTCCCAGAGAACCCATGTTTCCGACAGAGCCGACAATACGGGAAGCACTGTCGAACTCAGAAGGACTGAATGCACGGATACGTACCTTCTCTCCTGTGTGAGGAGCTTCGATAACCTTTCCGCCACCGACAGACATAACAACGTGGTGAGCAGGATTACCGACGAACAGAAGGTCACCAGGTTGTGTGGCATTAGTAGCCACCTGCTTCCCTGTCTTCTGCTGAGCGGAAGCAACACGTGGAATCTTTACTCCGGCCTTTCCGTACGCCCACTGAGTAAGGCCGGAACAGTCCATAGCCTTACCAGGAGTTTCGCCACCCCACACATAAGGAACACCTAACTGAGTCTCCGCAAACTTGATAACAGAAGCGTCAGTAGCCCCACCAGAACTCTGGTTGTTTCCTGCCGTATTTCCTGCACCGTTGTTACCAGAACTTGCCTGTCCATATCCAGCAGGAATATTCAAAGAGGCACGTTCAGCAGCAGTCTGTGACTTAGTAGCGTTCAGGTGCTGCATTCTCCAGGACAAGAACTTAGTTATCGCTGAGTTAGCAGGCTTGCTTGCCCAGTTCTTCGCACTCTGCTTAGCTTGGTTACCAGCGCCGATAGCTGCAATACCTGCTCCAAGAACTGGAAGTGCAGCAACAGAGGATGCAGTTCCTAGAGAAGTAATACCATATACGCCACCAGCTCCGGCTGTAGTAGCTGTTAGCCCTCCGCCGAGTGCTCCAGTAGAAGAAGCTGCCGCAGCTCCTCCACCAAATCCACCAAAGCCTCCCAGTAGCCCTGTACCGCCTCCGAATAGGCGCGCAGCTCCCAGGATACCTGTAGCCATTCCGAAGCCGTTAGAGAGGCCACCGAGCGCATTAGAGACAGGGCTAGCAACACCAGCAGCCCCACCGATAATTCTGTTAAGACCACTACTCTTCATCAAGTTGTCGATAGCAGTAGTAAGAGAGTTCACAGCATTGGTTGTCTTGGTGAAAGCAGTAGCCATACTCTCATTGATGTCTGCCTGGTTTCCCATGGTTACAGAGTTCAGGTTACGCTGGGCTTCAAATGCAGAGGTTCCTACACCTACCTTCTTCAACTGAGCCTGAGCATTCTTGTTACCAGAACCTGCTTGGTTAAGAAGATTGTAATAAGAAGTAGAACTCATACCGTTGTTCTGTGCGGATACCTGTCCCTTGATGAGTCCCTGGTATTCCTGTTGAGTAGATTGGCTCCAGCCTAACTGATTACCCAAGTACTGGAGGTTGACAGCAAGGGAGCCACCTTGAGCTGTAGCAGCAGAGTATCCGGCAGCAGTGATCTTCTGCGCGCCGAATGTTCGTGTATAGATCTGTGAGGCAATAGAGCCCATGGAATTCTTGATTCCACCACGTGATGTAGGAGTGATGGTGTTGATACCCAGTGCCGCACCCATCAAAGCTGAACGAGAGGTATAGCTCTGCTGCAAGGCAGTAGCGGCAGCCTGTGAACCCATTGTCGGATTAGCATAACCTAGAGCATTGGACTGACGCTGACCAGCAACGAACAGAGGATTAGACTGACCGTTGAGAATAGCGTTTCCATAAGTGAACTGATTAATATACCCACCAGCAGCAGCATCGTTGACACTCAGTGCTCCGTAGTTGTTACGGAATACAGAGTTGATCGCTACATTGTTTCCGGCTGTTCCGCCACCACCAAGAGCTGCCTGAGTACCAAAGAAGTTCTCCTGCAACATGTTGGACATGTTCTTGTTGCCGTAGCTCGTAGCAGCAGAAGCCACAGAAGCACTAGCCGCTAGAGTAAATCCTAGCTTTCCACCGACCTGGCTTCCCAGACGGCTTCCGTAAGAAGCTCCTCCACCGTTTCCTCTACCATTGGAACCGAAGGTTGCAGAACTACTGAAGCCTCCTCCACCACCGTTACCTGAGTACCCTGTTCTATTTGACTGGGCATTCCAAGCGGACCCAGCGGAGTTTCCGTTGGATCTACTTGTGCTTCCGGACAAACTGCTGACAGCGGAAGTCAGTTTGTTAACTTGTGTGGACAAAGAATCAACCGCCGACTGTAGACCATTGGTCCCAATCAAGCGGCTGGCTCCGATATTGTTTTCCTCAGCCATTTAGATTCCTTTGTAGAAGTTGTACTTTCATTATATTACCTAAACGGAATACCACTGAAAGCAGTTCCTTGCCCTACGGATCTCGTAATGGTCTGAGTTGCGTTATTCAATTGGTGCATTCTTTCGTATTCCTGTTCGAGCTTGTACAGGTACCTCTTGACCCAGTGCTTGCGTTCCCTGTAGCTGAGCTTACGGGACTCTGACACGGACCAGTTGAATGCGTCTACTAACTGCTCATAGTCGTTGTAAAGACTCTTGTAATTAAAGTTCGCGAAACAGAATACCCACGTTCAGCGGGACAAGAACCTCTCCTTCGCAAGAGTGGCAAGGTGCCACAACCTGGTCGTAACGTGGTCCGGGTTGATTGTTGAAGATGAACTTCTCCACAGTATTTCTATCCTGGATACCCATCTTCTTTACGTGAGCCAGACCATTGCAAGGGATCTCTGTTCCGTCTGCTTCAACGAAGGAAAGAATACATGCGGCCAGAGTAATGTGGTTCATCTCCGGCACAGTCATGACAGTCTTGTAGATCTCTGTCTGCACAGCACCGTTAGGGAACTGGACTCTAGCCTGACGCCCCTTCTTTAGGGGAACAAGGAAGTCTCTGATCTCAGGATTGTCCAAGCTCTTGACAGGAATAGAACTGAGATTCATCTCCATGTCATTGTGCTCGCCACAATGAGGACACTCGACATTGAATACTTCGAAGGTATCTCCGAAGGTTGCCTTTCTAATACCGAGCATCAGTACGTCAAGGTCACCTTGTAGAAGGGAGTCCAGAACACTAGGAGTTGCTGGGGTATCTCCGATAGAGACTATCCCGCACTGGAGAATAGTATTGATGTACTTGGCAGGGTTGTTCGTTATACGAGCCTTTTCAATCTTCTCTTCGTGCTCTCCGTTCAGCTCCTGGACCTCAGCCTCTAGGACTACCTTGCTGTCTACAATAATTCCAGCACAGAGCTTTACATAAGTGTCGGGCAGTTCTTCAATGACAGGGGTCGGATTCAGGGACTGGAGTACCTTCTTGGTGAGGGCATTCATGTCTGTGTCCTGAGCTGTGTGTACCGACCCCTGATCATCGTCGAAAGACATAGAGTACTGGGGCAGTTCGTAATCCATTAAAACTCCAGTTGTTGATTCGTATTGGGTACTAGTAGTCTATCTTACTGACCAGAAGAATTGAAGGCTACTCCAGTAAGCCCGATCTTTGCGGCTAGCTTGTAGTCGAATCCTTCATGAGCTAGAGAGAGCTGCTGCATAAGAACTGCGTTTGCTCCGGCATCTAGATCGGAGAAGGCAATACTGGTAGGCCAAGCATTGTAGATTCTATAGACAGCCTTGACAGGAACTACTGGTGTAGTAACAGGGAAGTCAAGAACCATTACGTCTACAGTTGCACGGAAGTCCTGACCAGGTGCGCCAGTTCCTGTTCCCTGCATTACTGTGAACAGTTCCTTCATCCATGCCCACATAGGTCCTGCACCAACTGCTACACCCTGACTTAACGTGATAGGTGCGAAGTCGCTCTGCCCAGGCATCTTCTGCGTAGTAGTATTCATACCACCTTCACGGTATGGGATAACTTCAGTAGTGATATTCAACCCACTGACAGTCATGAATCCCATAGACGCGAAGCCACCAAGAGTGGGGTGCATGATATTCACATTGAAACGGAAGTTACGTAAAGGGTCTGTCGCAAGGTGAGCGATAGAGGGCTTTACAGTAACGGATGAGGCAGAAGCGGTTGTACTGTTTGCCATGGAGGACTCCTTATCCTGTTGTGGTTGCTGAAGCAGCCATCTGGTTGATGTCAATTACGACGAATTCCGCAGGACTGTTCAAGGCCACACCAACCTGCACATGAACTTCCCCAGCCGCAATGGATGTAGGAGTGTTGTTACCGGAGTCACACTCTACGAAGAATGCCTGATCCGCAGTACTTCCCTGGAGAACGTTTGTCTGCCATAGGCTCTGTAGGTACTGAGAGACCACTGCATCTAGTCGTGACCATAGAGTTGAGTTGTTGTTCTCGAATACAGCGAACTGTGTAAGCTGTGTCAAGTTCAGAGTCAAGCTCATCAAGGTACGCTCGATAGAGACGTAACGGCTAGGAAGGTTAGGCATAAGAGTTCTTGCTCCCATGACACAGATACCGTAGCTGGATACGTTGCGGATGATGTTGACTCCGTTAGTATTCAGGACGTCTAGGTTGCTGTTCTGGAAAGCTATCTCGGTTGAAGCAATTCTCTGTAGAGGAATGGATACTCCAGCAGGAGACTTCTGTACACCAACCTGTGCATCTGTCTGTGAGTACAGACCTAGGACAGCTCCACCAGGTGGAAGGGAACGAGTAGCTCCCGGAACTGTAGAGATAGGGTCAGGAACTTCTAGCCATGGTCCGTACAGGGCTACGGAAGCTGCTGGAGTAATCTGGTTACTTCCGACAACCATTGCCAGGTATTCGTTTACAGTTGCGGCTTCATTAGGAGTAACTCCGTCTGATCCGATAATTGCCTGAGGTACATCTACTACTGCGAATAGATTAGGCTGTGTTTCAATCCAAGAAAGAATTGGGTTGAGGGTAGCTGTAGAGCTTACGCCTGGCAGGTTTATATCCATGTTGGTCTGGATAGTAGACAGGGTCTGAGTAGCTGCTAGAAGACTTGGAGTAGCTGAACCGTCAGAACCAGCGGCTAGTGCAACAGCGCTCTGTGTCTGTGGAGTAATAGCAGCATTCCAAGTTGTGTAAGTTCCCAGGTCGATTGCGCGAATGTAACTGGAACCAAGCAGTGTGGAGTTGATCATAGCCACAGCGTAACGCTGGTCAGTTCTGTTCATGCTGACATCAAGGAACTGCTCTACGATGCTTGCGTTGTTTGTTCCGCCGTATCGTACAACGACATTGAATCTACCGGCTCCGGTTGTGCTGTCAGTGATATCAATGTAGATCTGGTTCCCCCATACACCTACAGCAATGCAGGAAAGCTTAAGGATAGGTACAGGAGTTCCTGTTGTATTGAACATAGGAATTGGTGTAAGCGGTGTGAAGGTACCATCATCAGTAAAGGTGACAGTAGCCTGACCTGATACAGAACTCAGTAGAAGAGGAACAGCTAGAACTCCGCCAGTTGTCAGGTTACGACGGTAGATAGAATAGCCAGTAGCAGCGGTTACAGCAGTCCAAGTAAGGACTACCTTGTTGGTAGAAGTCAATACCTGGTTAGCTACTGCGGTTACCGGAGTTCCTCCGTTGGTTTCCCCGGAAGCGTTCTTTGCTGTGACTGTGTACTCATAGGTATATGAAGGAGTTACAGTTCCCGCAGGAGCTGCACCTACTCCAGTTGGAGGAAGAATTCCACCAACACCTACTTCACGGTCATTCAAAGTCTCAGTAGCAGTAACTGCATCAGAAGCCGCAGCTCTTACTACATAGCACTGGTTTCCATTGTTGGCGAAGTACTGCCACACAGCGAATGGAAGGTAGTTGGCGATATTTCCGAATCCTCCGTAGAGGTTCATGAAGTTGTTCCAACTTGTTACAAGAGTTGGCTGTGTAGGACCCTGAGTATGCACCCCTACAAATGCAGCCGTAGACTGTCCTGGACTGGTTGTCCCAGTAGACAGCGGAGTCAATGATGTGTTTACATACACACCAGGACGCTGGTAGGTCATATAAATCTCCTAGCTGAATAATTAAGTAGTGGCTTACGTGTGGTCTACAATAAACCATGCGACGGTAGAAGTATCTGTACCGCTAGTACTTGTGATAACAAAACTTGTACCAGCAGTAATAGTAGATACACGAAGTGCACCAGCAGTTCCACCAGTATTCTGTGCCGTCAAGAATATACGGCTATTAGCATTTACAGCGCTTGTTGCTACTGTAATTGTACCGGCTGTCATAGCACCAGTAATTCCCATCTTAGCATTAGAACCTTCTGCAACCTTCAGTCCTCTACCTGCGGTAACAATAGCTAAGTCAGTTGTAGTAAGACCAAACTGGTTGGCGGCTGTTCTACCGAAGGTTACGTCTCTTGCCAGTGCTCCGGTTCCAATGGTTGTGGTTCCGTCTGCTGTAGTTCTGTGGCGATCGAATGTGTCACCAGAGACCTGGATACCGATAGCTGTCGTACCAGCAGAAACAGCATTGACTTCGAACTGGCTGTCAGTCTGTAGGATACCTGTTCCACCACGGTAAAGGTTCGTATCAGTAGTAGATACTCCAAGACCCCAGTTGTGCCCACCATCAGCATTCATTTGGAATCTAGCAGTGGCATCTCCAGTAACTCTGGAAGTCACTACTCCTGTATTAGCTGTTGCGCCAGTGAAAGAGTTGGACAGTGAGTTGGTTGCTCCGCTGAATGTCTTCACTCCAGCTATTGTCTGGTTGGTTGTCAGGTCAACGAAGTTCTGAGTCGTTGAAGCTGTTCCACCTTGGGCAATAGGAAGCGGAGCTGAAAGGTGGGTAACCAGAACAGTAGGGTTTGGGTACGTAGAACCTAGGTCTCCACCAGCGGAACCGTTAGGTGGAGAAGCTGGTGCCGCTTGCCAAGTAGCAGCAGTTCCAGAAGTGGCCACAAGTACTTGGTTAGCAGAAGGTGCAGCAGGAACGGATGTTCCATTGATCTTCGCTACGGTTGGTCCTGGGAAAGTTCCGGACAGGTCACCAGAAGGAGACTGCCATGTTGAAGCCGTTCCGCTGGTAGCAACTAAAGCCTGCCCCATTGTAGGAGTTGCGGGTACTGAAGTTCCGTTAACTTTAGCCACAGTAGGATTTGGATATGTACCAGAAAGATTTCCACCTGCGGCGCCAGTAGGAGAAGCTCCAGCAGTATTCCATGCCGCAGCAGTTCCAGAGGTAGCTACAATGGTCTGCCCGGATGTAGGTGTTCCAGTTACTGCTACACCATTGACCTGCATAACAGCAGGGTTAGGATAAGTTCCCCCTAGATCCCCGCCTGCTGGACCAGTTGGAGCACCACCTACAGTGATGGAACTGATCTGGGCTTGTAGATTTGCCAGTGCCGTATTAAGGGCTATGTCCCAGTTCAGGGATCCCTTTACAGGTAGAACGATTGCCATAGTTTCCTCAATGTCTTTTACTGGCGCGGGTTATTCGGGAAGAATCTCAAGGTCGTTGACAACTGTCTGTACCTTGTAATAGGTATCGATTTCAACAGGTAGTAGTTCAGTAGACACACGTACAGTGTAGACAGAATGGAATACTCTCTTGTCGTCAGCGTCATGGGTATTCTGACGTTCAGGACCAGCAGTAAGATCCAGTCTTCTTACTGTTCCGTCCTCTGGTATAGCGAGGTAACCATGTCGTACGCTCAAGTAGTCCTGCCCGGAAAGTACTGCCTGTAGGAATGTAGCGTGCTTATTATTTCGGGTAAGAACTTCTATCTGATAATCAATATTATACGGGATAGGAGTAAACGCCCAATAGGGACTAGTAGTAACATCCTCGTTGGTATCAGACGCCCAAGTCTGAAAGTTCTCAGGAGTATAAGGAAGCTGAAACCATCCGGAAGCCGCACGTTCGGCATCATAGGAAAGACCCGTATTGCAGATGACAATGGAAGGATAGGTGAGATTGGTAAGCTCAACATCAGAGTCCAACCAGATCACCTGTACGGGTCTTCCTGTATTGGGTGCATTGACATCCTGTACAACCAGGCCAGAGAACTTGTTCTTCATGGCGCGGTCTTCGTTGAAGATAAACATTGTTCTCCTTATCCTGTTGGGAAGTCTTGAGGTGCTGCTGGTCCTCTTAGTGTAGGAATAACCTGTCTCAGTTCCTTGCTCATGGAATGCGGTGAAGTCTTACCTGTGTAGTCCAGTGGGTAGACTCCTCTTCCAGTGTCGTACGGATCGTAGACAGTATCGTTAAGGCTCCATCTCTGGCTGAACTGCTTGTCGTTCGGTGCCGCGTACTGTGCGAACTGGAGATCGTTAACCATCTCATCAGGCTTCACTTGAGTAGCATCGATGGAGACAATAATGTCTCGCTGCTGAATCTGTCCCATGACCTCCATACGGGTAACACGGAAGACCTTAGTATCGTAGACAAAGCGATCCTTCAAGTAATTCTGAGTATTCAGGTCTACTCTGTCCAGACCCATACGCTTTATCTGGTCGAAGGACATTGTGATATGAGCTGTGTCGTTGTAGTAGAACCCGTCTACTCCATCGTCGTTGGCTCCCTCAGTGTGGAGTACGTGGAGAGCTGGGATCAGCATCGGTCCGTCATAGACACGGCCATTAGGAGAATCAGCTTCTCCGTACACCGGATCATTAGAGGACTGGTCATAGGCGAAACGGAAGTAGTAGAACTGATCTCCAGTCCATCTCTGCCAATCACGAAGACCCCCGTAGATAGAGGCTGTTTCAAAATCGACAGAGAATCGGCCACCCTTCCAGCCAGCGCGGTCAATCATGTGAAACACCATCTTTCTACAGGGGTCCTCATTTTTACAAGCCCCACATTCCACCAAAAATTGGGGAATCCAGATTGGACTCGTCTTCGTCTCTTGCATTGATCGGAGGAAGCTGACGACGTGGAAGCGTGTAGTCGTCGTACTCTCTGTCCTCGAAGATCGGTACCAGACGTCCAGTAGTAAGAGAGACTCTTCTGATCTTGGACATCTCTATTGCATTCAGTCCGACATTCAGCATTGCACATAGCTGCTGGTATCTGTCGTACATTCCATCTATCTGTTCGCGCAACTGCTGATATCTCTGGCTTCGTGGAACTGTAGTTCCGTCAGCGGAAGAGATATCGATATCAGTAGAAGCGTCAGTAGCCAGAGCCCACAGAGCATCTATAGTTGCACGGAGAGCTACTAGGGTTCCTTCTATGTCCGGAAGGTTGGACAGGTCCATCGGTACAGTGATGTACTTGATGAAGCCATTGGAGTCCTTGAATCGGGTCTTGACAGTTCTACCGTTGACGTGTTGTAGAACCGCGTCATTGATGAAGTCTGTAAGCTCCTCATCAGAGAACATTCCACTCGCCTGCCCAGATACGATCAACGTATCTCCTTGAGGCAGAGGAGCAGGCGCGCCTATAAGATAGACACGACCTTCCTGGTAATTCAAGCTGTAGTCGGTCTCTGCAACCAGAGGAACAGCTACCTGATTTCTGATCCACATAACTGAGACATTCCAGATATTGAAATCAGTCAGGTCATAGGAAGACAGCATTCCCGTTCCCAGGAAGGTGTCTGAGAAAGGTGCTCCGGTATCTCCCAGTTCAATACGGACTCTTCTTATGATGTCCTGTGTAGTGAAGGGCATGAGAACCTACTGTTGTGTGAGGATTAGATTTGCTGCCTGGATAATTATTGCTTGATTCTGTGCGGCGAGTACTGGGATATCCCATTGCCATACACTGATTACTTCTCCGGTTGTACCGCTAGCCGCAGTAACAAGTGCTCCGAAGGTTGTAGTGGTTCCCGAACCAGAAGCTCCTGTGAAGGGACCAAAGGTCAATAGGTTGTTATTGACAATCTGGCTAAGCCCGTTAGCAGGAGATGTAGATGACGCCCACGTTACTACCTGTCGTGCGTACCCTACTGCACTCAGCTCAGTCAACTCAGAAAGCTGAGGGTCAGTAGGGTTGGCAGCAGTTGTGCTTGGATCTGCAACAAGCAGAGCTATATATCCTGTTGTAGGAGGAGTCCAGCCACCGAGAGATGTACCAGTAATCCAGTTGAGAATAGCTCTATCCGTAGTATCGGTTAGATTACCTGACATGTGTTAATCCTTAACGGTAGTTGTTGTTCTCCCAAAGGAGACCCTTACTGGACAAATGGCGAGCCAGTTCAAGAGGAACGACGTACTTTCTACCCTCTTCGAAGGTATAGTGATTTCCAGAACCAAAGGTAACCTGCTCAAGATTAGTGATAGGGGTGATAGTACGAGTTGGGGATTCTACTTGAATCTCTTCCTCAAACTTCAGCTCATCCTGCGGCACGGCAGAAATAGGTCCATTGGAATAATCAATAGGGATATCGTTCTCTTCTGCTTCAAGCTCATTCATCATAGCGATCTCCAGGGCGCGCTTCTTAAGCTCCTCCTGGTTTTCCTTCTGAAGACGCTGAGTCTCAATACCTGTCAAATCTCCAACGCGCTTACGTGGCGGCATACTGTTCTCCTAGTTTGTGTCTCGTTTATTACTTATATTGTACAACAAGGAAAAGCCCTGCCCGTAATAGGCAAGGCTTCTCATTTTTAAAGCTTAGTTAGTAGAGGCGATAACAACAGAGATATCTGTGATTAGTCCTAGGCCCCAGATCGCGTACCAAGCAAGTGCGTGCTCACGGCCGAAGTCCAGAATACCACCATCACGAAGTTCAACAGGAAGTGAGATAGCGTGACCGAATGCATTGTCTCCGATAAAGATAGAGTCGTATCGGTTGGCTGTTCCGTTACCAGTTGTGATTCCATTAGTGGTTGTGTCTGTAGTCCAACCAGTTCCAGCTCCACCGACAACGTTTCTTACCTGAGTTGTCTCGATAAATACCACGTCATTCAAGCGCCCGATTTCTCCAAGCATGAAATTACCTGGAGCGGCATACTTAGTCATTTCGATGAACTGTGGATCGTTTCTCAACCAACGGGACTGGTGAGGGTGTACGAAACATACGTAAGTCTCGCCCAAACGAGGTACATTCTTCGTAGCCAAAGTCTCGACTGCATCGTACACAGTCTGGGAGCTTAGGTTGAAGTCACCAGTCATAGAAGCATTGGATGTTCCAGGAGTACCGATGTTGTAGAAGACCTGGTTGTTGATAGCGCCAGTGTCCTTCTCGTAACCGAATAGCTGAGAGGAAGCCTGTAGAAGAGTGTTACGTGCACTGACATCTAGGTATGTTGCCATGTTACGGCCTAGTAGACGAGAAGCAGATGCCATAACATCGTCGAAGGAAGCGTTAAGAAGTAGCTCAGAAACGGCTACAGCGTATCCCTGCTCAGCAACTGTGATAGAGAACTGAGAAGCTGTTAGAGGGTTAGTCTGGATACGAATACCTTCAACAAGCTGAGTAGCCTGTCCAAGGTTGTTGTAACGCATGAAGTTAATTGTCAATCCAGGTGTAACACCGAGCTCTGTCTTTTTTACAGCGAACTGCTCGAAGCGCAGGATTGGCATCGCCTGAAACAAGATCTCCTTTGACCATACGGTCTGGATTGCAGGAGAAAGCGCAGAGCTTCCACCTGGATAAGATGTTGGAGCACCAGAGATATTCGGTGTGCCCGTAATTGCGGAACCAGCCATAGTTAGTCCTTATCGATTATGTGGGTTCGGGCACTAGCCGTACCCAGGTTATTAGTTAAAACTTAGCCGAAGATTCCACGGCTTCTTGCCGCATCATTACCAGCAAGCCCAGATTCCTGTCGGAATACTGCATACTCAGCCATACTCATGTTATTGATATCTGCCTGAGTGTAAGTCTTCTGTCCCATTGCGCCCTCCAGAGGACCCATAGAGGTGTAACCGGTTGGGGATACTCCACGCATCTGTGCCTGCTGCTGTGCTCTGGCCGTTGCCACTTCGTCATAGATGGATTGAGTCTGGACCTTAGCTTGTGCTATAGCGTTGTCGATTTGTTCCTTGGTCTCACCCATAATGAAGTTGTGGAACTGTGGAGCGATTTCATCCTTCTCGTCCTGTAGACGGGAGGCTCTGTAATCTACAAGCTCGTTGTATGCTCGCTCCTTGGCAAGGATTGCTCTATCTGCTTCTCTTTCAGACTGAAGCTTGGTAAAGCGTTCTTCCCAATTATCGTTGGTCTCCTTCAGCTTCTGCTCTAGGAGCTGCTTTGCAGACATCTCCTCTTCCTTCTTGGCCTGAACAGTTGCTTCCTTCTCCTGCTGCTTGCGTGCTGCTTCTGCAAGTTCCTGTGCGCGCTGGTCTTCGATAGCCTTGATACTTGCTGTAAGTCTGTCGATTTCCGGATAGAGTTTGTCCTTCTCTTCCTTACGGATTCTCTCTAGGTCCGCTGCGGTGAAAGTTCTCTCACCATTGGCTCCATGAGCGAAAGCTACTGGGGAAGGATTGGGGCTCTGTGCGCCATTGTCTGTTGGGGTTGGAGACTCAATTGATGTCGCCAAACCTGGCTGTACTGGAACTGTCATTTCTATTATCTCCTAGAGTTGGGCTGATTATTTTCCGAATATGTCCCGAGTATGTAAGCTGTTCTTATCTACTAATTGTCATCTGTTGGTAGCTGTCGAGAACCTAGCTTGGTTCCGTAAGCATTGACGACTGCCTCACGCAAGGCATTCATTGATCCCGCACCATCGAGATCTTGGAGGTTCAGATCCTTTGAACCCATTGGTCCTGGTCCCTTTGCGGGAGATGCCTTAGGGTTGCCCTCAGCATCACTAGGAGGAACTATGGACGGATCAGGAATGACACTGCCATCAGGCTGTGGAATCATTCCGGTGAGTTCTGTGATTACAGAATCGATCTGTGTTCTCAGCATACGTAGAGCACCATCACGAACAGCATCATCGTGCAGTTCATCGTAGATCTCTTGTAGCTTGTCATCTGGGAACTGCTCTCCCAGATCCTTGAGTGCGCCGCGACGGCTTTCCAGATCCATATTCATCATTCCCATGATCTCGTTGAGCTTGATCAAACGGTCAACAGGAAGTGGTGAAGGCCAGTCGATGTCACTGAAGTAAAGAAGAGGGTCAGAGGGATCAACCATGAACGGCTGACCTTCCTTGATAATTCCCTCAGTATCAGGATTGTAAAGGGTTGCTTCAGGCTCAAAGATAAATAGAGTCTTAAGTGCTAGCTCATTTATCTTTTGTAGTCCCTTACCATATTGTATCTTCTTTAGCTCAAACTTTTGCATTAGAGGTAAGAATTGAATAGAAAGAGCTACACCAGAAGTATTACTGATTGGCTGTGATTGTCCAAGAGCTGACTCTGGAACACCAGTCATTTCATGCATAGCAACCTTGAGCATGTTGAGTGCGTCGAGCGGACCTTCTAGTTCCACACCATTTTCCAGGTTGTGGATATCTACGTCCTTGTTACCGATGGACCACACGCGGTTGGTTCCCTTCTCAAGCTGAGAAGGCTTTGCTCCGATAACAACGGTGATAGGAGCTGCATGGTAATTGACTATGTCAGCAATATCTGTAGCAGTTTCATTATACTGTCTATTCAGTGTAATGAGGTTTTGTACATCTGATAATCCCCAAGGAGAACCAGAAGCCGGGTGATTTGCAATGTGGACGATAGGGATAACACCTAGCGCGTTAGGACGCTCATCGATCAGCTCATCGTTTACATACTCACGGATAATGTCTGATCGGATTAATTCAGTATAGGTGTATACAGATCTGGTTCCCTCTGTGTTGGTTCCCCAGAAACGGTACTTCAACTTGAACTCAAGAAGTCTGTCACGGTCGTGTGGATGCCACGTAGGGAAGCAGTAGGCAGAGTTGAGAGGAAGGATACGAACTCTTCCTGCATGATTGTTTCCCGCGTCATCGATCCAAGAAGATTCGTAAGCTACCTTAACGAAACAATCTCCAGAGACACCGCCCTGCTGACCCATTTCCCAAGTGACGGCCTTCATGTTGTTGTCCTGTTGCCAAACTCTCTTGAGCAGGGCAGGGATAATGTGGTCGTACTCCTTGATGGTGTCAAAGGCGATGCCTCTGGAGAAACAGAAGTTATTGATATAGTCGGCGAATGCCTGGACATAGTTGAAGGTAAGCTGAGGATCTCCGAACTCGCGGCGAACTCCCCAGTGATGCCCTAAGTACCAAGCCCAGTATTCTGCGTAGCGATTTAGGCGGGGGCCGTGCATTTCAAATTCTTCATCAGATAATTCAACTAGACCTAGCGGTGATACTGCTATCGCTAGGTCGGATGATGCGGCTCTCATTGATGGAGAGTAGAAAGTCATTGACATTAAATTACCTGATTCTTCGAATTAGTATCTCTGATCTATAGGTTACCACATAATTAGGAAGCGTACACAGTAAAGGGAACTGCTGTATCAGAGATCAACAGCACACTTGTTCCACTTACCATTCTGGTAATAGGCTCCTGTGAAAGGATTCCATTAGGGAAAGTTATAGACTGGCCGGGTAGGACAGGATAGTTGTCATCTTCTAGAACTTCTGGTTCGATACCATCAGTACGTAGCCAAATTGTTCCAGTAGCTCCGCGATGCACAACAGTGATATAGGCAAAGTACTGAGGGAAGTTGACAGGGTAAACCGTATCGACTATAAGCGTGTCTGAATGCGCTCTACTGGCTGCCATAGTTACCTCATGTTCGTGACCGAAACGGTCTGGTCTAGTGGATACTGCTTCTGGACGTCTTCTCTAGTGGGTAGTTCTCCACCACTGAGTCCTATGCTATTGAGACTGGAAGCACTAACAACAGCGTCATTAGTGCTTCCAGACAGTTCATGCATGGCAGCCGTTCTTCTATCGTTGAAGACTGTCACGGTAAATCCTTAGCCGATAACTGCGAAAGTACCTGCACTGGTAGCTAGAGCAAGAACTACTCCAGCAGTAGAAGCAGCAGCTACAGCACTGATAGGTGTGGTAGCTGTAAGTGCAGCAGGAACAGCAGCAGGATCGGTTGCCAGCGGTGTGGAGGTTGTAAGCTCTGGACGTGCAGAACGGTTACGCACATATGTAGTCGCACCAGCGGCACAGGAGATAGAGTCAACTCCTGTGGTCAGAGCAGTACCTGAAGTAGATACGAACACAGGACCAGCAGCACCACTGGGAACGGAGACAGCTACATAAGGTGCCCAAGAAGTAAGGGTAGTTGTTGCGGCTGTTGTAGCGGGAACAGTCACAGTGGTTGTGTAAACAGCCATAGTTAAATCCAATCAATAGTTACTTGGTGGCTGTCTTGTCTACGACAGTATCGACAACGTCTACAGCCTGGTCTACTACGTCCACGTCGGATCGTAGAGTATCCGCAATAGCTTCTACTTTGGTAGCCGCGTCATGCAGGTTGGTTGCAACAGCTTCCTTTACCACGTCCTCTAGAGGAGCCTGGTGGATATGCTGAAATACAGCCTCCAGCTTTGTAACGAGAACCTTGAAGTCTCCCTCAAGACTGTTCTTCAACTGGTTCAACTTTGCTTCTGTATCGACTATTACATTCATAATTTTCCTTAGTTTCTAGCTACTGACGCATTAGCGGAGTAGACAACGCTTTCTAGATGTGTGATAGCAAGAGACTTGTCTCTGCCCTCAGGAAGTACTGTATTCAACCAGAGTGCATACTCTCTTGCCTTGCCGCGAATCTCTTCGTATAGAGCAGCCGTCTCTGGTGTAGACGCATGAAATGTAAATCGATTAGTAATGTCAGTGATATCCATTTAGTATTCCTTGTTAGTGATTAGTCAGATACGATTGCTGAATGCAGTCTTTCGTAGCGTCCGCCAGAGCGATTGACCTGCTCGAAGCGACGGGTAGCATTGGTGTCTACATTCACGCCGTGCATGAACTCACCAGTCATGTCAACAGAGTCGAGCCATGCGGCAGAACCTGCGTGAGCACGCTGCTTCATTGTCTCTTCTGGAGACTTCTCGAATACATTCATGTTGTGGTTAGGGCGACCTGGTGCAGTTCTGTAGCCCTGCATTGCTCCTAGAGTAAAGTCGCTAGGAACGTCAGTGTCAGTTGCAAGACCTTCCTCGAAACGAAGTGGTCCGCGACGCTCCGTGTTGGCTGCCATCTTACCCTCGTAATTGATAGCACCACGGTCTCTCTCTGCAAATCTTGGAGTTGGGGCCAGATTTACTGCGCGCCCAGCTTCCTGATACATATCAGCCATAGTGGCTCCTTAAGTTTATAGACTAGTCTACCTATATGATAGCTTAACTTCGTCTGCGATCGTAGAAAGGATTATTGCTCTGTTCTATTTCCTCGGTAACACTGACTGGAATAACACTCAGAGCAATAGCAAGAGAGTCACAATAGTCATCATGAGCGTTGGCTTCCTTAGGAGCTTCCGCTAACATATAGGGTCCTTCGAATTTCACCTGAAGGTCTGACATCTGCTGAATGAAGTTTCTGTACGTACGCAGTGAACGTGTCTTAGCATGTGCTGGCCAGGTGAGCTTGGCTCGATCCAGCATTTCACGAAGGTACTTCCAACGAGATGACTGCTCTGCTCTTTGGGAAGAGACATCAAGAATCTCTATATGCGGTAGAAGAACTCTGAGACGGGATATAACTACATCTCCCACCCCACCTTCATCTACACCGATTGCCCATACATTATATCTGGATACGAACTCTACTATCCTGTGATACTGTTCTTCCCAGCCAAGACCCTGTAGATCCATCCAATTGAGAATACGAGTATCGTAGTAGCCGAATTCATCTCTGCGTTCCCAGTCCACGAATACAGCAGTGACAATAGTACTGTCGATCTTTCGTGCCGGGTCTATACCTATGACCACAGGAGTCATGTAGTAGTTCTTCTCTGTCTGCATCGTTCTGTCCCCGAGTTCCTCAAGACGCTCGGAGGTTGTGAACATTCCCTGTTCCAGAAGCCACATGAGACGGTAGGACAGCTTGAATTCATCAGAGTCATAGCCCATACGAAGCATGTCACCAGCTACGTGCTTCTCGTATCTCTTGTTCCACTTTCCTACCTCACGGTAGTCAGCTTCGAAGTGATTGGATCTAGCGCCGCGCTTTGTGGCATTTCTCTTGTTGTGCTGGATCTCTCGGTGGAATACACCCTTCTCGTAAGTAGGTGTACCTGTCATGACAAAGGTTCCACGAGTGGATGCGAGCATAGGACGGATGGACTTGTCCACTACTCGCTGGTCTGCCACCTGTGCTTCGTCAAGGAGGGCAATATGATATGTCTTACCTTCAATAGAAGCTCTGGGGTGAGCCGTCTGACGACGCACGATAGAACCGCACTTTTCCAGACGTAGTTCTGATCCTCTGCCCTTTACTCGTTCATCGATCTCAGGGTCAAGAAGGATAGCCTGTGCTCTCTCGCTGGTAATCATAGAGACGATACGGGAGAACAGAGTCTTTGCCATGTCGTCTACTGGTGCGAAAGCTCCAACCCATACGCCTTCCTTGAAATCGTCCAGCCATTCATTGAACGGTTCTACCTTGGCCAGACGGGGAAGCATGATCATCAGAGTGGCAACCGTGGCTGCCACTGTCTCAGTCTTACCGCTCTGACGGCTGAAGAGGGCTGTTATAGTGGCTCCGTCATTGATGATGACCGATTCCATCAACCGCGCCGCAAAGGGTCTCTGGTAGCCGTACAGCGGGTGTCCTGACAGCTTGTCCGCGAACATCAGCAAGCGTTCGACAATCGCATCAATGAATGCCTGTGAATGCGGGTCGATATCTATCTTGGTCGTAGCAAGAGCTTCCCGTTCCTCAGAACTCAGCTCATCTAAGTCTTCCTCATACATGTTCATGTAGTTCTCCTAATTGGTATCTCATCAGTACTATTGTACCTAAGTTGACACGAGCTGACGTGGCGCGGTACGGTGGTACTCCGATACTTACTAAGGAGAGACTATGGACCAGGATATATTCGAGCAGATGAGACAGGACACCCATCCTTCTCATGCCAGAGAGTTTGCTCGCCCGATCATTGCTGCTGCTATCGGCGGTTACATCGGGCATAAGCTGGACCAGACACGTTTCGGCATCTGGTTCAATAACAACCGCGTTGTCAATTGGGTCTACGTGACTATCGCACAGCTAGGTGTAAGTACAGTCATCGCTGGTGTACTCAACATCGCCTGGTACCTGTTTACTCACTAATACGTTCTTCCAACACCTGGAGAGCCGCGAGAAGTGATACTGCTCCACTACGTGTGTCCTGTAGGTATACAAGAGCCTGTTCCGGATTTCGGGGCAGGCTCTTTCTTATCTCCGAGATGTTCTTTCCTACTCCTGTATTGATGGTGTCCAGCCAGCGGATGAGATCTACGTCGTCTACTTTGCGCAGTCTTCTCAATAGCTTGCCCTTGATATTCTCGTCTGTCTTTCTATTGAACAGTCTCATTACAAATCCAATACGTCTACTAGTAGTTGCTGCTTATCCATAGGGATCTGCTTCCGAATCATAGTACGTCTTATGTGAACCTTCTCTGCTTCAGAGAATTCTAGGTCAGTCATCCTGCGGCCTTCCATGGCAGCTATAAGAGCCTGTTCCTCCGTTCGCTCAGTCTTGTGCCACCAACCCATGACAAGGCCGTATTCGGTACACGGAAGGCGGAGGATGAAGCTGTTAGCCCAACGGTAGGGTTCGTCTACTTCGTGTGTAGGGTAGCGATGGATGATGGAGGACTTCAGCTTGAGCTTGATCGGGTGCCAGAATAGTCTTCCGAGATCGTGTGTCGTATTGTTGATAGACAAGATAGTCCTTACATGAGTCCATTGTTGTAGGGGAAGTTATTCAATGTGCTGTTTATGAATCTGCCCGGAGAATTGGTGCGCTGGAATCTGTACCAGACAGAAGGGGGAATATTGTAGTAGGTGTAGTACTCTCCGTCTCTGAACTTTATACGGAGAGTCTGGCTTCTCTCGTCATATCCTGCCGCAAGAGTTCTCGGGCGCTTAGGATCGATTGTAGCTGTCGGTTGATAAGGCAGTAAAGCCCTGTCATTTCCATTGACCGCTTGTGCTATCTCCTGCTCAGTACGCAGATCAGTTCTCTGTGCCGCCTGGATCTGCGTAGCATTCAAATCAAGAAATGAACGTCCTGGGACATCTACTACAGGAGCCATTGTCTCTGGAGCAGTATATCTGTTCTGTCCAAGGAATTCTCTGTCCCACGCCGCGCCCGCTCTATTTCTCGTCGGTGCAATAGGTGGAACCCTATTGGTTACTTTTCTTCTCGCCATTGTATCTCCTTACTTAAAACAAAAATACCCCATCCTGTAATTATCCTACAGGATGGGGTATCTTAGTATACTACTCGGAAAGTTCTTCCTCAGTATCTACAGGAACTTCCTCAACTACTGGAGAACCGTAGGGAGCAGGAACGTTGTGCAGGCTGTCCAAGATGTGTCCAGAAGCTGAACGTGGATACTCTAGTCCCTTGTCGCTTCCACCAACGTACTGGGAAACGTAGAACTCTCTTGGGTAGTCACCAGGGCTGCTCTGGAAGGACTCCATAGTACCTGTGTTGTTGTAGACCTCTTCTGGAGTTCTACCAGTCTCTGTTCCTAGGAACTCAGGGCGTTCTGCATCAGAGAACTCTACCCACAGTCCGTGCTGGTTGCGGTACTGCTCTGGATTGATTCCAGATGTGCGCTGTACTTCAGGGTGAGGAAGCTGGTCCTCTGTGAATGTCTGTCCAGGCATTCCTTCATCATGGACATAGCCATGTGTGGATTGTGCTGTCCAGCCGATATTACTGTTCATAGTTATCCTTACTTATCAAGCACGGTCCAACCGGGCTTTAATCCAGACTCGTCTAATCCATTATAGTGCGGACAGTGGTAACCACTTGCAACGTGCTGGCCATCTTCGTAGACACAGGTGGATACTGCCTGAGGGTGGAAGTACTCATAGGGTACATGTGTTCCACCATGAGCTGTCCAGCTCTCCTCTTGCCAGGCATCGTTGTCCTGATCCGCCGTGAAGTGAAAATCAATTCCAGTCATAGAATACGTGTCCTAAATCAGGGGGAGTATACGTAGGAGGCTTAATAACCTTCCCATACTCATTGTAGTGCACTTGACCATCTGGCCACAACTTATCCATATTGGACTGGTGTACTGTATTGAATGCGGCTTCCAGATCCATGTTCAATTCTTCGCCACTGCCGTAGGTTACGTAGAGAAGGTCAGCAAATTCCTTTGCCAGATCTACCCAGGCATCTCCAAGCGTGTGGCAGGATACTGTGTCCTCATTCAGCATCAGGTGCATTACATAGTCCAGTTGGTCTATTACCTCACCGTATTCTTCCTTGATGAGTTTACGTCTTTTCTGCAATAGGGAAATAGAAATAGCCCGCGCATGGCGGGCCTTTCCATCCCTATCGAACTTGTCGTGAAAATCCGTCAAGTCCTGCATAGGGTTATAAGTCACTTAATTACCTTTCCGCACCATGTGCAGCTAATGTCTAGGCCAGGTGGCTCATCATGTAGGTTAAGCTTATGTCGCAATTTACGGGTCAGCACGTAAAATTTGAACCAGTATCTGTATCTCCTCGGTTCTGGATCAAATTCATCTCCTGACCATGGACAAGGTATACAGAAAGCTGTAGGTCTCATTTAGTACTCTACTCCGTCAACGCTAAAACAACCATCTTGGACAGTGATAAGACGCGGGTAAACTCGCTGACCGTACACCTCAAGGATACCGAATGCCTGCTGCCAGTTCGCCGCTACACCCTTCTTCTTAAGATAGTCAGCCTTGGACAGATCCATGAAGTGACCAACCTCAAGTCCAGTCAGAGTGTTGCGGGAAATACCGTTGTAGCCAGTACTCTCACTGGTCATACCTGCTCGGTGAGTATGGCCGCATACAGTGGATACTCCGAACTTGTTCTTAGCCAGACCGAATGCTGTCTTACCTGCGGAAGGGCTGAGAGAACCTTCGTCACCATGAGCCATAACCCAACCTGGTGCAAGCTCTACAACTGCATCTCTCACGAACTCTACATGGTACTGATCGAATCCCAACTGGAATTCAATAGTATTGGACCGCAGTGTGGCAGCACCAGGTGAGCATCCCTGAATGTAGTTCTCAAGGCGATCATCGTGATTAGAGCGAACAATACGCATACGTCCAGAATAGACCTTACGGATCTCTTCAAGGATACTCATAGAAGTATCAAAGCCTGCCTGGAGGTCCCCAGCAAATTCTGGCTTCTTACCGCGCACCCAACGACTGATCTCAGTGGAGTCAGTGAAGTCACCAACCTGTGCAAGCTCAGTAGGCTGATAATCGCCCAGGAACCGAATGAACTTCTCTACCAGTGCAACATCATGGAGAGGAGCCTGAACGTCAGGCATGACCACGATGGTCTTAGGCTTCTCCTTGAAGGGCTTGATGAATACCGTAGTACCTGTTGAGGGCATTGGAGCCGGATAGGTAGGTATAGTAATCGGAGGAAACATGGGAGCAGAAGGATTGTAATAGCTGTTGATGTAGGACATTCCCTTTGCAGCCGACTCAATTTCTACAGGCTCTACCTTGTTGTTCTCTCGATAGGTTCGAACCAGCTTCTCCGATACCTGCTCTCCGGTAATCCAGAGGATTCTATCTGCTGCTGACTTACGTCCCCGAGTCATGTCATTCAGGATATCGGATACTTCCTGGTTGACCTCAGCGAAGTTCTTAAGCTTGTCAATGGTGTCAATACGCATTCTGCCTCCTCATAGAAAAATCTGCATGGTGTGGATATTGAGGTACATCCTACACCATACAGATCAACGTGTCTACCGCTTGTTAACAAGAAGATCAACAACCGCTATAGCTATCGGGATCATTACAAGGGACACGAACCAACGGAACTGCTCCTTTTTCTCCTGTAGATAGCTGGTGTGCTGATCTTTTCTTTCATCAGTCTCGCGCTGTATAGCTGTCTCAAATCTAGCTCTTTCGGCCAAGATTTCTCTTCTGAGCAGCTCCAATGAATCTCTGAGTTCTCTTTTCAGTACATCGAGATCCTTTTCAGTATCGTGTACCTTCTCATTGATATTGTCTAGTCGTATCTCAGAAGAACGCTTATCGGCTTGATATTCTGTTAACGTCAGGAGCTTGTCCAGGCGATTGGTAAAATCCGCGAATCGAGTATCAACACTTCTCTGCAAAGCATCAAGTTCTCTCTGAACAGCCCCAGACCAGGCTGGACCGTCTGGTTGTGTAGTCATAGTAACTCACTCGGGGCTAGGTCTGAATGGGACAAATAGACCAGACCAGAGTATCTATGTATTCTACAAATGAGGTATCCCGAGGTAATGAGTGGGGAGGTCTAGTGCTATTACTTTATTAGGATAGCACTAGACCTCTTTACTTTCTGTTACTGCTCCGCAGACGGACGAACCAACTCCCACACCTTCTCTGAGATGCTCTTGTTATCCAGTAGGGAGAACATGAAACCCTGGTACTGCATTCCCTTTACCCTCTGTGCGAAATCCTTTCGAGTTCCACCATCAGGAAACTTCTCAGTGTTCTGCATGTCCCAGACTGCTAATTGGAAGTCGTGCTTGATGGCCTCAATCGTCATCATGTAGTCATAAGCAATGGCACTGTATGTCTTACTCAACCAGGCATGCCACTCGTCCGGAACGATAGCGTAAAGCTCTGGAAGAGTCTTGCCGTCCTTCATGTTCTCCCAGATACGACGCTCTGTCAAGCCAGTCACGATCTTGTGCAGAAGCACGTAATCCCCTTGCTTGATCTTGATTCGGTAGTCCAACTCGGGGAAGTACACTACGAACCCCTCAGCATTGGTGCGTGGAGGGGCCTCCAATGCCTCTGTAAGCGTCTTGTAGGGGAAGGTAGTGGTCTTGGGACCATACCACTCCTCCACGTCCTTAGCGGCCCGTACAGCGCCTGTTACAGCATTACGTGCAGCCAGCAGCACAAGGTCTTCCCGATCCCCATAGTTCAGGACCACTCGGTTCCCAGGATAGATGATCTCTACCAGGTAGGTCTCCTCATACCACAGATCAAGCTTGTAGTCCTTGTGCGGAGTGTGCAGGAAACTGGTTGCCCAGACTGCCTGATCGGAAGTAAAGGAACCGCGAGTCGCTACGTGCCATTCGCCCTCGTACTCAAAGACAATACCGAGTGAACCATCCATCTTGTCGGTAACCTCAACTGTATAATCCTTGAGGAATACGTCAGACTGGTTCTGGCCATAGTTCAGGAACTTGTCGAAAGGCCGCGCGACAATATTGAGCTTATTATCGATAATCAGATCTCGACACTGACGAGTTACCTCGTTCCACACGTTCTCGAACTGAGACTTTTCCGTATAATTGACAATAGAGATAGGCAGATTCGGGTGCTTGTTGACCCGAATATACTTCTCAAACAGCATCATCCGGTACAAGTCCATCGGCATAATATCCCATAGCTTCACGCTCGTACTCCTTTTCTAATTCGATTACCTGAGCACAATTACACGTACAATTGCCTTCCGGTGGTTCCAGTCCAGCATACTCATTGGACTCGACATCGTCCATACCCCACCAAGGATGGGGCTCTAGATTGTGGTATCCGAACTTACAGGACCAACAAGTCACATAGCAAATGATAAGATCCATCAGGTAGCCTCCTTGGTCGGTATGTCGTGGTACGAGTCTACTGCATGAAAAACCCCTGTCAACCCATCGAGCCAAAGCCGTAGATTAACAGGGGTTACGTGACAGTAGAGGGATTCGAACCCCCAAGTCCCGAAGAAATGAGATTTACAGTCTCAGGAGCCAGCCAATTGCTCAATACTGCCATTAACATCACAGCCTATCCTTCGCCTTTCGTCTTCTAGGACGTCGCGCAAGGCATGTTATGTACTCCTGAGCGGAGGATTTTTTACTAATACTCAGGACCGTTCGAGGGAAGACGGAGAATCGAACTCCGATAACTGGGGCCACATCCCAGTGCTTTGCCGTTAAGCTATCAACCCAAAGACTAGTCTACACTAGCCGTCTTGCTTTGTAAAGTACGAACACCAGGAATTGAACTTAGAACTAGATTTTATCAGAATCTCGTGATAACCGTTTCACCATGCTCGCATTAATACTAGTACCGGTTTTTGTCGACGTGTTGTTTGAGAACCGGGTACACAAAACTCAAGGTAGGACATGAAGGAATTGAACCTTCTATCGTCAGGATATAAGCCTGCTGCATCGACCGTTATGCTAATGTCCCATTAATGAGGTTGCTATTCCGGAGCCAAATACCTTTTACGCGCGATTAAGTATAAGACTCTTGCACGATATTACACCCATCCAACCCCCAATGGGAACACGTGACTAAGCGGAAAGTGTGGAGAATCGAACCCACTAGGGCATTAACCCCTACTACATTTCCAATGTAGCTGCTCACCGGTTGCATACTTTCCATAAGGCCCTTCCCATTTGAGCATCGCCGAGAGGCTTGGGAAGGGGTCGATTAAGCACTATACTAACATCTCCAGAGCGTTCGTGCAACCGATCACTTCTCTGGTCTCAGACTAGCATTTTTCCTGAACATGGCAAAACCGGCTGCACGTGGTTGTCAGGCAGGCGAGTGAATCACCTGTGCTGCGGATGATGTAGGATTTGAACCCACGGAGCTGTTACACTCTCCAGTTTTCAAGACTGGTGCAATCGGCCGCTCTGCCAATCATCCATGCCATACTAGCTTTGTTCTATGACGTCAGCCTATCAGCCGAAACTGGATTCTGGTCAAAAGCAGATCTACATATGGTTGAACTGCTCGGCGCGGAGATAACAGGATTCGAACCTGCGGAGGTTTTACCCTCTCTTCATTAGCAGTGAAGTGCCTTAAGCCGTACTCAGCCACATCTCCATTATTACTACGAGCGCATAGTGGGAATCGAACCCCTTGTAACGGCTTTGCAGGCCATCTCCATCCCAGACGAATTAACTCTACGCGCATAAAGGATTCTGTAGAATCCAGTGGAACTGCTGGGATTCGAACCCAGGTGCTGATAACTTCCGACTTGCGGTTTTTACTACCAGACGAAACCAACCAGCCCCGCTATATTACACACAGGACAATTACCAGCAGAACTGCTAGTACAAGCCACAGTGCTTCAAGTGCGTTCATATTATCCTCCTTGTAGATGCAGGGTACCAAGCCTCCTGCTCCTGGGTCAACGAATAACGTTCCATCTCCGTAGAAATCCCAGCCCTTACGTACCCGCTGAGGGAATCGAACCCCCGTCTTTGGTGTGTAAAACCAAGGCCCTCCCATTAGACGAAGCGGGCAATACCCTTTCGGGCGATACTGCTTAAAACAATCCTGTACCTTTTAGCATATTAGCATATAGAATTTCTATTTCATTTGTATCTAGCCACTGGATCTTTACTATTCGTGATCCTTGCCAGTCGTACTCGTCTTCCAGCACACGAGCCTTGCGGTTACGTGGACCGAATGCTCCGTCACCTTCACGGAGAGGTGTACGTCTACCAAACACATTATCTCCTTGTAAGCTGTGCTTCAGTAAATAATCTGCCATTGACTTTGTACTTGCATAGTCCATGCATGCATTCACGAGCAGTTATCTTACCTTCACCACCCTGATAGGAAACATGGTCTCCGATATTGAATTTATATCTGGACACTATACCTCCTGAGTAGTTTGGTGGTATCCCCTGAATTTGAATCAGGAACTTCGTGCTTATGGCCCGATCGGTTAATAGATCTACTGACAATCTACCCAACTAGTACACAAACCTTCACTGTCGCTACCACGGCCGATCCACGACGGTTCGTCAGTTTATGCTTTTCACAGCTTACCTACAGAATACCGTACCCCTGACTGGATTCGAACCAGCAATTTTCGGCTTAGAAGGCCGTTGAGTTGTCCCTTACTCTACAGAGGCATACGTAACAGACCTATTGTATCCGCTTCTCCTTCAGTCTGCTACTTCCAATTCGGGGAAGGAGCTGACGGCCCCAAATTTAAAACTTTAATCCCACCAGCCGTACCAATCGTACTTGGAGTCAGTATAGATGTCAACTTCTTCCCAGTCTCCGTCCAGCAAAGCTTCTCTGATCTGCTGTCTCACTTTAGAGCGGATAGCTCCGTTTGTCAACTGCTTGATATCCTTGTTGCTTCGGATGTTCGGGTAGTACTCAAGCCAGTGACAGCAGTGCTTATCGTCTCGGTATCTTGAATCGTTAGGACTTTCGGGAAGGTCCAGAGTACAGTCTACATACTCAGACCAGCTATTGTAAATACCAGCCATGTACCAGACTACTTCGTTGCCGTAGCCGTCCTTACGCATGATAGGCTCTTCACCGATTCGTTCCCTATGGGTAACCAAGTGATGATGGTACGCATATCGGTCCATCTTAGGATCATTCTTGAGAACCCAATAAGGACGGTCCTTGAGTGTGCGAGACATACAAACCTCCGATAGTGCTAGGAGTTCTTACGTGTCGGTAGAGGGATTCGAACCCCCGACTTCCTCACCAACTGAGTAGACGCTTTTAACGTACCCCTGACTGGATTCGAACCAGCATGTGTCCATTAACCTTTCAACGCGTTCGTAGCGCGAGGGTATACAGAGGCAGGACCAGTCCACCATCCAAACTGCTCAAAGGTCTTTCTCCTGTGACAGTTTGCACATAGTACCTGGCATTTATCAATCTCAGCTTGAACAGTCTCAATCTTAGAGACATTCTTGGCTGCTTCACTAATGTTGAACGATTTGATAGAAGGATCTAGATGATCAAACTCTAGCATACGTGGATCAGTTTCACCACAGTGAACACAAGGATGATCAAGTAAGTAGCTCCAGACGTACTCTCGTATTATCTGTATATATCTTAGATCGTTCTTTCTAGCCTTGTCAAGATAGACTTGCTTGTTAGCTGTGTAATGATCCCTGTTGTATTGGTTGTGGCAGGGCTTACACATTGAGCTTTTCGAAGCAAACTCACTTAATGGCTTTTCGATACTGCACTTGCTACATGTCTTCATGCTATTAATCATAGCACGTTCGTAGGCAAGTGCTCTATCCGCTGAGCTATACCGACAGAGCCCCGAAGGGCTTGATACTTAGTATTGAATTTGTTCTCCGTTGATATAGAGAACATATCCCTTGGGAAGCCCAATGTCAACTCGTCCAGCCCGTTGCTTTACAGTGACGCCACCAGCCTGAGTAATGCTGATGCTGCTGTTGTCACTGAATACATTATTGTAACTTCCAGCCCCAGCAGTACGATTACCCGTTCCTCTTACCTTAACACTACTATTTGTTCCAATAGCGTTGCCAGTGATATTCCCACCAGCTTGAACGATCGTGCTGTTCTTGCCGCCACGAGCCCTCTGAAAAATCTGCACTGTGCTCCTATTCAGTGAACGGAATCAACTGTCCTGGTGTTACTAGGCTTGGCAGTCTGTCATCAGTGAAGAGATGAACACCGGCCATGCTGTACACGTAGTCCACAATCTGAGAACAGATCATGTGCTTTGATTTCACTACTCTAGCAGTCAAGAAGGGCACTGGCAAGTGGAACCTCTTGGCCGCAATAGCAAAGTAGTCCAGGAAGCTGTATGGGACGCCCTTGAGAGCTGCTGCGTAGTCTATGATGTCCTTGCGCTGTTCGATCGCCAGGGGCACCGTAGAGACCCGTACAGAGGCATACTTGGAGGCATCAGAGACGATCGCACCACCAGGCATAGCTTCAAGGATCTTTCCGTTGTACATGTAGATGAAAGCGTGCTCATAGTTCTTGAAGCCGTCTCCGTTAAGCCATTGGCCTAATCGGATGAGAAAGCCTACTCCACCAGGAATACTTGTTAAGCCGAAATCTCCTGGCTGGGCGTCTCTCATATCTCTCCTCGTTAAAGTGCTGGCAGCAGGGATCGAACCCGCAGAATTTCGATTAAAAGTCGAATACCGTAGCCATTTGGTTATACCAGCATACAGCCCTTTCGGGCCGGTCGAACTTACTTGCCTGTACCAGCCTGTGCAGTGATGGTAGGAACGCCACCCTGTCCATCAGGGACATAGATAACAGTGTTGTTCTTTCCAGACTGTGCAATAGCCTGTAGCGCCTGAATCTGCTCCCATTGAAGATACATGGGGGTCAGGGTCTTGGCAATCTCATCCTGTGCCCTACGGACACCTACAGCCTGCTGGAAACGAATGTCAGCCTGCTGTTCAGTAACCTGAAGCTGTTGCTTCTGGTTGGAAATTTCGATCTCAGTCACTTGGACCTTGTTGTTCGCGGCGATAATCGCGTTCTTAGCAGCGTTGTTTGCCTTGATGGTAGCATTCTGTGCATTAGTATTCGCATTCTTAGTACTCTGTGAACGGTTGAAATCACTGCAACCAGCAACACCACCAGTCAAAATACCACCTGCAACCACAACGACGACTAGCCAACTAGCAGCAACAGCAAGGGGATTGGACTGTGCCATATTCTTTTTGCCTCCGAATTAGTACTCCGTTATAACGAGCCTCACCAGGGAATCGGACCCTGTTCCACGCCTTACGAAAGCGTTATTCTACCAGTGAACTAATGAGGCAGAGCCGGGCGGGTACCATGCCTGGTATGCATTCCCTAACCCAACGAGCCTTATCTCGGAGTCGAACCGAGTCTCTCTCCGTACCAAGGAGAAGTGCTAACCATAGTCACTAATAAGGCATTACTACTTACGTACTCCTCCGGGGTATCGAACCCCGTTCCGCTGGGTAAGAGCCAGCTACATCACCTTAATGCTTGAGGAGCATAAGCCTTACTGTTTTAGTAAGGCTGCCAAACTATGAGAATCCTTTACCGTTCATGTGCTTATCGCAGAAGGAGTTACCCTCAGAAGCTTCGTCCTTACATGTCCGCTTCTCACAGATGTAAGGAGTAGAACCAGCAGTCCACTTCTCCCGATCTTCCGCAGTCCAGCCCTTTGGATCAGGAGGACCAAGTTTGATGCCGTGAATATTTGTCTTTGACTTCCCCGGCTTAGCAGGTGGCTCTGCACCTGCTGGGTACTTCGGTGTCCAGAATCCCATAGTTTTGCCTCCTATGTCAATGAATAAAACGTGGAGCTAGTCGGAATCGAACCGACTGCAACGACTTTGCAAAAGTAGTCCGCTACCTCAGCGTTAGCCCCATTGTAGGTGGTGTCCCCGTTATCACTGCACGACGACTCCAAGATAAGCATTAGCCCAGTGATACTCAGCATATCTTATCCCAGAAGGCATCCACATACTCGTTGCCCTTCGGTGTTCTTATATCTTAGCAGATCAACTAGTGGCTAGTCAACCTGTGGTACGTTATAAGGGTAAAAATAATCTCCACCAGTATTTCTACGGTGGAGAGGATTAAGGCTCCCACAGCTGGATTCGAACCAACAACCTTGGAGTTAACAGCTCCCTGCTCTGCCATTGAGCTATGCGGGAAAAACCTGAACCACAAGGGAACAGGTGGGTTATAACTTACTACTTAACATGATACTCGAAGTTGTTTTCTCATGTCAAGCAAAGCACGCCCCGTAGGAATCGAACCCACGCTTAGAGGTTTGGAATCTCTAGTACTACCATTATACGAGAGGCATAAGTTGGTTCCGTTGTTCATGCCCAACGGTTTCCTAAAAGCTCGTACGGGTGGAGGGACTCGAACCCCCGACGCATGGTTTCTAAGACCACGTCCTCTAGCCACTGGGATACACCCGCATACTGGACTACCTACGATTAAGTTGTATACCTGGAGCTTATCACACGTTACAACGGTTGTCCAGTAGTTCTAGTCGGACTCGAACCGACACTGTTTCGATTTTAAGTCGAATGCCTCTGCCATTGGGCTATAGAACCATAGATCTACTAGGAGTGTTCTAGTTCTGTGTTTATACTTCCGTTCAATACGTACTCCAGGTCGGACTTGAACCGACACTAGCACAGTTTTTGAGACTGTGTCCTCTGCCATTGGGATACTGGAGCATAAGGTGAGGGTCTGGAACCATTGTCCAGTCTCACCACACAGGTCTTTAGCTTTTAGTCGGGTCAACGCTTTCCACTTACTGTACCCCGGAAGTACCATCCACGTCAAGCTGTCCGTGCCAGGAGTTACTGTGCAGAACCTAAAAACTATTCGATGGGAAAGCACGTTCGTAGCATATTACAGGGGCGGTAAAACCGATTACAATCGCTAGCAGATTACCCAGACCATCGAATAAAGAGCCCCATGTCGGATTCGAACCGACGACCTGCGCTTTACAAGAGCGCTGCTCTGACCGGACTGAGCTAACAGGGCAATCCCACTATATCCTATTACCCAGCGCAAGTGGTCAACGCCAGAACCCGTATTAGGGGGTTATATTAGGCAGTACCAGTTGCGGTAATTGCCCAGTCTGTGTTCAGGTTGACTGTGAAGTCAGTTGGTAGGTTGTAAACGCTACTGTTGTTCAACTGGAATGTTACCAGACCATCTCCAGCGCCGGTACCAGGTGGTAGAGGAGCTGCGAAGATTGCACGAACAGTAGTAGGATAACCTACACCAGAACCAGAAGCAGGAGTTGGGTAAACGTACCCGTGTCCGTCAGCACAAAGGACACCTACGACCTGAGTACCCACTGCTGGAGTTGTAGCTGTGAACTTAGCTACAGAATATGTAAAAGCCATTTGTTCTCCTAGGAGTTTAGAAATTGCCGCTATAGCAACTTAATTCTACCACCCTTAGAAGATATTAAATTGTGGAGCACCCCCAGTGAGAATTGAACTCACTCCTCAGGCTTGAAAGGCCAGTGTACTAACCAATATACTATGGGGACAAAAGCCCTGCCAGTTCCTGAGAACGACAGGGAGCAATCTCAGGTAGCGAGCCTGAGTATAAAACAGTCCTTGGGGCTATCCATCCCTTAACTGCACTGAAAAGTCGAACATAGGCAGCGTATTCCAATTTTCGCTAACACAACCCACTACAACCCCTCCAGGGCATGGCCATTGCTTTGGAACCTATGCAGATAGCTAACGTACTCCAGACGGGATTCGAACCCGCAATCTTCACCTTGAGAGGGTGACGAGATAACCGCTTACTCTACTGGAGCATACACCAGGGCCGTTTCCATGGCAACCCTGGTTTCACCTGTGCTCCCCGTTAGGATAGGCTAGGGTCTTCCCGCCCTAGTAGGTATCACAGCATCCATGGCGCTATGAGATTCAAGTCTAGAATTTCTTGGGACGCTTTTCCATTTCAGCCCGAATCTTCTTTAGTTCGAGCTTAGCTTGTAGCTTGGCTTTCACTCGGGAAATGGGACTATCTAGGATAGCCTGCCATTTCTTCTCGTAAATCTTCAGATCACTCATGGGTTTGTATGTGTAGTCCACGTCAACCCAACGGGAGTCGAACCCGCTCTAACACCGTGACAGGGTGTCGTGCGCACCGGTACACTATGGATCGAATACGAGAAGTTTACCTGCTCTCGCTCAGGATGTCTAGTACTTAGGCCACACAACATCTGGTGTTACTGAAGTAACCGTACCATTCTTGATGACTGCTCGCTCGACGTCCAAGCTGTCCTCACCTTCACGCTCGATTACCAAGTAGTTGTCTGGATAGAGCGTAGCAAGGTCTTGAAGGTCTGTCAACCAGTAATACCACTTGGTAGCGTCATAACCCTGGATACCATTACCGTAGTCTTCCCAACCAGGATGACCCCAGTCCTTCTCATCTCCTAAATCATTTAAGACATTGAGAATATCGGGAATATCAGTATCGATAACTTCGAATGTTGAATAGTAACCCATAGTTGCCTCCATAGATTGTAGGATTTTCGTAGAGTGGGACTTGAACCCACATCCGTTACTACCCAGTCGGGTGCACCTTTACTAGAAGGTCTCGTCTGCCAATTGCTAATATCTACGAAAAAGCTGGAGATGTAGGATTCGAACCTACACTTTCCTGATTCAAAGTCAGGTGGGCTGCCAATTACCCCAATCTCCAATTAATTACTTAGTTTACACAGGTGCGGTCGGGTTTACCCCGATCCACCGGCCTTCATCCACATCCTCCGTAGTCTGCGACTACTCCTCAACTAAGCAAGTGTTTGACGTGTGTGGCTCTACCTTAAAGGGTAGCCCCAGCTCTTTCCTTATCTTATCGCCACTTTCCACACTTTTACGTACGTTATTATGTGTGTTCCATATTGACTACTTCCGGAATTCTGTACGTCAGCTCCCCGACCTGGATTCGAACCAAGTCTAGCGGCTTCAGAGACCGCTGTGCTGCCGTTACACCATCGGGGAATAAAGCGGTATTTATTTGGTTTTTCACCAAGAGGCGAACCGCAGAACCTCATTGCGTACCGTATGCCGGAATCGGACCGGCGAACTCTGTTTGGAAGACAGATATGTTACCTCTACATCAATACGGCATTGGGAAGGGCTAACCTAACTTCACATTAGGCTCTTTTACTTTACGCACCCAACGATAACGCAAAACCCCAAAAGGGTAGGTGGGAGCAGGAAATCGGACTCGCACCGACAATCTCTGCCTCAGTGGCCCATTCCGCACTCGCAGCGGACGATCTCAAGCTTATGAGGCTTGCGAGACACTATTTCTCTATATGGGCATGAATTGCAGACCTAAGACTCGATCTGATACAATTAAAACATGATTATACTAACCTGTCAAGCCTGCAACCTTGACTTTCAGCGCAAGACCAGCCAGCATAATAGTAATCTAAAGAGAGGAAGAAAACTTATAGCCTGCTCACGTGATTGTCTAACAATACTACAAACAAAACCTAAAGTCGAATATCACTGTGAGGAATGTAACACTATATTTTCTAGAAAGAAAAGTAATAAAGATTTTTGTAGATTTTGTTCAACATCATGTTCTGCTAAATATACTACTAGAATACGATTTAAGGATTATGTATCTACAGCTAAATCATATGTAAAGAAACCTAAGTCGATTAATACCACTACATTACAAGATTTAAAAGATAAGTATTCAATATCTCAATATCATGCAAAAATTAGAGGTTGGTCTAGACAAGTGTACAAAGATTCGGGTAGACCATTATGCTGTTATAACTGCGGCTATGATCTACACGTAGATATTTGTCATATACAGGACGTCAAGAGTTTTCCTATGACTACTCTAGTATCTGTTGTTAATGCCCCAGATAATTTAATAGCTCTAGATAAAAGGTGCCACTGGGAATTTGACAATGGATATCTTGAGTTGAGCCCAGTGTAGAAGCATTCTACCATCCTGCGAGTAGTGCATGGGGGAATCGAACCACCGACGAAGAGGATATGAATCTCTCGTTCTACCACTGAACTAATGCACCATTAATATTGCGGGCAGGATTCGTACCTGCGAACACCTTCGCTCTTGGCTAGTATGCATTGATACGCATCACCGCAATTGTGGTCGGTCCTGAATCTAATCAAAGATTCCAACACCCCAATGGATCAGAAAGGGATTTACGGACCAGTGGCTCCCCCCGGATTTGAACCGAGATACATCGGGCTTCAACCGATTGCTCTACCAAGTTGAGCTAAAGAGCCAGTGAGTTACTTACTTGTATTTAGCATCGTATCTATTATGTGATTTGGTGATGTCTATACATTGATCATAACTCTAGTCTAATGCCGGGGTAACGCTCCCCGTGTCTTCGGTTTCCAAAACCGACGGATTACTTTCTTCCTCGCACTAGATTAATACTACGTCGGGATAGGGAGAATCGAACTCCCGCTGCTAGTTCCCAAAACTAGCGCGCTACCATTACGCGATATCCCGTCAGTTACAGAGTCTGGTTAGAGTCCCTGTAACTTTTGGAGGCAAGTCCTATTCTAGCAGCTTGCCAGGTGTAAGTCAATATTTATGGTCCTTACCACCAGGACCATAATTACGTGCATGTTCTGTACAGACCCAGATGAGCTTACCACGGTACTGGATCTGTACGCTAGCTGGTTTCTTGCATCTCGACTTCCAGCACCGGTTCTGCATAGGGTCTACAGTACCACGGTTACTTCATCTCCGTCAACCTTTGCTATCAGTACTTCACCAGAGCGAACTGAGACCTTCAAACCTACCAAGTCCTTGAGAGGCTCTGTGTGCTCCCAGACTATGTTGTAGTGACCCAGATGGTCAAGTAGGTCTTCTGTGACCTCCAGAGAGCCTCCTAGCCTGTGTAGAGCAGCTACCAGGAGCCTAGCCAATGTCTGTTCCTGAGTCAAGGTCTAACCTTCCTTGGTAAGTCGATGTATGGTCTCCTGTAAATGGATATTAGCTTCCTCAAGATCAGAGACATACTCGTTAAATACACCGGAGGTAAGAACAGCTATCTCTTGGATAAACCTTAATTCATCTGCATTACTGGGGTTTATCTTATCTGTTAGAGCTTTCTCTACAAGAAGGAATATATTCTCTACCATTAGACCTCTTGGTTCTCAGTAGTCAGTTCTTCATTGAGAATATTCTCTACTAGAGATTCTAATACTCTTCTGATATAAACAGTAATTCCTAGATTCTGTATATCTGCTTGGTTCTTAAGAACAGTTAGAGTCTCTCTCTTTAACCTAAGACTACGTGAAACCATAGCTTTGTTGTCTTCCATGTATGTTCTCCTTGTTATAAGTTCTTTCTTCTTAAGGAGTATACATGAGACTGTACCACCTGGTCAACTCTTCAACCAAGTCTTCGAAGACTTCGTTAGAAGTCTAGACTTTAACTAACAGAAGATATATAGTCTTACCAACAAGCTTTTTCATGCTTTCGATCGGTAGTGCTTCGATCATACACCATCCCACCAAACAATACAACTCCTTTCCTCTGGTGCTCTCTAGGTTGACTCAGTGGTACAGTCTCTGGTAGAGTAGCTGATGCAGGGGGAAACGGTGGGGGTACTACCAAAAAGAAGGTCAGAACTATGGCGTACAAGTCTATAAACGATATCAAGGACAAAGGTCCATGTCTAGTCCCTGGTGAATCTCACAAGGGTATTCACCGCTTGGAGCTGGCATGTTGGACTTCTATCCGGAGATATCTATTCGACCACACATTCCAGGAATTCCTGGAGGAATCTAGAAAGAAGTAGAGGTTATGGGACGGAAGAATGAGGGTTCCTACTATTCCAAACCCTTGGCACAGATCCACGCTTACTTCAATGGGATCTGTGCCTTGTGCGGTAAGTATGTGGAGCTTGATGATGCGTCCCGTGACCACATAGTACCAAGGGCTGCCGGTGGTGGGAACGAGAAGTCGAATATCCAGTTGACCCACAAGAAGTGCAACAACCTGAAGAGTGACAGTACCTATCCTCCGGACTGGAAGGAACGGATCGAGATAGGAATCAATATCCCCGAGGGTTACCGGTGCATGTACTGCAACTTGCAGATAACTGTTCAGCACAAGGATTTTCAATACGTCGATTACATTATCTACAAGAGAAATGTCATGGCCCTGCACACTTGGTGCAATGAGGAGAGAATAGCTTATGGAAAGTTTTAGTTATGCTTTCAATACGAGGTTCGAGCCTATTATCAAGCATGAACTACTGGTGTACCAGAAGGAGCCGTACGGTTCTATTGCTGACGTATGCTCGGTCTGTAGTGATCCGGATAAGGGTATATGGGTTCCGGTAAGTTTCTGTCCAGAGGCTAAGGCTGATGCGGATAAGTACTATAAGCAGATTAATAAGGACTATCTGGAACTACTGATAGAAAGAGGTAAGCGTGGGAAGGGATGAGGACATGGTCTACTTCTGGTCCGATGGCTGTTATGCGACTAAGAGATATAAAGACAGTTATCTAAGAGACCAGATAATCCAGATAGAGCTACATAAAGAGCGTGTACGTCTGGAAGAGACAGATCGTAGGGCTAACCAGTCCAGAAGAGATAAGATCCTCACTCATCCCGGTATTGACTGCTGTGACAGTTGTTACGGCGAGTACATAGATAACTACATGGGTGGCGGAGTAATGATGGACGGTTACTGCTGTTGTCTCGATAACCATATAAGCGGTATCGTCTATCCGTTGGACGACGCCCGGTACAGACCTATGTATCCGCCAGTCAACGGTAAGGTTCCCGAGATATTCGATAAGTGGGGACCGAAGACACAAGAGCGCTATCTTAAGCGATTTAAGGATGAACTAAGTGCTGACTCCTGAACAGAGAATCAATAACTATCTCAATAACGGCAGAACTGTTCTTACTTACAAGCAGGGCAGACGTTATACCCAGAAGTGGCGCAAGTTCATGCAGTGCGCCGATGAAGATGCTTATTACGAAATATGGAAAGAATCCGTCAGCAAGTACTGGTATGGAGAATAGTAATGTGCGGGATGCACTATCGTCGTTGGAGAGTCAATGGTGATCCTCAAATAGTACGAGTTATACGAGAAAATCCTGAAGCTGCCTTTTGGAGCAAGGTTACCAAAGATCCTGAATCGGGGTGTTGGTTGTGGACTGGTGCGACTAACCACAACGGTTATGGCAAAATACAGCGTGAGGGTACTACTCAAGCAGCACATATCTGGGCTTATAAGACTTTCGTAGGTGAAATTCCAGAGGGATACCAGATAGATCATGTAAAAAGTGTGGGTTGTTTACACCGTAACTGTGTAAACTATGAAAATCATCTTGAAGCAGTGACTTCTGAAGAGAATTTTCTTAGAAGTCATGGAATTGCCCGAGTTAATAAAGATAAGACGCATTGTAAAAATGGGCATGAGTTCACTGAAGAGAACACCATAGTAAAAATTAATTCACGAACGGGTAAGCCGTTCCGAAACTGCCGGGAGTGTAGAAATGCAAGTCAAAGAAAGTCAGGTGTTGCCCACGTCTAGGCCAGTAATTCTCCTAGACGTAGATTAGGTGGGCCACTGAACCCTTATGCGGCCAAGGCTACGAAGCGTCCAGAGGGCTATCTGACGCACCGAATGAAGCCGCAGGGGTTCGAGCACACAAACGGGCTCAGAGTCTGGCTGAACCCCCTTCACGGCCCGTCTCTGATGGCTCTGGAGGCAGACCTGGTGTGGGCAACCATGTGGGAAGCAGACGCCAACAAGTTTATCGGCCCCGAAATCGGGCTTCCAGAGCTTCCTTTCATCGATTTCAAGGGTAATCAGACAGTTATTTACGCTACTGAGAACATGGATTCGATAAAGACCTACTTCAAGACCCCCAGAATCGCCTTCAAGATGCTCAAGCACTTCCCTGGAGTCCCGTTTCTGTGGATTGACGACGAATGCACGCAGATTGATGAAGACTTTCTCAAGGAAGCCTGCGGAGTAGAGGTAAAAGCCTACTATGTAGACCCGAGAATAGGTTTGACGGACGAAGATTTCGAAAATATCGCTGAATGGATAAAGGAGAACAGCTAATGGAAAGGGATTATAGATAATGGGACTACTAGGAGACAACCTTCCTCCCGGTTATGAGATCCGGGAGACAGCTAGAGACGACGGAAATACCGAGTATACGATCTGGCGTCAGAACCAGAAGACCTACTACACTACTTTCAAGAGAAAGCTGGCTGTAACAAAGGCCAAGGAGATGTACCGTGTTCAGGGAAGGTAACTTCGACTACCAGGGCTGGGAAGCAGAAAAGATTATTGTAAAAGAAGTCTGGCGGGCCACCAAGGGAACCAGAACTATTACAGCAGGAGACCGAAGAACACTCATCAACAAGATAGACAAGGTGGAAGACAAGTAAATGAAATATTGGTACGATACAGAATTCATTGACGACGGATATACTATCGAGTTGTTAAGCATCGGTATTGTCGCAGAGGACGGTAGGGAGTACTATGCTGTCGTCAAGGACATCTACACAATGCGCAGGGCATGGGATATGAAGTCGGGAAATGAATTCTGGCTCCGCAAGAACGTTATGAACAGCCTTCCCTTCCTCCCTTCCGGCAACTGGGACGAAAACCATTTCGACTACACGAACCTGAAGACCAGAGCAGAGATAGCAAGGGAAGTAGAGGATTTCTTCCTGGACATAGAGCATAGGGACCGTACACAGATGCTTCCGCATGTAGAACTGTGGGCATGGTTCGCAGCTTACGACCATGTAGCACTGAGCCAGCTTTTCGGGCGCATGCTGGACCTTCCTGAAGGTATACCGATGTACACCAACGACATCAAGCAGGAGCACCACAGACTAGGCTTCCCACGTGTCCCACAGCAGGCTCAAGGGGCTCACAACGCCCTGGAAGACGCACGATGGAACAAGACTGCCTATGAGTACTTAGCGTCCCTTGACGGGCCTATTGCGCGCTCTGAGGACGGTACGCTACTCTACATGCAGACAGGCTTCGACGGATCGGTCTACGCACAAGCAGTTCCTACAGCAAACCCGAAGCGTACACGCGTCTGGTAAGGAGAGGACATGGGCAAGAAGCCCCATCCGGATGAGAACAGACCAGCACACATGAAGGGGCACGCTCCAACGGAAGATGTCAAGTCAACCTGCGGGGCGTGCCTGAGAAGGGACCACAAGAGCTGCAACGGCTGGTCCACAAGAGGTAAGGTCAAGTGCCTCTGCGCTTGGCTCAAGCACACTGACTAGAAGGATTACAAGTAATGAGAGGAGATTACAAGTAATGGCAAGGTTTTTCGGAAAGGAACGCCCAAAGGCATGGATCTGCAACAACTGTAATAAGGGAAAGCACGACAAGTGTTCAGGTACCCGGTTGATATCCAATCACGATAATCTCGGGCACAAACAAGCATGCTCCTGCTATGTAGTAATCCACGACAAGGACTGAGGAATTCCCATGGGACAGATGGTAAACGGCTGGCTGATCGAAGAGAAGAACGGATTCTTCACAGCCACGAATGCTGCGGGGAGAGTAGGAGTTACTTCCACCAGCGAATCCAAGGTAATGACCTGGGCACTATCCCACCGAGCAGACAGGTAGGAGTATCCGTGAAGGAAAGAATAGGGGATACTCTCCCAGAGGTAGTAAACGGCTGGACCATATCCCAGAAGACCCTTTTCAACGGGGGCAACTGGCAAGCTGTTAAAAACGGAGTAATAGGTATCAAGCACAAAGACTACCTGTACGTAGTAGCTTGGGCAAGAACCAACCGATAAGGAGGCTGTACCGTGGCTCCGTTCAAGAAGGACCAGATACCAGTAGAGTCTTTCGCAACAGCAGATGAAGCCTGGTATGCAGTTTCACACAAGTACCAGAACCTTCTGAATTCCCCGAAATTTCGGGAAGCAAAACGACTAGGGTACTCCATAGGAGTAGCAGAGTCCAAGAGAAGGTACTGGGTGGTGGTCAATCCTCCTGGGATCAACTAATAGAAAGAACCTCCTTCCCTTTACTGGGTTGGAGGTTCTTTTATTACTCTGTGTAGCTAGTGTACCCCATTATTTTTACTAAACCTGGTCTTTTTTCGATCGAGTCTCATATACTGAGATGAGTGTAGTTACACTAAGTAATAAAATAGCTAGAACTGGTACTGTATAGATCTCCTGATACTGTCATATTCGAATAACTGAAACCATATTCGGATTACCAGGCACCCCTTCCCCATGATCAACTCTTTTAAGGGTACCCCCTTCGCCCTCTAACTATCGAGTGGAATGGCTATTGAATGGCGCTGTAAGGGGCTGAATAGACGACCTACGTTCGTGAATAGGGGGATTCAATCGGGGCATAGGCTATCTCTGGCCACAGGTATTGCTGTAGGGGCGTGGATAGGGCACGAATGGCTATTCTCATAGGCTCGAATGGGTATTGCTATATAGATAAACATCGATACTGCGATCAATTCCCTTGTGAATAGGAGGAGTTGTGTCCTAGTAATTGGCTGTCCACTCATTCACCCTAGTTGGTACTCTATCCGTTGAGAGGGTGAATGAGAGGATTCATGTCCTAGAAAAGAGGGTATAACCATTCGGTGTCAGTTAGTAGTCATAGAAATGAGTACCAGGGGGCTTGACAGGGGAGTTAGTTATGTGCTCCGTAATAACGGACATATAGTAGGGTTTGGTGTCTCCCGGGCATGTACGTATAGGGATGAGCCTGTGACCAGCACATATGATGGTCTGTCAGTACCGTGGTCCATGTCTAGACCAGTCTACGGAGAGTGAAAATCGTCTGTACGGGCCCGGGAGAGGTGAGCTGGACAGAGGGGACCATCAGCATGATCAACAGGCGTGAGAGGGGCCTCTGAGTGGTTCTCTCTCTATACTTGTCAGTAGTCTTGACAGGATGATTTTGTTCTGCCTCCGGCGGCCCGAAATTATTTTAAAATGGACATATACGGATGGAGTGACCTTGATCCAGTCTCAGTGTGGTAACGATGTGGTGTCTTTTCGCGTTCGCGCTTGCGCGGCACATGGTCTGACGTGCAGTCTTCTCCCATGCCCACGCACGCCAGTGCACATAAAGGGGCGCACGGACAAGGGAGACGACATGATCCTCGCGGAGATCACTCAGGCGATGCGTTCGGCCATCCTGACCATGGCTGCACAGGAGATGGACCGTATGCGCGACGCTGACATGAACGCTTGGCTTACCCCTGAGTATGTGGAGCTGGAGAACCTCGCCTACGCGCTCACTGTCGCCGCTGCTGAGTAGCTGTCTGACCTAGACCCGAAACGCTCTCTATGGAGCGTCTGTCCCTAGTGGAGGGGCACTGACGATGGGTCGTCAGAGACAAGAGGAGTACCGGGACATGGCAGCCACTCAGTACATGATTACCACGAACGGCGTTGACTACGGCCCCCGCTACACGAGCAAGGGGCGCGCGGTGAGTGAGGCGGAGACCATCGGCAAGGTTGCCACGGAGCGCGCACACGGTGATGTCGTCACGGTGCAGACGGTCAAGACTGCCAAGGTTGTGTGGAGGGAGATCTACTACACGCACAACGAGGGATTGAAGTTCGGTCCCGTGCATGTCGAGATCACCGGAGACACCGACGTTCCGGCGTGCCTCACCACGGCTGACGGACCGGTGGAGACGCTGACGGATGACCAGTGGGAGATTGAGCACGCTGCCTATGTGGAGTCGCTGAGGAGTGACCCTGAGGTGGCGCGCATGATGGCTGACTATGACGCTCACGTGGCCTCTCAGCCCGTGGTGGCGTATGTGGGCATCCGGCAGGGTCCGGCGGGATACGTCGCCGTGGAACACGTCCATGCGGCCGGTTGCGCGGACATCGCGCGCACTGAGGGCAAGTACAAGGGTGGCAGTGACGCGTACGCGTACATGTCCGACATGACCATTGCTGAGATCCTGTCGTCTAACTACGGCGACATTGCCAGTGATGAGAACGAGACGGACACCCCGGAGTGGTGGGCATCGATCATGGACAACGCCAACGACAACGGAAGGGACGGACACTCCGGTATCCGCATCCTGCCGTGCGCACGTAAGACCATTGAGGACGGAACGGTATGCGGGATGCCGCTACTGACGTCCGGTGACGTGTTCCGTGTGAATTACGTGCCTGCCGTAGACGGTCCCATGACGGGACAGTTTGACGATTACGACTACGCACAGGATGAGGTCAAGTTCGCTGCCATGGACGCCGGTACCGCCACCATGTGCACCCATGGCAACGTCGTGGCTATCCAGGACGGACAGACCTACGTGTGTGGCGATTGCGAGACTGGCACGGTGGCCAGTGAGACGACAGAGATGGTCATGGGTTACGACGTGCCCATGAATGACACCATGTCTCAGCCGCTCATGGTTGACGCGCTCCTGAGTGTGACGGTGGACGGTATCAAGATCAGTCTTGGATGGCACACGTTCACCATTCCGGTTGGTTGCGAGACGTCCATTGCTACCCTGTACGGGCAGGCTCGCGGCGAGTGGAACCGTGCCACGGTGGCCGATTGGGACAGCATCATCACGGTTGAGGACAGCGAGACCTACTAGGACACCCTGAGTGCCACTCTCCGCCCCTTTGAGTGTGTGAGTGGCACTCTTCCCCACCTAGGCTATTTGATCTTGCTACAGGGCCGATTCTGTCCCTTGTGCGGATCATGGTATGTGGTCACAACTCGATAACAATCATGTGGTATCCGCTTGACACTCCTCACGTGCCTATTGGAGCGTGGCCAGTGGCAGGCATCAACGAAGGGAAATGATCATGGTCAAGATCGGTTCACGGCTGCATGGTGCGGTCGCTCACGTCATCACTCGCACGGGCGACGTGTCCGCGTGCGGTCGGATGGTGATCCCTGGCAAGGGTGAGAGTAAGCGCATGTGCCGCACGTGTGTCCGTGTGAACGGGGACGCGCGGAAGGTGAACGACACTCGCCGCAAGAGTGCGCGTGAGTCCGTGATCATGCCTAAGGCTTCCGCCATGACCAGTGAGACCACTGGTGAGCAATACGTGTCTTGGGAGTACGCTCTCAGCCGCTTTGAGCTTGACGTCACCATGGAGAAAATCGCCAAGATCAATGAGCGCTGCGCTAAGCGCGGCATTCCCGGCGGACTTTCCGTGGAGTTCACAGAGCGCATTGTCAAGGAAAAGAATGATCTCGGAATCGAGATAGAAAAGCTTTTCTATGACACGCACATCACGGGAATTGCTCCCCAGCTCCCTGGTTGGGAGTTCATCGGGATAATCGACTTTGACCAGCACGCGGGATTGATTGTCCGTGGCTACCCCGGTGCCGCTCAGATTGACCGTGCGTCCATTCGTGACGGTTGGTGCGATCACTGCCAGACGAATCGGTACCGCACGTCCACCATGGTTGTCCGCAACGTCAATACCGGAATGCAAATTCAGGTCGGCTCATCCTGCATTAAGGACTTCACCGGATGGACCGCTCTCCCGTACACCTTTGACCGTATGTCCAAGGATGTTGAGGACATGTGCGAAGGGTTCGGCGGAGGAGCGCGTGACGTGACCACAGAAACCGTTCTAGGGGTCGCATGGGCGTGTGTGCAGACTTGGGGCTTCGTTCGCTCCAATGAGGCGGGAGCAACCGTCCACATGGTGCGTGACGTCATCAATCCGCCTAAGGCCAACAGCCGCAATGCCGACTACCGCGCCGAACTGGCACGGGTGCGGGATCTCTCCGGAGAGATGACGGAGAGGGCAATTGCACTACGCGAATGGATTGCGTCGGATGAGTTCTCCGGTCACTCGGACTACGTCCTCAATCTCAAGTCCATTGCTGCGGCGCACATGGTGAGTGATCGGAATTATGGCATCCTCGCTTCCGCTCCTCAGGCATGGGCACGCTTTCTTGAGAAGTCCCTCATTCGCAAGATTGAGGCTGACACCCGAGTGAGTGAGCACGTCGGCGAAATCGGAGAGCGTTGGGCATTGCTGGTGACCGTGGAAAGTGAGCGGTATATTGAAACCGCTTATGGTTCCTCCACCCTTTACAAGATGCGTGACGATAAGGGAAATCTCTTCTCTTGGTTCGCATCGAATGACATTCTGTCCGATTCCATTGGGGAAAAGGTTTCTCTCTCCGCTGGTATCAAGCGTCACGCCGAATACAAGGGAGTGTTTGAAACTCAGCTCACCCGAGTGAAGGTGATTGACGCTATCGAGACTGCCGGAATGCTTAAGGCAGCCCCGATTAAGGTCAAGGATGAAATGCGCCTCTCTGATTTGACCGTGAATCAGAATGACGTGTTCTACGTCGGTGGCACTTACTACCGGATTCGCGTTACCAAGGGAACGGCATACGCGGTCAAGTTCACTGACAACGGGTGGGAGTACTCTCCCAAGGCAATTCACACGCTCACCGTGACTGACGTCGTGTCGGCAGAGGATGCGGCACGGTTCGGCAAGCTGTACAGCCGTTGCGTCTACTGCGGTAAAGGACTGACTGACGACCGGTCCGCCAAGGTTGGCTATGGGGAGACCTGTGCACACACCCATGGGCTTCCCTGGGGAGAGTAGTACCGAGAGAGGGTCTAGGGGGCGTCCTGCGGACGTCGGAGGGTGTCCCCTAGCCCATCAGTCCACCACACCTGAACGATCTTGTTAGAGAGGCACACAGGCCATGCGCACGCTTCGCAACATCATCACTGGACTGACGTTCCGTCCCGCTGTTCCCGAGTGGAATGGTATTCCGGATGAGATTTGGTCCAAGCATTTGAAGAATAGGGGAAAGTAAATGCGATTCCATGTATTTCACAAATGGACTCCATGGCGTTTTATCAGCAATGAATCGGGGTGGGGACATGTAAGGCATTGTCGAGTCTGCTACACATGTAGGCTCAAGCTCCCTGGGAGGTTCTCCGTACGGATTTGACAGAGACTTTGAAGTTTGGTAGAGTCCTGTACGTCGAAGCGCTACCGTAAATCATGTGTTTACGATGTCTTGACCAGACTTTGTTTATATCATCTATAAGCAGGTCTGGTCAAGACAGAGTCTCAACTGATAACAGAATGGTCTCAACCTTCGGTTTCGACTGATTCTGAATATGGTTAGCCATAGATTCTAGATAGAAATCTAGGATTTATAGTTATCCGTATTAGATAGGAAAAACAGATGAGAGAATTCGGGAGAATAGTTCTTCTGGTCATCCCTGTTTATATAGTTGTGTGTTATCTGCTATTCGTCATCTATTCGGTTATGCCTCACTTCTGGAGATAAATGGAAATCGTATTGGCAGCAGGCATCTCTCTGGGATATCTTTATGTCTCTGCTCTGGTGGCGAAGCATCGTTACAGCTATACCAGAGCTAAAGAACTTGACTTGAGTACGAAAAGTCATCCTAATCTAGGTATTGAGTACCATGTCGGATCTTTCAATACGTATTACAAGGGAATGTATGTACTCTCTGCCTGGTGCTTTGGTCTGTTCTTTCCCTTGACTGTTTTGGCTAGTCTTGTTGGTAGGTTCCTGGTTGACTTCACGTCAGCTGACCCTGTACTCTCTCAAGCAGAGCATGAGGCACGGTACCTTGCCTGTCTCAAGAGGATTGACGAACTGGAGAAAGTCAATGAGCAAGCTAGGTGATATGCCTGTTCCTCTGGTATTGACCAGGGACCAGGTTCGTACCATTCGAGGGGCTCTCTCTGTTATCTCAGAGTTCTCCCCTGAGTGGTCCATTGGTCCTGTAGACATCCAGCCTGTTCTAGACCTCTTGGACAGTGCAGAGACACAGGCTACGATAGTCCATGCCTCTAAGAAGCCTGAAAATGTCCCTCACTGGCGTTGTGGTACCGTTCATGGTCCCTCTGGTTGTCCCCGTGGTGGAGGCAATGACGGATGGCATATCTCTGATGGGGAATGGGAGAGTCACTGATGGCTAACGAATACGTGAATCAGGCTTACACGCTTGAAGATCTTCGGCTGATTCAGGCAATGTGCCGAACTGCCTGCCCGTATCAGGAAGTTGAGGAGATGTTTCCGGCATTCCGGGAGGTCTATCTCACCACCACCAATCTCATTCGCAATATGGAGCAGGCTGCTAAGGCTATGCCGTATTCGGATGAGGACATGGAGCACGACGAGTACGAGTGCATGCACTATGACGATGGCTGTCGATGCCTGTGCCTGCCCTGTCGCGCTGGTAAGGGGGTGGAGACTTCTCCATGATCATCCGTTGGTGGTGGATGTTCCGGCGTAGGCACCACAGACCCAAGCTAGACAGTGCAGGTTACTGCGTTCGCTGCGACTAGCACCATACAAGCCCCTGAGACAGCCTCTCAGGGGTTTTGGTGTGTCTGGTGGACTCCTGGACCACCCTAGCTAGTTGATCTTGTTAGAGAGCCCTTCAATCCGTTTCAGACCAGGGCTTGACACGGATCATCAGAGCTACTAGATTCATGTTTGTCAGCACGACGCAGACACCCGACTGAGGGTCAACGCAACGGAGAGCAGACAATGACTGAGAAGATGCAGAGTTGCCGATCGGATGAGGGAAAGATCGTCGGATTGGTTGATGCCTGCATTGGCATTCACCGGTTCTTGGCAGAGTCTGATTTGAGCCTGCCCGATGTGCAGGAAGCACTAGCCGACATGTTCATGGACCCTGATTTCCTCAAGATCCAAGAGGCAGGCATGCACGCTGTGCAGATGGTTGCGGCAAGAAAGGCAAAGCAATGCCAATAGGTGTAGGATCAAAGGCTACCGTGTGGCATGAGGATGATAAGACCTCAGAGATCAAGGGTCTCACCACTTCCGAACTTGCTCTACTCGTGGTAGGTTTGGGAGCGCTCGTTGAGTATGAGAGCATCAGTGCTACGGCTGCGATAGAGGCTCTTGATCTTCGGGAGGCTTTGGCCGAAGCAATGGATCTGAAATTGGGTCTCCCACCCCGCTTGACGGAGTCGCAGACGACTTGACACGCTAGACAGCAAGTGCAAGGATAGGCGCAGCAGGACAGCACAAAGCCCCAAACAGAGGGTCAGGGAAACTTGACACCGTGCGGGGAGCATGAAAGGGTACACAGTACGGGAATGGTCGTTCAGCAGGTAAGAAACCTGAGATGTCCGCATAAAACATGCGGGATAAGCTGTAACATCAGGGTTCACCATTCCGCCTAGTGGTTGCTTACCTTCTACAGGGATCGAATAATATCTCTCTGTAGCGGGTAAGGAACTACTAGACGCGCAGCACAATAGGAGTAGTAATGTGCATTGCAGGGGACGCGCCTTGTCCCAACGCTTGTCGGTGTGGTTGTAACTCTGGCGAATACGAATGTGCTTGTGAGGCTGCAATGCAGATCGTCTATCAGAACCGTGTGCCGCATGCTTCGCAAGAGGTCATTGACTCTGAGGTGTGGTCATGGCAGGATGGCACTGTGGACCACATCGGAGACAGTGTGGCACAGGCGATTGCGGCACAGTGGCACTCGCCTGGATCTCCGAACAGTACGGCACTGAGCACAATGGGTGCCGTTACGTGGGATATGCGCATTGAGGACTTTGCGAGTGATGTGGAGTACCTGTTGGCTGGGCAAGAGGACCGCTGGGCACTTGATGCCCTTGAGACCTACATTCAGGCTGCACAAGAGGGAGAGCTGTAAATGATGACTCGCCAGGATTTCGAGAAGTTCGCCATTGTCATTCGTGACCAGGTGAACAGTGTTCCTGATGGACTCAGTCCGTTTGAAAGGCATTTGATTGCGGCAACTCTCATCGAAATTGCCTCTGATCTCGCCGACGTGATGGAGGGTTCGAATTCTCTGTTTGACCGGAGTCGTTTCCTCAAGGCTTGTGGAGTGCCGGAGTAGTTCGCTTAGCTTTCTCTAGGAAATACACGTAAGGGTTGTGCCCTTATAGTTCCTAGGGATTACTAGCCGAATTACACAGGGTAATCGACTTAACGTGAAGGGTAGTCTCATGACTGCAATTACTGTCGCCGCTTTCTTCCCGGACAACGACGGTGAGATCGTTCGGGTGCACGATGCCTCTTGCACGCATACGCTGCGAGACTGGCGCGCCTATGGTGCTCCTGTCATGCTGTACGTGGAGACCGGTAAGGCCATCGTTCGACAGCTCAGCAAGAACGGTATTCGCTTCAAGGGTGTGCGCGTGATGCCCTGTGCACGGATTCCTGAAGGGTACTGGAGCCACACTCCGACCGGTGAGCGTATGAAGCTCCACCACACTCGTATCGGCGCTCTCAACGCCACTCACCGTATCCGCAAGATCGATGCGGAGTCGGGCCACTTCAACACCCCTGAGCTTGCGCCGTACATGAGCGTGCGCTACGGTTTCAAGTACACCAACGCCAAGTAATCCAGCGAATATCATTCCCGTTACGGCGGGATTGGTATTGACCGGATTAAAGGGTAATTCGGGCAACGAGAGGACTGTCATGTCAAGGGTTATCGATGTTCCCGAAACTGTTGCACTTGTTGACGCTGCGATTGAGTTGCGTGGACGCAAGTACGTCTATCCGCGTCCCCAGGGTGCTGGCTGCCAATACGTGACCAACCTGGGCACGCCTGAGCAGGAGCCTGGTTGCATTATTGGAGCGGCTCTGATCAATGGTGGAGTAGTAGAGCCTGAGTTCTTTTTGGGAGAGAATAACGCGGGTGAGTACAATCACCTGATCATCAATGCTATCTACGAAAGCATTCCTGGAGTGGAGTTCACTAGTCAAGCCATGTCTTACATGTCCATAGTTCAGGCACGACAGGATTGCGGTGAATCCTGGGGAGCCTCTGTTGACTACGCCAAGAGCAAGCTCGATATCAACTAGGGAGAAACAATATGGATAAGACTGCTCTTGCTAAGCTTGGATTTGCTATGGTCTGTTCCGTTCTACTTGGCGGAATGGTTCTGATGTTCGCGGCGCCGTTTGTTGGCCTGTCTTTCGGGTATTGGGCTGGAGTACTGATCTGCTATGCGATTGAGGGTATGATCGGCGCAGGTGTGATGTTCGGTATTCAGGCAGCCCAGGATGTTTAGGCTTCCAAGTAACTTCTATGATTGGATGCTATGAAGAAATTTAGGTATTTCGTTTGGGGATTTTCCTCCGCGTGGTTCCTTAGTTTGGCTCTAGTCGGTAGTATTTACGGCATGGTTGGACTAGTTCTGATTGTTGCTATTCTTGTTATTGACTATCTCTCTAGTTGATTGAGCTTCCCGCTATTCATACACGTTCTCTTTGTGAGGGAATAGGAATAGCGGGTTACTGAACCAATTAAAAGATCTTGAGGTCAGGTATTGACTCAGGCTGGCTAGGAGGCTAGGTTGAAGGCATGACAAAGACGATGGATCTTGCGGCACTGCTGTCCATGGACTCCAACGATGCACGGTGCATGGGACTCCGCAAGGTACGGGACATCATGAGTGTGAAGCGCAAGGATGCCGGATACCTGCGTCTGTGCGACTCGATCAGGAGCGAGGGTATCTCTTCCCCCATCCTGATCTGCCGTAGCCGTAGGGGACGTCCTGTAGTCTTCAACGGGCATCACAGGATCGCTGCCGCTATCGAATGCGGCATCACAGAGCTTCCGGTCACGGAAGATTTCATGCTGAGCGAAGATGAGAAGTGGACGGAAGAATGCGCGTAACTGAGGATGACTTTAACCGGCTGGTGACTCAGGTTGCAGTCTATGATCCGAAGTGGTATTTCGAAGACTACAACGAGGGTGTTACGGATCATGTAGTCCATCGCGTGTACCCGTTCCGCTACATCAACGAGCTGGACAGCTCTTACAGCTCAGTCCTGTTCGCCCGAGAGTTCTTGGAGCGCCAAGACATCGCCTATACGGTCGTCTACGACGCCGGAGACATGAATTGGTGCATCCTGTCCGACTACGCTCCTCCGCACTGGGTTGAGGCTGTAGAGCGCTCCAAGGCTTGGAATGATCAACTGACACTCCAGAACTTGCAGCCCCGGGAGCTTGACAAGCCTTTCGCCCCTGCACTAGGTTGGAACCAACAGCCCAGCGAATAAGGGAAGTTATGGAAACGGCAGTCAAGGAATATCGCGTATGGCTGGAGACTGGTGATCTGCTAGGTCTGGTCTGCGTCTACAAGCGGCGTGCATGGTGGACGGTTGAGAACGAACAGCCGTTCTATATCAGTGAGCGTCCGAAGCCCAAGGGTTTCCGCAGTGAGCAGGATGCTTACGACTACGCCATGGGCGAGGCAGAACGTTACATGTCTCAGGCCATGGAATGGGAAGAGGCAGAGACCGAACGTCAGGGTTACGCATGGGATGCGGAGTTCTCCGATTCCTATCACATTCAAGTGACGGAGGCAGAATGACCAGCACCAATGAGCAGGTTGCACAGGATTTCTTCAAGAACTTCCCGGATAAGCCTGGTGCGCGAGTCGGCGACAAGGTAGTCTTCCTGATGGTAGAGAACGACAGCATCCTCCGCTATCAGGGTACGCTGTGGCAGACACGGTCAGATGGTGCGGGTACCATCCTTGTAGGCAACCTGTTCAAGACTACCACCATGACCTACGTTCGCAAGGCACAGACGGATAGCTGAGTTTTTCACTGCATAGGGCTTGCGTTCTGTGCGGTGAGATGGTTAGCTAGCACCAGCAACCAACCGGACGAGAGGCTACACCATGACTGAGCTTGAGATGATGGCGCGAGTTGCTGTCAACCCGCTCGTACAGCAGTACCGCAAGGTTGTGCAGGAGTATCGTAACCGCATGGTCGCTGCGTATGGTCCCGACTTCGATGCCGAGTGGACGAACGATGCTGACCTTGACCCGCGCGGCTTCAAGATCATGACGGACCGTGAGCGTGAGAAGTACAATGCTCTGCACATCCGGATGAACGTGGTCCGGAAGATGGTCCGGGAAAGTCTTCAGAACCGCTAGACAGCGTAGCTAGTAGGGTATAGAGTTACACCAACAAGCCAAACAGAGCCAAACGGCTCAAGGACAAAGGATTACACCATGAACGCTCTGCTCCGGAAGCTCGTTTCGTACACCACCATCAGCGGCGAGACCGTCAAGGGCAAGATCATTGCGGCCGGTCGGGACAAGTACGGCCCGCTGTACGTCGTCAAGGTCACCACTGCGGATGTGCGTGCGTATGCCAAGGGTTCGACCTTCGCTGTCTCCGCTGAGAACTTCGGCAGTGTCCTGGTCCTGCGGTGAGAATCGCAATCATTGAGTGGACCGTGAACATTGGAAACGGTCCCAGGACAATGACACATGCGATTGTCGAGAGGACAGGACAAGATTTGGAAAGTGCCGCATCTCGTTGGGCATACATGTCCCTGTCCGAAAAGGCTTACGAGAACTGCACCATTACGGTGTGCAATACCGATCCCGCGAGCATGGAAGTTATTCGTGGATAATCTGATCTCAACCGTAGGGGAATTGCGAAAGAGGCTCGCAGGAATGCCGGACGATTGGCCGGTGGCTGTGTTCGTTGATGACAATTGCGGTTGCTGTTCTACCGGTGGCGGATGGGAGCAACTGCAAGTTGAGCTTACGGACGGAATGGTTAAGATTCGGTAATGGACTACTCAGATGCATATCCGCAGACTACGGGAGAACTGATTAAGTTTCTTCAGGAACTCCCCGCAGACACTCCGGTGTATATCAGTGCGCACGATGGTGGTTGGGAAGCTGTAGAGGCTTTCTTTGAGGATGGAATAGCTTACCTGAGCTAGTTCTCTTGTGGGATTCAGAATGCAGAGTTTCTGAGTCCTACTGGACCACTAGAGGAGAGAACATGGCTGACACGTCGATCGACTCTGACACGCTTGCCTACGTAGCAGCAGGAGCCAAGTATCTCGACGAAACATCGCCCGATTGGGCGCTGTACATGAATTCGCGAGAGCTGGACATGTCGGACGGAGAGTACTGCGTCCTCGGGCAATACCATGGAGACTATTTCACGGGTCTGAATGTTCGTAAGTTGTCGCATGATGACGCTCACGACTACGGTTTCAGTGTGCTGACGGCTGCTGGTTTTGAGGGTTCTGAGTATTGGGACACCTACGATGAGTGGACACAGCTCACCTACATGTGGCGTGATGAGATCGCCAAGCGTCTTGCCGTACATGTGCTCTAGTGGCTTGACAGGATGGAGCTTGCTCCGGTAAGTTCCTTCCTATCAGGTTCCTAAGCGGTAGGAATCGGAAACAGGAGATGAAAATGTCTGTTGATCTTGTGGCCTTGTTCGTCACGCTGGAGCAGTACGAGAGCACTGAGGAGAATACCACCAGCATTGGTGACATCATTCAGGAGTTTCCCGGCGTGTCGGAGACAGAGCTGTTTGAGGCTCTTGAGAAGCTTGCTGACGTGAAGCTGGTGGACGCTCTCGGACGCGGACTGACTGCTGAGTGGTTCATCGACGTCCCGGACGTCAACAGTGACAATGCGGAGAGTGTGGCAGAATCCGCTCTCAAGAGTGTTGAGCCGAAGCCTGAACCGCGCAAGCGTCGCACTGCTGCTGAGATGGCAGAGGCCAAGCGTCAGGAGCGCGAGCGTACGGAGTACAACGCCAAGGCTGCTGAGAGTCAGGATGCTGTGATGAGCCAGGGTGAGAACGTGGACTACAGTGATCTTGCTGAGGATGAGCTTCCCAGTGCTGTGCTGGAGATTCTGGAGGAGGCTCCGGCTACTCCGCTTGACGTTGCTCAGGCCATGGCTGTTCATCCGGCTACGCTGGTCACCGTTCCGAAGCCTTTCGTTTCGGTCGAGCATGAGAGCGACATTGAGAAGAACGGGCTTGCACTCGATGAGCCGGAGTTCATCCCTGAGCTTCCCGAGGGTGTCAACGGCAATACCTGGTACATGGCGCACGCTGCCATCACTCAGACTGCGCGTGACTGGTGGATGGGCAAGGCAGCAGAGCAGCGCAACGCTTTCATCCTGGCCAATCCTGGTACGTCGATCACTGAGCAGGAACTTGCTGCGCGTCTCTAGTGTGTGATAGGGATTGGGAATCATAAGATTCCCTTTCTCTATGACCTACTAGGAAGGGTTAGTAATGGAAAGCCTTTTTGGTCCTGAGTTTTGGGCAATCGTGGAAAGCAAGATGCGCGAGGGGCAGAGGAAGGGACAAGCGATTGTCAATCTGACCTGTGAGATGTTTCCGGAGGCACGACAGCTCGACGGTACTCTCTGGGATTGCTTCTACCGCGATTCCCTGATCAGTGACTACCTAGAGCGTTTGGTGGATCTTCTCACTAAGTAAGGAAAGGTAATGGCTAAACGCTTTCGAAAGGGACAGAGAATCATTCACCAGCGGCGTGCTTGTGAGAATGTCAGGAAAGCATACAATGCCACTCCTGCCGATGCTCACCGCTGGTTTGTTCTCAACGGAATTCCCATCATGGAATTGAGTGAAATGTCCCGCAAGAGGATCAATCGTCTGATGTATCAGAAGTAGCTGACACAGAGAAACCCCCTGGCCTACTCAAAGGCTTAGGGGGTTTCTTTATGCGGTTGACTTGACGTGTCCTCGCTAGAGTCTGTGCCGACACAGGAGCGGGAAGCTCTCAGAGCCTCTCTAACAAGATCCAATAGGGAGGGTGGACTCAGGGACCACCTAAGGGGTCAGAGGCTCTGAGAGAGCCCTACAGAGCCGTTGTGAGGCTACTTGTGGGCAGAGGCACCATGGCCGAACTCGCTAGCAGCAATCGCACGGCGTTGACGCTCGGCCATTTGACGTGTCTGTGGTTTCTTGCTATAAGTCTTGCCTGTATCCTTGTTCTTCACCTTGAAGCCAGAGCCGCTTTTGTCTACTGCGTAGGGCATTACTTGCCTCCGCAAGTCGGCACAGCGGTTGCTACAGGGCTCTTGATTGCCGGTTGAGAGTCCATGTCACCTTTGGCTGCACAGACTGTCAGAGCCACTCCAGAGGCCAGCACGACCGACAGAGCAGCAGTGCAACAGGTACGTCTGTCCCATGTTCGTTGATGATTACTCATGCAAATTCTCCTAAAAACAGAAAAGCGGATATATTCCCATTATATTGCAATGGGAATATATCCGCTGTGATTCTGCTATGAAGTTCTAGACGTAGGAGTTCTCCGAAACCTCTTCGAAGGTGATAGACACAGTGTCAGTCTTCACGTAGGTAACCCAACGGCTACCGTTACGGACAGCGATTTCTCCCCACTGATCGGTTTCAGCAGAGGAATCCGCCGTATAAGTCCCGTTCTTGTCCCGCACGACGTCACCAATGCGAATGGAAAGAACAGGCTCATTGTCATACGTGGCCATAGCCATTTTGGTTCCTTAAACGTAGTAATGATCAGCATTTACTGACCAATGCCAATCCCCTCTCTCACAGGGGAAGGACATTCGCTAGTAAAGACTAGTTCGTGAACACGTACAGCTCACTACCGTACTCATGCGTGTTGAAGTCGGATCGGACGTTGTCGAAAGTCTTCTGATAGTTGATCTCGATCCAGTCGGGAAGATTCTCAGGCAGATAATCCACCTGCTCCAGCCAGTCAGCCATGAAAGCTTCCTCAGAGTCATAGACTCCCTGGTAACCCTCCATGTACGGGCGACCGTGACGACCATGCTCGAACACCTCAGCATCGTGCCAGCCGAACAGCTCACCGTAAGCGATGATGATCCCGGCATTCTCAGGATCGGTTGCCAGGGCATCGAAAACCGCAGTGACAACCGCCAGGCGCTTGACGTTGATGTACTCACCCGAATTGTAATCGGTGTGAATCTCAATCTCGTTGATCTTCCAGCCGGTAGCCTCAAGATGGGCCAGAATGCGTCCAACCTGGTCAGAACCGTGATCCTCATTGAACCGAGCAATCCGGTTCGGGTAGTCCCGGTGCCACAGGTCCACGTAGAGCTCAGTGAACGTTTCGCCGCTAGCCATTGTATAGCCTCCGTTTCGGTTCCCAGTGAACCACACGGTACAGGTACTCCACAACCTGTACCATGCTGATGACTAGGCGTACGGATTCGACCAATGCCCGAACTTATGCAAGCTTACAGGGTGTTCCGTCAGTTGCAGGACCAGATCCATATGAAAGATCATGGCTTCAGTGTAGTCACCATGAGAAGTCACAGGGAAGCCCAGAGAATCGCCGTTGTGCGTAGTCGTGTCGTTGAAGACACAGGTTTCCAGTCCGTATCGTGCACTCTCGCAGGTAGAAACTTCCCAGTCACCTACCCGAGTCAATCGGACGACGTAGGGCAAGGTGTTCGGAATCTCTCGTGGGCATTGGTACATGCTGTCCTCCGTTCGGCCCCTGTTGGGCTGATGAGTAGAACACTAGACCCGATCACCCAACGTGTCAAGCGCTAGCTTCCACTAGGTCAACTCCGCACGTCAGAGCCCGTATGAGAGCCTGAGATTGACAAGGTGGACGTGGGATGCCAGTCTGTACCCATCGCGCCGCACAGAGGCGCACAGACAGTCTGGAGAGTACGTGGCAGACAGTTTTGATGATGCAGTCAGCGTGTTTGCGATAGCTGCACGGGACAACGGAATGCATATTGATTCCTTCCGTATGTTCTTCGCACAAGGTGAGGCACGATTGCGTGTCCAAGATGCTCTAGTGCGTAGGGGTGTTATAGAGAGGATCAAGCGAAACGGAAACATGATCTTCTATCGTTGGGCAGAGTAGTTGACTTCGGTCCCCATCTGTATTAGGGTGGGGATCACACACGGAGCGCTTGCGCTCTAAGAGCCACTTGTCGGGCTATTCGGCAACCTACGGATTCAAACCAGTCCTGCCCAAAAATAATTAGGAGTCGGAATGCTGAACTCTAATCTCCAGTTCATGGCGGTGTCTGCCGACATCATCACTGTTGCCCGGCAGATGCACACTTCGCATACCGTCCACGGATTTCTTAAGGGATTCGCTGGTGCCGATATCAGGCAGCAGCAGGAACTGCTGAAGATGCTTTTTACCCTGAACCTGGTTGATGGGAATACCATGGCGAATGCTAAGAATATCCATTGGACTATTCGCAAGTGGTTCTAAACAGAAATAGGGCTAGATTCCTTAACGGTTTCTAGCCCTATTTCTGTTTACTTTCCTTCTGATAATCCAATCAGGAACTGGTCCCAATTAACGTCTCGTATCTCTCCCCTAGCCACGAACATAGCTTCAAGGAACAGATGCAGAAAGTCTAATTCGGAATTGCTGATAGTTATGTCAATAATTCCATCGTCAGTATCCAGACAGATACCGAGTGTCTCTGTATCAGCGGACAGCACCAAGCCTGAATCGAATTCAGCGAGCAGTATGTCCCCAGTCAAAAGCTTCTGTACTAAGTTGTCGAATTCCTCCATTAGTAAACCCCATCTCCAAAACATACTAGGCAATCAGCGTCTTCGTACTTGTCCATACCTGTGCCGAAGCAAGAATGGCACGATCTCGTATCAGTCTCATCGAATATCTCGTACCCGAAAAGTTCATCCTCATTGTCAGGGTCAAACTGTTCGAGGGATTCCCTGTCATTTATGTCTACCACTAGTTAGTACTCTCCAAGAATTTCTGCATCCATTATTCCTAATTGTTCTACCGCGAGTTCTGGCGAGATTGCTGCTGGCAGCGCTGAGAAAGACTGATTGGTCATATCGCCGAATAAATTGCTGACCATCGACATCTGACCCTGCTGCTTTGCAGTCACAGTAAGTGAAAAGCCTTCCTGCTCCATATCGTGCTTGGTCTTCATAAGCTTTCCCAAACGGTCGATTTCACTGGATAGGTTAGGATCTGCGTATCCTCCTTCAGTGTCTTCGGCCATTTTCATGAACAAAACACGCTGTGCCTGCATCTCTACAAGCGTATCCATAAGGGAAGTGACCTGTTCCTTCGTACGGATGACGATAGGAATATCATAGGCACAAGTACTGTTCGGTTCAAACATAGGGCACTTGGCAGCAAGGAAACAGGTATCGCAGATACGCATGGACTCACTGCGCGTCTTCACCTTGGAGATCTCTACATCCTCATAGAGCCCGGTATCCTTGTTCTTTACTTTATTCGTCTCTGTATCGAAAGCCAGGAGAGGAATAGGACGCATCTGAGAAGGATCTCTGCGGGTAGGAGTTGGCAGTCTGTTCTGCACCCTTTCAAGGTCAGTACCAACTTGGTCAGTATCTAATTCCGTAAAGTCCTCATCGGGCATTTCGGTAGTGATAGTTACTCCTGTACGGTTTAGTGATGCAATTAGTTTCTTCCAGGACCACAATGATACACGAAGCATCTCCTGTGAGTCGTCTGCATTGATCTTAGCCAAGTCGAAACCGGCAGAAGTAAAGGTAGAACGCTCCTTCTTACGCGACTGGTCCTTCATCGACTTGGGATATCTCTTCAACTGATTATGAGACCAGACGATAGTGTCCCCGAATCTAGCGGGAGAAGTCCACGAAGTAGAGGATACAGACTCCCATTTAACGGCCTTCATAAGATCAGGCTTGGTCATGGACAGACCATGGAGTTTTACTCCGGACCTGGCCAGACGGTTAAGTACGGGAACGAGATCTCTTCCATTGAGAAGAGTCTGAGGAATTCCGACACGGCCGAACCGCTCTGCAAGGGAGTTGAGATCGTCCAATCCGTCGTCCCCATGCCATATTGGGAGAAACTTGTCGAACGCGACATCTCGCAGGGTATCCCTTTGCTCCTCAAGAAATCCAGGACCCAGATGAATTGAGTCAAACTCTCCGTAGAGTTCGATACGAGAGATATTTTCGCCAACCCACCGATAATAATCAGCTGCAAGCGATCTAAGTTCATCATCTGTATACTTATGCTCCTTTGCGTCATTTATTGTATGGCACCCCGAGTCAACGAATATATTAAAGGTGCTGTCGAATTTCTTATCCAGTTGCCAGAGGTTCTTCACTCTCTGGCGCATTCCCATAAAGTTCAGGCTTACATCCTCCACACCCATTTCCAGCATAAGCCGGGCATAAGTGGGAAGGTGTAAGCCTTGCTGATAGAGCTTCACTTACTCTTCCTTGTTCCCTAGTGGCTGACTGGCAGCAGATTCCCATTCCTTTGCCGCCGCAGCGAGAGTTCTGTCTCTTCCGCCCGCTGCCTGACTCTTACGTCTTGCTTGGACAGCTCTGCTCTTAGTATTCGCCCAAGCCTCCAAATGGGAACCAGCAGACGCTATTCCGCCTGGCTTGGCAGTCCAAGAGCCGACAGAGATAGTCTGTGGAGCTGCTTCAGTGGACACCTTTGCTGTTGCATTGGGCAGAGCCTGAGTAGAGGAACCGGGATGGACAGCTTGCGGGAATTGACCTGCTACAGGCTTAGCCACTGGCTTCTTTGCTCCTATTTTAGGTGGAGTATTGACCTTTGCTGCCGCTCTTGTTCTCTGGTTGCCCTCAGTAATAGCCTGACCGTGGGCATAGTTTCTCTGCTGCTGCATTGTCTTCTGCGCTTGACTGGCAACTTGAGCCTTCTGAGCTGTCGCCTGCTTCTGAGCTGGACTCGTCGGTACTGCGAAAGTACGTGGTGGAGCGCCCTGAGCAGGAGCCTGAGTGCCTTTGTTGACTCCGGCAGCATGAGCCTTCTGTGCGGTCATTGCAGCTGCCTGATGGGCCTTCTGCTGCTTCTGGTTGGCAGCCTGTGCTGTCTTCAGAGTAGAGTCTACGCCGTTCGCCCAAGTCTGTCTAGCATTGGTACGTGTTGCAGCAGTTTTCTTTGCCGCAAGGTTGTTACGGATTCCCTGCTTCACTGTCTTCGCATGGATATCCTTGAATACATTGTGCTTGAACTGTTCCCCGACAGTGTTGATACTACCTAGATTAGGAATATTCGCGGGCATATAGTCCTCCAGGACTAGAAATCATTGAATCTGGTATCTGTGGCTCTTGCTTCCAATTGTCTCTTCTTTTCTGCCAGAAGCTGATTCCAAGGAGTTATCGTGTCAGTGTGGCCGGGGCGGAAAGTAGGATTGGTGTACTGCGGGTGCAGGAACAGGAAGGAAGCAATTCCGTGCTCCAGTAATGCTGCGGCTACGCTGGTGTCAGACTCCAGTACGAGTGAGAGAGGACCGTCCTTACGTAATCTGCCGATCTGTAGAAGTCGTCTCTCTGCGGCATCTTCAGGATCGAGTTCATCATAGTAGACTTCTCTTACATGTTCAGTCATACCGTTCATAAGAAGCCAATAGCTTATCTTCTCACGGTTATGGCTATCAAAGATAAGGCTTATTCTATGGTCCTTAACGAGTGACTTATAAAGTAACAGGCCAGGGATGATAACTCCTGAGTCATTGGGCTGCCGTAATATACCTTCTACTACTATCGCTATATGGTTACCCCAGTTCTCACTCATTAGACTATTATCTCCGATAGTGACAGTCTTCCATCAGCTTCCATAATAGGTGTTACTTCATATTTCATACTATCGGCTCTATAGATCTGCCATTCAGAGAATATACGAACACCTAAGTCTGTGTTTACGACATAACGCTCTTTGTCTATAACATCTGAGACAGTACCCAGCAGGAACTCCAATACTGTTCCCTCGTTGTAGAACCATGTTCCTACTACTCGATCTCCTACTTCAAATCTGTTCATTATTCCCCAGTTAGTATCTCATTGAGTGCGTTGACAATACCGTCTCGCTTAGCTCTCTGCCAGGCGTAGTTATAGTAATCGCCGTAACCTTCACCAGTATTGGAGAAGGCTTCCTTACGTCCTAAGTGGATAGTATCGAACAGATTATTGGCCTGTTGTACGATCAACTTCTTATGCTGAGCCTTGTTAACGTTATTAGCTTCCTTATCCACAGCGTTATATCTATCGACAAGAGTCTTAGCTGCCATAAGATTAGCGTCAGCCGCATCTTCATACTCCTTAGGATAAAGAGTATTAGGCTGCTTAGCAGGCTTAACCGTCCATCCGTCAGTCGTTAGGTTATAAGCAGCATAAGGATGGATGTTGACAATACTATTGGACTCGTTCTCCACATACTGGTTCAGGAAGAACGTCAGCTCGTAGAACTGCTCAGTCCACCATCCGTGCTCTGTCTCATAGGCGAACATGTAGTCCGATGTCATAGGCCACAGATTCTTTTTCATATCAGTGTCTATGTAGTCGGCTATCTCTCCTCGGCTACTCCACTGGTAGTCAGGATTGTCTGTAACGAACTGGTTGAAATCTAGTCCGAAGAGGACGTCGAGATCACCGTTTCCACGATCCGAATCCCATTGATAGCTAATTCCACTGCCTGCCAGCCAAACCATAGTCCAAGCCCCAGGATTATTGTACTTACGGCCAAGATAATCCAAAAGAAGATGGTTGATAGTCTCGCGTACATTAGGTCTTAAGTGCTCGCCCTCGAATAGGTGTGGATCAAGTATCTGCGCGGGCTTACTGAAATAGCCGCTCTGTCCGTCTGTCAATGTAATCATGAATACAGCTTATCCTATCTGATACGAAAAAGGAAGCCCTATAGATTCTATAGGGCTTCCTCTATTATCTCGTACTACTTAACGACATTAAAACCATACTTCTTTCCCAGACGGACAAGGGAGTCATAACCAGGAATACCATTGGTATCCGTTCCCTTGTATCCGCACTTTGCCTGCCACTTACCGTATGCCTTCACAGTAAGGGAGCCGAATGAGCCATCAGCATAGTACTTCTTTGAAAGCAATCCGGCACGGTACAGAGCAGACTCTACCAGCTTTACGCCTGATGCATATGTCTGGTGTCCCTGAGAAGACTTAGGATCTGTCTGGGCTGCCTTGATCAGGTTGGACAAGTCAACAGTAGGCTTGCTAGGAGTTGGCTTAGTAGGTGGCTTTACTGGAACAAAGCTCTGTGACCAGGCGTGCAGGTCACTTAGGCTCAGCTTGCAGTAGTCCAGATCCGCACCCTTTACACCATACTGGTGGAACAGCCAATTGGCCTTAATTCCAGGTGCTCCGGCAGGAAGTCCGCCTGTAGCAATCCACAGGAAGTCCTGGTAGTAGCTGTTCGTATCAATATCTACCCAGTAGGACTTGTTGCAGTACAGACCGACAGGGTTGTGAGGAAGCTTTGCCTTGAGATCCTTCAGGAATGTATCCTTGTACGCACGCTTCTCAGCATCAGAAACACCCTTATTGTTTGCGTCATAGCCTTCCCAGTCCAGTACAACTGGCTCACCGGGCTTAGGAGCCACCTTTGCCAGGAAGTAATTGATCTCGGCGTCAGCGTTGTTGTGCATGTGAGGGTAGTGGTAGAAACCGGTGAGAATTCCAGCGGCTTCAGCAGTCTCTCTCTGTGATACCCAATTCGGATTCACGTAGGACAGTCCCTCGGTTACCTTGATGAAAGTAAAACTTACTCCGTGTGTAGTCGGCTTGGCACTGGTGTAACCTGACCAGTCCTGCCCGTAGATTCCTGACATTAGTTCTCCTTATGCGTAAGCCTGAGTGAACAGGAGCTTCCAGCCGGTTGGTCCAATACTGGGATCATAGGTGACACCAGTGGAATTCGTGTGGTTAGCGGTGTTGAATGCAGCCACAGAAGCCTGTGTATGAGCCCCATAGTTGTCTGCTAGGGCAATAGTCTTGTCCAGATATCCTGTGACCTGTAGAGCAGCCTGTAAAGGCTTTGCTGAAGGGTTTGACTTATTGGGTGCCAGTCCCGTTGGGAAAGCCGGGGGAACATAGACAGGAACTAATCGATAGTCATGCGGATCAGCCGTAGTAGGACAGATTCCATCCGGGAAATCAGGAGCAAAGTATCCTGTAATAGAAGGATCGGTGCGCAGACGCGTGTGGGAATATACACCATTGCCCTCAGCAGAACCGTCATTGTTGGTATTGCCGCCCTTTGTCGTTACGTTAGTAGCATCGAAGGATACGACGATCTCTGTGTGGTCTCCATCATCGAAGTTTACCCAAGCGCTGACAGAAGGATAAGCACTCCACTGTCCCTTTGCCTGTGCCCACGTGGTGAAGTCCACTACATTGTCAGTCTTGGGAACGATAGCGTCCAAGCCCTGGTCATGGTACATGCACCAGTTGAAGATGACGCACCATGAAACGCCGTTCTCTCCGTACTCTTCCCCGAAGATTGTCATGTTGTCGTAATCCGCGCCCACAAGAGTCTCGTAGACTCCCTCTGGAATGCTCTCCAAATGGGTAATCAAGTCTTGCCACTGTGCCATATTGTATTCCTTTAGTTGCGTAGCTTGCGGGGATCGATAAGTGAGGCTACTCTGTTCGCCTCTGCCTGCTGCTGTGCCATCTGCTGCATCTGCATAGCGCGCTGTTCCATGGTAATCGTGGTGGCTACGGCAGTCTGCTGAACCTGGCAGCTCATCATGATGTTGGAACAACCACCGACAATATCGTCAAGGCTTGGATCACGAAGAGGAGTGTACTCTCTATCAGCATAGTCGTAAACAGTAGTCCATTGTCCGTCCAATCCTTGGACTACTAGGAATGCTGTAGTGACATCAGGCTCCAGTTGTGGAGTCTCCTTGCCACTGTCATTTTGGTTCCTTATGGTTTCGTGTAGTGCGTCGATTTTCTTATGGGTTTCAACATGCTGTGCATTGATCTTCTTGTTCTGCTTATTGAAAGCAGTAAAAGTTACCCATGTGGTTACTACGAGTGATGCTTCCAGATTCCCGAATACATTATGGAAATTGAATACAAGGATAAGTACTGTAACTACAGCCATTAGTATATGTATATAGAAATCCAGTTTCATATTACTTCCCTACATGTGACTTTACACTTTGATGATACGGGCAGTATTCACAAATGAACGAACGCTTCACCTTTGTGTCGTCATACGTAGGAAGACCAGCAGCCTTGCGCTCTCGCGAGGTATTGGGCTTGATCTCCTTGGACACGTCGAGATAGTCATTGCACTTGGGCTGAGTGTTGGACTTGTATGCTGGCTGGTTGTGCCTGTTCCAGCACTCCAGTGCGTCAGCCTTCATCTGGTTCTGGACATCGTAGAAATCCTTGTCGAATCCTGTTCGCCCGTCTGACTCCAGGATCTTCTTAGTGATGTCCTTGCGGTACTCAGGGTCCTTCCAGTGGCGTGTAGGAACGAATCCTAACTTGCACCACTCAAGTACGTGTCTGTCCTCGAATGAAGGATGTCTGCGAAGGTGTGTCTCAAGGATATAGCCGATTCTAGGATCATTGTCCGCGTTGTCAGGATCATAATCCGGAATCTCGTCAATAGTTTGGCAAGGGTGGCAAATGATAAGGCCAGTAAGGTGGACGTTCTTATCCTTATGCGGATCAAACGTATCAGCCATTAAGTTCTCCAATTAGTAGTTCGTTCAACTTTTCCATGGTAACAGAAAAAGCCTTACCTCTCAACCATTAAGGAAGAAAGGTAAGGCTTCTACTTTAGTACTTCAGGCAGCCGATAGGAACATAGATCTCATCACCAGGATGGATCAGCGCTGGATTGGTGATCCAGGAGTTCACTGGCAAGGAAAGGATGATCTGGTAGGTAGTACCATGCGTACGGGCGATGTTGTACAGGGTATCGCCAGGCTGGACAACGTACCAGATGTACAGACCCTCATAGCAGTACCCAATAGGTGCATTCGGGTCGGTAATCGGCGGAGCAGGTTCAACAGGGATATGAACCGCAGGAGCCTGTGTGACAGCCTTGGAGGTCTTTACTGGGGCTGGAGTACTGTGATGGACTGTACGGCTCTTAGACGGGCTGTGAGGGGTCTTGGAGAGGCCATGAGAGCCACATCCCCAAGGGGACAGTCCACGATGTGAGTAGAGAGTCTCTGCAACTGCGATCTGCTCTGACTTGGTTGCCCCGTTTGCATTGTAGGCGTACTTGCCTCCACCGTTGCTGATCCAAGTATTGTGGTCGAACTGTAGTCCACCATAATAACCATTGCCTGTATTGATGTGCCAGTTGTTTGTGGATTCACACTGGGCGATAGCATTCCAGTTGACGGAAGCAGCATGAGCAGGAACAGCGAATCCGAGAATACTGACAACAGCGGCAGTTCCAAGTGCGATCTTGCTAATTGCGTTCATTTACTTCACCCATCCGAATGTAATGTAGGAGAATCCCCAGTTGTAGAATGCATCATCGATCTTTACCTTGCCGTGCGTACTGTTGGCATCGATCATCTCGTTGTGCCCGATGTAGATACCGACGTGCTGAACACTACCATGGTTCCAGAAGAACAGGATATCCCCGACCTGAACCGTGTGGTGTGCCTTGGTTTGGTGCTTAGAGGAAGTCTGGTGCTTCTTTGAAAGGTACGACCACTCAGTGTTGGTAGTAGTATGCGTCTTTCCCATATCATGGCCGACAGCCTTGAATGCTGAGTAGATCAGACCGGAGCAATCGAAGTGGTTAGGACCCAAGCGACCTGAGCTCTCACTGTAGGGCTTACCCATATCGTGCTTCTCAATGTAGCTGACTGCCTTGGAACCCGCAACCGTTGTGGCACTTGCATTCGTAGCAAGACCCATAACCGGAACAAGGGCAACAGCAGTGACAGCCAGGACGCGCTTAAGAGTATTACTAGACATGATTATCCAAACACTAGACAATAAGGACCGCTGCTACGTCCTGCGGAATGTCCGCGTTCTGTAACAACGGTCCTTAGTCTAGGCCGTACTACGCTGTTCTGTCAACTGCCTTGCTGCACCACGTTGGTGGGCATGTACTACCGTCCAGCCTACCAGGTCTTGCCGAAGACTGGTCCGTCTTCCTCTGTCTCAAATTTATTGTTGACAAAATCCCCAGTAGGAATTGTACGGTTAGTACCCGGAACATTGACAACGCGAGGCTGTCCGAATCCGTAGTACGGTAGACTCAATGAGCGCTTCGCAGCATAGTTCTCTTCAGAGTCCAGTGAGCTACTGGAGTCAGGACGAAGCTGCTTTACCTGTCCATCCATGTACGCCCCACGGTTTAGGTCTGCATTCATGGATCTCAATTGTGGATAAGCCATATCAATTTCCTTTACTGTGGCTTCTTAGGACGTCCTGCTTTGCCCTTGACAACGGCTACAGGCTTGATCATCTTGTACTTGGAGGCATCCGCCGACGCTACCTTCTTAGGTGCGCGGGCTACGTCTCCCCTACGTCTGTCGCTACTCTTTCGAGCAGTCGGTACAGATCTCGGTGCTTTCTTCTCTGCCATAGTAATCTCCTCTACCACTGGCCGGTAATATTCGGATAAGAAGTTCCTTCGTAACCACCCTCAGTTCCGGAGAAGTTCCCGAACTGTGCGGAGAAGGAGTCATCTACAGTAATGATGTCCTCTATACCTGGAGTATAGTCTCTGTACCCGAATCTGTCAGGTGTGCGGCCGATATTGGGGATAGGAGGCTTTCTGTTCGCCGCGTCAGAATAAGCATTTGCCACCAACTGAGCAGATACAAGCTGCTCTGCAAATGACTGTACAGGCTTGGTGACGTTGTATATAGGATTCTCGTCACCCTGTTCCCTTTTAGTGGGATTGTAGTTCTGGTTCTGCTTGTCCATTAAACTGATCTCCCACTTCCGGATGCTGACCAGCCAGGAAGGTTGGTTCGAGCTTGCCATTCCCTCATCTGCGGACTTATGTTGCCAGACATCTGTGGATCGTAGGCGATGTTCAGTTCCTTAGCCAGTTCCTTGGCCTTCTCATTGGTGATGTACTTTCCACCATGGGCTAGACGTTCCAGAGGATTTCCCTGTGCCGCGAATCTGTGCTTGTCTCCGTGGAGTCTGTTCTCCAGCGTTGTATAAGGAGTAAGGTCCTCAGGCCAGAAATAGTCCTGAACGCCGATTCTAGAGCCCTTGTGGACTCCTCTGGAGTAGCTTCTGGCATTGTTGCGGACAGTCTGAAGGAGCTTGTCCTGTCGTCTGTCGATAACAGAGCCGAGATACCCGTCAGGGTATTGGGCTTCAGGTGTCTTACCTGTTGACGCAGCCAATCGGGCATCGAGAATGGAACGGAAACCTGTAAGGGCTTGTCCTCCACCACCAGCGTACTGGGTAACAGATCCCTGCTGTCCGACAGGCGGCATGTACTGCGTATTGTTGAGTCCTGCTACTGAGCTAGGCATCTTCCTCCTCTATTCCCAGCTTGGTCATGATCTTCTCCAGCATCTGCTCCGACTTTATATCGGCTTCTAGATCCTGGTCGAACTTGTCTCTGTCCAATTTAGCCTGTCTGTTCTGCGAGAACAGGATAATCGGTGCCGCATAAGAAGCCTGTAGAGACAGCAGTAGAGTCATGAAAATGAACGGATAATGGTCGAACTGCATTCCACTCGGTGCGAAGATGTTCCAGAGGAACCACATAACAATGAAAAATGTCATCCCACCGATGAACTTCAAAGACCCGAAGAATACAGCGAATCTATCAGCATAACTATTGATCTTGCTATCAGTGGGATCTTCCATTAGTTCGATGCCTTCTTTGCTGCTAAGCGCCAGTTGTCTGTCCAGGACCCACGGGAAGGCATCATAACGACGCGTCGTGGGGTGTCTGTGGCACTGGCAGCGTTCTTCTCGTACAGGGTTGCTGTAGGGTGCAGAGTAGCTCCCATCTTGCCGTAGGCAGCGCTGCGGTTGCTCTTGGTGCCCAAGAAGCTGTCAGAGCTTCCCTTTCCGCCCTGTCCTCTTGGTCGGCTACGTCCACGCTCAGCCTTTCCAACGCAGGACAGTACTGCTGCGGAGGTTCCCATTGTTGGGAAGGAACCAGTGCCAATAGTATCTGTCATATTAACTCCTAAATAGTTATAGCAGCAGTATTGTGGCTGCCACAGTCTAAACATTGATTTAAGATACCTTGGCCATGGCTTCCGGTTCTCAGTTGTAAATTTTCTATACGGTTGTCCAAGGTGTCGCCATTTATGTGATGTACCGTTTCTTGTGGAAATGGTAGAAGGAATCTACCTATGTTACGTTCCATAACTAGTCTATGCTGTGCCACGTATCTAGCTCTGGTGGTTTTTCCCGCATATGTAGGATCTACTTTTTCAAGAATATATCCATTCTTTTCCTTAGTGAAACCTGGAGACTCTTTTCTTCCTCTAGGCTTAGCCGTTGGAATTACTGTAGGATCTCCATATTGTCTCTTACGAGAATGATGTAAAGAGCATAAATCCTTAATAAGGATAGGCTCTCTACATTCATCAATTGTACAAGTCCATCTATCAGGATCACTCTTCCATCGAAGAAAAAGATAGTGCTTCTGACAGTGATCTTTTCTAAAAAGTTTGTTAAAACAGTTGTCATAGCTACATGTATTAGTCATATAGCTATACTATCGTAATGTTAGAAATGAACCGGTTCTGTTGATGTCATGTGTTCTCCTAGGAACGGTAGTATGCGTGAATGCGAGATGCTGACTGAGTGGATTCACTCTGCCCATTCGGATTGCTGGCTATAGGAGACAGTACCGAACTGGGTTGGTAAGAAGTAGGAGCTACCTGCTGAACTGAATGGGTACTCCCTCCACCAGAGATGCCAGAAGAGAATTCGGCGGTTCTGGAAGAGGGAAGCTGCGAAGGTGAGGCTCCCATAGGCATACCGTTGTGGTAATCTGTTCCTGCCATTGTATGCTCCTGGTCTACGTTACTATTACCTTGAAAATGAGAGCACTGATATCTCCATCTTCCATGGTTACCGTAGTAAATCCTGGACGGACAGAGAGAATGCTTCCTCTGGGACCAACAAAGGACTGTGCAATAGCTACAGCCTTCATAGTCTGATTAACTGCTGCCGCGCCGATTGCTCGGAGAGTGATCTCCTTGCCCTCATAGACGTTGTTGGCAATCGCTGCTGCTAACTTTGCTGCGGAAGAGGATGACTTCACCTTGAGAAGTACCTCGTTGTTTTCTACCATATTTTTCTCCGTATTTGATTTGCCGATAAAATAAAACAGCCTTACCCCTCATTATAAGGGATAAGGCTGCTGACTACGCAGTATATAACATATGGGCTAATCCATAGGCATCTGCTAAGTTGTTATCGGTTATATCTGGTTCCCATTTCTGTACTGCGGCCACCATTTCTTCCTTGGAAGCTTTTCCACTTCCTGTGACGTACTGCTTGAGCGTTGTCGGTGGAATAGCGATCGGGTCTTGGTATAAGACCAGTCGGGAGGTAAGTTTAACGACTCCTCCCAGTTCGCCAAGCTTCTCCCTATTAAGTCGTGCTCCATATGCGTAGCCTTCCATTGCTATGTGTATTTCGGCGCCGGAGGATTGATGCATAGTGAAGTACATGAGAAGGTCGTCATAGATCTTTACTAAGCGTTCCCCCTCTGTCTTGAACTTGCTGAGTGGGTACTTCAGTAAAGATTTCTGATGGCAGTGACCTGTCTCGTCCAAAACCACTAGCCCAAATCCGCTATAGGACTGATCGATTCCGATCATCAATTTCTTTGGGCTCACCATCTTGCGGGATCGGGATGTCATTCTTGAGGATCTTCACCGTTTCTAGGTTTATCTTTGCATCTGCCTGAGTCTCAGGAGAATTGTGCTTGGCATAGTCTTGTGCAGCCTGTTCCAGTAATTCCTTTGCTGCCTCTGTCGGGTCGCTCATTACTGCACCCATATTCCGTATCGGCTTGAATAGACCTTCTCGTATGTCTTCTTGTCCACCATGACCATATAGGAATTACCACGGGGACGATTCGTGCTCTTAGGGTTCTGAGCGTCATACTCTATATCAAAAGCATACGCGTCTTCAGGAGAGCGGTGCAGAGAATGCCCTGCTGCCCAGTCCTGTCGCTGTACTCGCCAAGTACTCACTAGAACTCCTCATGCTCGCAACAATTGCACTTACAGGGAATTTTCACACCGCAGTCACGGAACGCATCGAGAATACTGGGGTAGTCCATGAACAGCTCTACTGACTCATCCTCGGTATCCCAGTCACCATTCTGAAGCTGCCTGATCAGAACCGTAGCAAGTCTCTTCAGAGCTGGCCCGGTAACTCCATCGTGGATAGCCACTCTCATAGTCTCATCGAAAATAGGATTGGCACTATTCCAGCCCATTTATTTTCTCCCTTTGTTGTAGAAATTCTTGCAGATCTGCGAGCAGAAAGGAAACCATTTGGGAACTGCTAGTTGGCCACAGGCACATATTCCAGGTACTCTGTGCGTTCCTGTCACTCCCAGACCTCCTCGTAAGGTATACCAGCTTTCGCTGCCATATCGATAGTCATCTGTGTGCCTCTGTTCTTGGCTCCTTCTAAGAAGAACCCTAGCACCATGTCCGGCTTACTGTCAATCATCAGTTGGTTGCGGATAGCGAAGTCTCTAGGGTAAAGCACTGTACGCCCGTCTGAGGGCTTAGGAGGGAAGGGTACTACCTCCCAGCCACGACCATAACCATAGGCCGCACAGTAGGCGTCTACGCCTCCCTCAGGGCACTCTCCGTGCCATAGCTCAAGGTGCTTGTGAGGTCCGTCCGCATATTCTTCCAGGTACGGAAAAATGACCTGCATTTTCGATGCAGGCCACTCTCTTGATCCCGTAACCAATAGCTTGGTCACTTCTTTTTCTTGTGCCTTCCCTTTTCCTTGGTGATCTTTCCACCAGCACTGTCAATGAGCCGAATATCCAGCTCTAACTGGATCTCCTTGTCATTGGGAACCCTTCCCATACGGTACTCCAGCTCCTGCTTGACAATTTCCCAGTCCTTGTCGCCCTTACTCATTTATATCACCCTTCTTGTATTTCTTTACTTCTTCTCTTTCGTGCTTCCTACAGAGATAGTGACCCTTTGAGCCCTTGTATACAAACCAGGTAACAAGGGTCACTCTCTTCTGTCCTCCGCAGATAATACACTTGTCTTTTTCATGACTGCCCATAACTACCACCACACCAAAAAGAGATATACTCCAGCCGGAATCTCATCCATCTGGTAAAGAGCCTCTAGAATATCGTGGGGATTAGGCTTGTCGTCAGGCTTAGCATTGACCAGATCTTCCATGAACCTGTCGAGATCAAAGGAAACCGCGTGGCCGAATTCATCCCAGCTATACACGCCATCATAATCCCACATACCCACCTCGTAAGTCCAGTAGGTGTTCTGGTAGGGGTACATCATGATAGGCGCGTAGCGATAATTTATGTTGAAGCGCTCGTTGACGAAATTCTGGAAATTTTCCGACCAGATTTCGTTGTAAGTCTTTACGTCATTTGGAAACTTCATATTATCTCCTTTTGTCGAGTAAAACTAACACGGGAGTGGGTTTTTAGTCCACTCCCATATTAATTCGGCTCAGTCAATCCACTTGTCACTGTGTACAGTACAAGCCCAGCTACTTGCATCACGCTTGTAAGGAAGGGGAAGACCCAATCCCACAAGCCTTGGTCGATGCTTCATGCGATGCAGGACAACATTTTCATTGTGGCCACAGTTCGGGCAGGACGGACCCTTTCCCTTAGTCTTATTATCTGCGTATCGATCGAAAGAATCAGCCATTACCACTATTTCTCATCCGGAAATATTGCGTAGACTAGCTCAACAGAATGATTTGCTGCGTGCTGTGCTGCGTCTTCCCAGCCTGTTTTGTAGTAATCAAGGGCTAGTTTGTACAGATCCGTACGAAATTCCTTGTCATCTACAGCCTGCAAACTCTCAGGTAGTTCTGTAGTAAGAAATAGCTCTAACTCGGGAATATTATAAAACTTCTCGTTACTCATTGAAAGGGCTCCTCAGGAAAGTCCTGGTAACTGGCTGGGGCAATCTCTCGTAGCTCAGCGAGTAGCAAAGTAGCAAGCTCCCTGATCTCAGCATCCGCATGCTTGGAGTAACGCTTGAAGAACACGTCACGCCATGCGCGATGGTTCGCTGTGATAACCATACTCACAGGAGCGCAGTTTGGCAAGACGCTTCGGGCTGCCTCACGGGCTTCCTTGCGTGTCTTCCCTTGTGCTGTAAGAACATTAACGTAGCTCTCATAGCTTGTCAATGCCCTCTTGTACTCGGCACGAAGATCGTCTTCAAGCTCTGTCCCTCGGATAGCTGGAGGAATGACAGGATCAGTGCCACTGTAGTCCACATAGCGCTGACTCTCAACCGAGAAGCTAGCATGACGATGACGAGTCAGTTCAGCCAGCAAAGAACGGCTTACCTCTGTAATGTAGAACGTGGCAGATGCATGCTCAAGAACACTGAAATGACTCTGATTAATGATATTGCCGATATACCTTTCATCAGTCTGTGTAGCCGGATTCGGCATATTCCAGGACTGGTAGCAAGAACGTCCAGCAAAATGAGCCAGAGTATCAGCGTCAAAATGCCTGTCTTCCCAGTGGTAGAAATTGGGACGATCCAAGAACTGTCGCCCGAACTTCGTATCGAACAGATCACGCGGAATCTCGTGCATTTCAGTTGAAGCAATAAGCGTAACCTTCACTCAGAATCCTTTGTTGGTTGAAATGTAGCGTCGTAAGCATATCCCCAAGATTGTCCGAAATCCTGATAATTCTGGATTTCTTGCAGGGCTTCCCCAGCATCACCTGCGAAATGGATCTTATCCATGATGATTTCTGCCAGTTCCCAAAATGGAAGAAAACGTGTGTGGGATCCAGAAAGATCCTCAATCGGAATACCCTTTTCAACCAGGTAACAGCCGATCAGACAACTGGGAGACTTCTCGTCATCCACATAACCGCATGCAAATGATCCATCAGAAATCTCAATGGGTTCGTAAATCTTGTCCATGCCGCCGTATTTCGCAATAACGGCAGGCATCTCGTCCCGGACATCTTCCCAGTCAATATAGAGCACTGTCAGACCTTCTGGTAGTTAGCGGCAAGGGAATCATAGGAAACGGCTACAAGAGCCCTGTCCTTACCGCCTCGAAGGTACACCGTTTTGTTCTTCTTGTCCACAGTGTCCACCTTGTAGATGACATCAGTGATCATGTTGTGCTTGTAGCTCTCACCCTTACGGGGCATTTGCATTCCTAACGCTCGACGCCAAAGTTTTTATAAATCTCTAGTATTGCTTTTACTAGTTTAGGGTGAGTCTCTTTCTCACATTTGTTGTTATTAATTAAACAGGGCCAGGGAGACTGGTGCCTAGAGCACACTGCTTCCTGACTAGGCGTTGTACTTGCCATTACGTTCCTCTACGTTAGTACGGGAAGTTCGTCTTGTCAACTCTCTTGAAACCGTTTTAGCGCAAGCTTCCAAGTGAGCATACACTGCTTTCACTCTCTCCGCAAAGGACTCGGCTACTAACAGAGCATAGTCAGCTTCCTGAACTTCTGGCTCTAAGGCCACCAGAGCTTTTGTCTCAGCTACAGTCTTTGCTTTCTTTTGTACAGTGTACTTATCGCTGATAGCTTGTAATTTTCTAGTAACCAGACGAACCTCAATAGCGGCCTCAGCTACTTGGTAACCCGCGTAGCCTGTCCAGCTAGTAAACTCACTCAGAAGCTCCATCAAAGCGTGGTCAGGAAGGTCGGACAACCCTACCGGAAGTTCCGGCTGGTCGTCTGAGGGGCGTGCTGGGGCTCGTAAGCCTATCTTCTCCAGTCCCCACCCGCTCTGTACTGCTTGACTTCTCGTTGCCATATTTCTCGCAATCCTTACAACTAGAACCAGTAATACATATAGGAGCTACACCCATTTCCAAGCCCACGACAATAGCATCGCAAAAGCCTAACATCTCGTCACAATACTCAGGATCGTATTTAACTACGAATTCCTTTACCCCTTGATTGAACTTAGCCTCATAAATGAATATGATCTGGTCAAAGGAAAGACCCATAATATTGCACAAGCGCAGATAGAGCTGTCCCTGTCGAACATGGGAAGGAAATGGCTCTTTGATATCCTTCCAGAGTCCCTGAAGGTATATTTTCTGACCATCTGAATTGGCCTCGTATACTTCAGGTGCCTCTATTCTAACCGTACCAGCGCCTACCGACTTAATCTCGATAAGAGCGTCCAAATGCGGGATAGCTCCATCAGCATGGCCGGAGATAAGATACTGCTCTGCCCGCAAAGGTACCTCGCGGTATATATCGACTCCACCGGATCGTTCACAGTGCTCACAGAACTGACCAGCCTCGAACAGGTGGGACTTGGTAACGTAGCCACAAGTATGGCACTCCCAGTTTCCCCAGAGCAATCCCATGTCCCTCAGACGGTTCTGCCACTTGGTGTGGATCATGTGACCTTCGTCGAAGATGTTCAGGAGCTGGACACCTACGTACTCAGGAGGCTTGAGAAAGGGGTTGGACGCCTCTCTACAGGCCGCAATACGGTAGTAGGTACCTCTGGGACACCAGTCTGTCTTCGCCATCTCAGAGGGGTGAATAATGTCCTGTCGTCTGTTGCTGGGCTTGGCGTGTTCCTTGATCATCCATGCTTGGATCTCTCCGACTAGCAGAGTCCCCTTTGAGGCATTGGAGTAGGCTGCCAGATTTCCGGTCAGCTTAGGACCCCAACCCTTTTCTACTACTGCCAAGACTTTCTTTCCTTCCGTAACTGAGCTCTCTCGTCTGGTCTCATTCCGCCCCAGCATCCGTAGCGCTCATTGTTTACCATTGCGAATTCTAAACAGGCTTCCAGCAATGGGCAAGGCTTTCCATCGTACAGTCCTGTACAAACAGCTTTAGCATCAGCATATGACTCCTCTATATCCTCTTCGGGATACCAAGGATCTTCATCTGCTGATGCCGGGAACGCTACACATTTAGCTGTCTTACTGGGATCATCGTGAAACCATTGTGGAGCCAGGCTACGTAACTTCATTACCAATTTCTGCTCTTTCCCTGAGTTCAAAATAGTCGTCCCTGGACATGATTACCCAAGAATTACCACTGGTCTTGAACTCTACCAGAAAGATCGGAATTCGTCCATCTATAAGTGCTTGAGTGGAATTCTTTTCCAACTCCGCATCTTTGAGCGGATAGGATTTGGCTGAAGTTATCTTCAATTCCCATAGTTCGTTGTCAGACCTGACGTCTCCTTTACGAACCCAACCGTTACCACTGCCAGAATTAACAGAACCCCCGAGCTTTCGCGCGAGGGTCCTTTCCTGCTTCTGTGAATCCTTGAGTGTTGCCACTAAAGGAGAGTCACAAATTCATGGGCTTCAGTATCCACATCGAGAGGATCGTAGTCGTACGTGCCAGCAGTACAGTCACAACCACCCATACCGCAGAACCTCTCACGCTCAATCCTGACTTCCTTGTTCGGGTCTTCCTTCAGAAGGACTGCAATCAACTCATGTACCAGCATGTTCTCTCCTCTTATAGAAACTTGGCGAGCTTTCCACAGATATTCGTTACGTCAATAACAGCCTTGTTCTTCTCGTCCTCTGTCTTGTAGCTGTGCTCTGTAAAGTGCTGAAGGCTTTCCGTGAGTTCCCTAATGGCATCCCACTTGGTCTTCGGCTTCACCTTATCAAGACTGGTGTAGCCCTCAAATGGGCTTGGACAAGAACAACCGCTGTCCGAGATGACATAGAACTTGTCCTCTCCGTCATGAAGAACAGCAGTGATATCGAAGTCCCACTCAGGTTCACCCCACTGAAGAGAGCCAATAAATTGCAGCCCGAAATACTCAGGCTGGTTGTACAGGTCCGGCTTGTCCCAACCCATTACTACTCCTACAGATAGTCGATAACTACAATGTCGTAAGGGGATATATCAATGATAATATCCTTCAGAGCATAATCCCCGAAATCGTCCCAACCCAAGGGATCGGATGGCTCATGGAGCGTAGCAACCTTGACCTCCATATTCCCAGGGAAAGTAGAGAGTATCTTGATAACGTCAGCAACAGTCATTTCTTCTCCTTCACACAAGTCTTGTGAACCCAGCCATGTCCATATGGGTCAGGTGTAGCCTGGTTCAATCCGATCTTAAGCTTACAGATATGACAGGTTGGAACTAATAAAGTCATCACTTCTCCTTAAGTATTCCAGCCAGACTCTCCTACAAGAGGAGAGAAAGGCAAGCTACTTAAGCCTCTAGATCAGTTGCAGCAGACTTGTCCGTCTTGCCAAGAACCAGCTTGATAACGTCCCGGACAATTCCAATACCGAACTTGGCAAAGAATGCAACAGGCCATACCGTAATGAAAAAGCTTCGGTACAGGGCACAAAGCAGAAGACCAAGATCCTTGCCGTACTTACTGCGGAATCCGTCCAGGCTTCGATGCTCGATAACATCATCTGACACGGTAACAGCACCGATTGCCCAGAAAATACCACCAGCAATGATAGCAATAGTAATCCAGAACATTTCTCTCCTTAAATAGGCCAGTCAAACCCTGCTACGAGAGCAGGGAGAGACAAGCTACTTACTGAGAATACTGCGGATCTGCTGAGCAGCAGCCTTCAAACATACTTCCAGGAAGATTCCAAGAAGTACAATAGCTCCCGTAATACCCACGAATGTCCAACCGCCAAACACAGACGCCAGTCCAATACCGATAATGCTCACAACAAGGATGAGTACCGAAGCCTTGCGCTCTGCTACCCGCAGACCCTCTTCAGGGTCAGAGAACTTCTCTCGGATAAGGTCGGCAAATTCCTGAGGATCAGTCACTTTGCAATCTCCCACTTGTGGATGTCGTCGTTCTCTGTGAGTACCTTATACCGTGCGCCGATCTCGCGCAACTCCACGATCAGACCCTCAGCCTTGTAGCCAGGAGAAGCCTTGGAGCCGTTGTCGATCAGGTCTTGCTTCAGCTCCTGAATCTTAGCACCGTCATACGGCCCGGTAAAGAGCAGAGGAACGATGTACAGTCCCAGGTCGAACATGTCATCAGTTGGGTGAAGCTCTCCAAGCCAGCGCTCAGCATTGAAGAGACTGAAACGCTTCGGCACACCGTAACCGCGCTGAATGCCAGAGCCCCACCACTCACCGTAGTGGTCACCAGGACCAAGGATGGACACCAGCTCGTTGAGGTTGTCGGATACCCAACCAGCAAATCCGGCATTGTCAGTGGACTTACCTGGAGCAATGAATCGGTTACGGGACTGGACCCACACGTTGTACATACCGTTATCGTCAACGGCAACAACTGAAAGAGCCGCAGAAGCGTCAACCAGGGGATCGAAAGGACGAATACGGATAGCACCATTGCTACCGTCAAGCTTCTCAGTAATACGCATCTTCTCCTTGGAGAGTCGCGGGATACTGCTAAACTTTTGGAACTCCATAGTGGTATAGCCTCCTGTTTTAGTTAGACGTACATCTCTGAACCGTCAGCACCATCAAATGCCCAGGCGCCTCTGTCATGATCCCACTGGACCTGCCCGGTTTCCCCTTCGATCTTCAGCGCCCCGCAGTCACACTGTACCAGCAGAATCTCTTCCCCCGCAAGGTCTAGGGCATTCAAGGCAATCATCAGTGACTGCCAGCGGATCTTCTGCTCAGGAGAAAGATTGTCTTCCATTGGACTCCTAGATATAGTCGGCTAGAACTACTGTCAAGTCAACAGTACTTCCGTAGGTTGAAGGAATCTTCACACCCTTGGTAATGCGGGTCAAGTTTGTAACTCTCTCGTAGACAGTATAGGTAAAGCCCTGAGGATACAACTCGGTATTGTCCGTGCAAGGCAGGGTAATACTGAAAGTCCCTGGTCCACCCTGGTTGGGTGCTCCACCTGCTGTACCTGGAAGGTACGCCACAAGTGGTGGGGTTGTCAAGAACTCTGCGTCAGTGGCGTCAGAGAGACTGCCAACGCTCGGAATGAACTGTATCGTACCGTTCTCTCCAGCGCCACTGATGAAGTTGATGTACTTACCCGTAACTATGATGGTCTTTCCACCGGTAACACTCATAAACTAGTCCTTATTGGTAGCTATTTCGAGGGTCAGTCTCATGATCTCCTCGCGTAGCTCAATGTTATCGCGGATAGCTTCCACCATGACATCTCTGCCCTTCCAGCCCAGTCTTTCCGTTGCCCCGATCGGTGTGTAGTAGAACATACCACCTCCACCACGCTCGATGACCTTGAACAGGACACCCATGGTGATGATATCCTTCACAGCATCGTACTGTCCAGGCTTGAAGCCACCTTCTGTGTAGTCGAAGTACATATCTGCTGCTGCTGTTCTCTGTGGTGCACCCTGCTTGTTCTTGGTGATCTGGTACTTCGTGGTCTGACCAACAGGAACCTTGCCCAAGCCTTCACGGGACTCAGTAACCCAGTCGTCTCGGCTGATCTTTACACGCTGGTAGAAATTGTAGTTCTTAGCCTTACCACCTGGTTCAGTCTTAGGTGTTCCGTGTGGAGAATAGCCACCGATATTGTCACGGTACTGGTTGACGAAGAATCCGATATAAGGACGATCGTCAGTGAAGCTGTCCGTAATCTTACGGAAGAACTGTCCTACTCTTCGGGCGCCGGAAGCCATAGAGAATTCCTCCATGGTCTTATCCGCTTCCGCGTCTGCAATCAGTGCAGGATAGGAGTCGATGACAATGCAGTCAAAGGAATGGGAACGTGCAGCATTGATAACGCCCTGGAATCCCAATTCCATGTTGTTGGTCTCATCCACAACAACTCTGTCATTGTCTATACCATTCAGTGCAGCCCAGTCAGGATTGTAGGGCTCAGATGCCAACCAGTAGACAGAGTAGTCGTCCCTCAATGCCTGGTTCGTAGCAATAGTATGCAGAATGGTAGTCGTCTTGCTACTGCTTGCTTCTCCTACTACTTCAATCCATCTGTTGTTCGCCCAGCCACCACCTAATGCGACGTCTAAGGACAAGATCCCTGAGGTCTGGCACGGAGGTACATAGATTTCTGAGCCTAAGATAAGCGGTCTGTGCCCATCCTTTACTAACTTCTTGTTCATCTCAGCCTTGAAAGCCTTGATCTTTAATGCCTGTTCCGAAGTAACCACTTTGCTCCTCAATAGAGTAACCCCTGATAAGCCTAAGCCTATCAGGGGTTACTGACATTCGTCAATACTTATTCATCCGGCTCACGCATGGCATCCCTCAGGATATCCAAAACGGTACAGCCTACTACAAAGATGGTGAACACCATACCTACGGACATCCAGAAAGGATTGCCGAGGATTATGATAATGATTCCGATGACAAAGGAGCTGAAGTAGCTCCCGATAATGCGTATCACGTAGAACACAGCTCCTTCAGTCCTCGTTGATCGAGACCGTCGAACTGCTTGTTGAAAGCTACTCGACAATCCTTGTGCATGGCCCGCATGTTGTCAGGCGTGCCAGGCTTCGTCTTGTCCCACCTTACCTTGTCGTACTTCCGCTTGTCAAGCTTCGTGTCACACCAGACACACTTGCCGTGCTGCTTGTTGTAGAGGTAGTGAGGCTTCCTGTCAGTGAAACCCTCATCACCCCGCTCAGAATTGCAGGTACTGTGGGCAAGCTGGAGGTTGTCTGCATCATCAGTACCTCCAGCCGAACGTGGGACAACGTGGTCTACGTTGCAATCCCGAATGTCTGCGAACCGGAAGCAGATCTGGCAGATACCCAGATCCCGCTTCCACAGCTCCCAGAGTGTATCCATTCCCATTCCCCGGTAGTGCGACACTTCTTGACGCCTCCTTTAGACAAGGTCTACAGTCTCACATCCTCCATCAGCAGAGCAAGCGAGGGTCTGTGAACCAACGGTTTGATCGTACTGTTCGTACCAACTGAGTTCTTCCCAAGGAAGTTCAGTAGGTGTTCTGGCTACTAAATCATCGTACTGTTCCTGTGTCAAGCTCTGATACGGAGCCTGCTTGTAGACATGGTCGGAGTAAGGGAGGAAGGCTACTCCGGACAGCTCATCGAAGTTCTGCCAGACCCATGCACCTGTCTCCATCCATTCGTCTTCCTTCACTGTGATAGTAACGGAAGGCTTGTGCTCTGTCCAGTGGCGCTGATAGGTCAGCCACAGGTCGAGATGCTGGACTGCTCCTACATCCTTGCGTGTCAGTGCACCTTCTGGTGCCTTGATTGGGAAGGAGAATACCACAGTAGCATCAGGATTGGTGACGTCATCCTCATGGACTACCCCGAAGTCGATCATCAGTCGGGTGAGTGGGTCCTTCTTGTCCGCTCTGACTGTACGCTCATAGTACTCGTCATGCCAAGTGTGCATACCAGAGGCAGCATTGGCAAGCTGAGAAGTAGTACCCTCAGGCTTTACGCAGGTAACAGCGGCAGAAGGATTGATACCAAGCTTCGTAGCTATACGAACGTTCTGATTCACGGCAACTTCACGGAGGATATCAAGCCATTCCTCCAGAGTATCCTGTCCCTTACTACCGTTCAGTACAGGATGACCCAACTGTCCTGTCATTGATACGCCGAGTAGTCTTTCCGCTTCAGTGTTCTCCTTCCAGATAGGACGGAGATACTGGAAATCAGTAAGAGTACTCTGCCATGTGCCGAAGATAGTAGCTGCCTCTACCTTGTCTACAAGATTGAGTAGGTCATCATCGGCTTCAACAATAATTGTAGATAGGTTGCAGAATTGAAATGGTCTAAGGATGATTTCGGAACAAGGATTAGTTCCATAGTCGATTGATTGATCGCGTCTTCCAAATTTCGCTGCCTGATCCTGAGACGCTCTTCGGTTAAAGATCCCTCGTTCTCCGGACTTACTGTCATAAATGTTCTTCCATTCCCCCATGAATTGGGACTGAGTAGGACGACCCTCGTACACAGCAGAGATATTGCAGAGTGCTCTGTACCCGTGGTCAGTCCACCATTCACCTGACTTGGCGGTAGCCATGTCTTGGTCATCGAGATCAGTCAGTCCGAGGAGAGCAGAGCGTCTTACTCCGCCAACCACTACGACACTGGCGATCTTGCAGACGATATCAAAGACCTCAAGAGAGGTCAACTGACGTCCCTGTGCCCCATTGAACTTGTCACTGACGAACTCAAACAGATCCTCAAGGGGAGCAGGTCCGCTAGAACGACCCCCAAAGGTCACTAGACGGCTCCCTGCGGGACGTACAGCACTGGTATCCCACTCGGGGTAGAAGCCCTGATACAAGGCCGTTACAAGCTCTCTCAGAGCCTTTGCCCAACCCTCCTTGGAGTCCTCTACTTCAATAACTCCATGGTCTCCTGAATACCAAAAAGGTTCTACTACTGGTAGTTTCTCTACATACTGTCTCTCGACAGAGAAACCTACCCCAGTTCCATTCATAAGAATGTAAAGCAATTCATCAAAGGCAACTGGATTATCAATAGGAAGATAAGAGCAGTTGTATCCAGCAATATGAGACCTGTCCAGAGCAGCACCGGCAGTCATCAGTGCACGCATGGAACCGAATGCTTCCAGGTTCAGGAACTTCTCTTCCAGAAAGCTGTACATCTCATAGTCTACTGGCGCGTAATTCTTCTCCACATGGTAAATCATGTAATCCATGTAGCGTTCTACACTTTCCTCCCAGCTCTCTCGTCTCTGCTTCTCGTCATCCCATCGTGCGTATCTGCTGATGGCAATAAAACTCTGGTATGGACTCATCTTCACGTTGGTAAACTCCACAGGCTGGAAGGGAAAGGGTATTCAGTTATAGAGCGGTAATATGCTGGCCTTGACCGGCATTCAATTGTGCAATAGAAGCCTTGAGAGAAGAGGATTCTCCTGTCTGTCGAGCTGCTGCCGCTGGCTGTCCATTAGGAGAAGCCAGAGAAGGGAGACCATAACCGGTCTGCTCAAAACGTGGATGATAACCGCACTCAGCACAAGCCACAGCATAACTGCCGTGCTGCATGTATTTGTCACTGGAGCAACCAGGACAGCGTCCGCCCTGCTTGAGCCTTGCAGTAGGAACATACTGTCCCTGAGCTGCTTGAGGCTGTTGGATACTTTGCTGCTGTGTTACTGGTGCTTGGGTGGTATAGAGACCATAGAGATCCCTTGATGGTGCTTGTGCTGGAGCTGGTGTTCCGTTTAATTTATTCGCCCAAAATGACATTGTTGTCTCCGTATTTTACTAGTCCTTTTTCCAACAGGTGTCCGACAACGGACTCTGCAATAGATGTTCCCAGCTTGAGGTTGTTCATTCTGAACTTGAACAGTTCGTCTGGACTGAATTTATCTTCGAACTCCTCTGACATGATGATAGCTGTACTCGCCGAGTCTATTGCTGCATAGCATATTGCAGGGAATATCATACCGAAAGGCATGAGGGAATGCTTTCGTTTCCACATGTCCTCTGCCTCTGCTTCGAGTACGTCCATACTGGCTGGATTCTGTCCGAATCTCATGGGATCTTCCTGCATCTTCTGCGGCCCGATCATATCCCACATCATAGAACGGGCTAAACGCGCAGTAAACTCCTGCCACCGATCGATCTCGGGGACAGGAGCTACCTCTTCAAATGGGTCTATCACGTAGTAATCATCTCTTTACTCCTTGGCGTCACTCCAACGGTCAACGACTGCAATAGAATCCAGAGTCATAGCGAGGGGAACATTCAGGAGATCCTGAACTTCTGCTCCCGACATCGCTTCGAGAAGGAACTTCTTGCCTTCCTCTACTCTATCCTCTGGACACTGAATGACAAGTTCATCGTGGACGGACAGAACCATATAGATTTCCCTGCCCGGATTCTTCAGTGCGTCTTCTGATAGTATCCTATTCATTCGTATCATTGCAAGCTTGATGATGTCACCCAGCGAGCCCTGGACCAGTGAGTTGAATACCTGACGCTCTCCTCTTGCCAGGACCGAACGAACAGCACTCGCATGTCTGCGAGGGTTGTACCAAGGAAGCCTAGGAGCTTCTCTCTGTGCCACATCGTAGAGTACTTCCCAGACCCTGCGCTTGCGACCCATGATCGTAGAGATGTAGGGAATTCTCACTCTACCAGTAATACTTCCCCGACTTCTAGCGAGTTCCATAATCTGGTCACGGAATGCATAGATCTCAGGGAATGCCTTGCGGTGGTTCGCAAGCAGAACATCGGCTTCCTCCACAGTAATTCCCAGAGTCTGTGCAACCTTCTTGTTCTGTGCACCATAGACAATAGCGAAGTTCAGAGTCTTAGCAGCATCTCGCTGCCACTTCTTTACATCCTCAATGGTGACACTGTAGACCAGCGAGGCTGTCTGAGTATGCGCGTCCACTCCGGCATGGAAACCATCGTAGAGCCCGCCGAATCCAATCATACTTGCAAGGATTCTCAGTTCCATCTGCGCGTAGTCGGCTACAAGGAACTTGTAACCCTTCGGTGCACGGAACAGACCACGAACCTTCTTACCCAGTTCAGAACGTGGAGCAGGAATGTTCTGAAGGTTCGGGGTACGGGAACTGAATCGTCCAGTGAGCGTACCATACTGAACCAGGTCGGTATGGATGCGGCCATTGAAGATACGGGAAGGCTTCTTAGGGTCTCCGTCTACGCCCAAGTAGCCTTGGACATACGTACTCTGGAGCTTTGCTACTTCAGCATACGCTGTGAGAGCATCGACAACTTGGTTGCCCTCGAAAGGTTCCAGCGCTTCCTGATCTGTTGAGTAGTCGTAGATGGTCGGCTCAGCCTTACGCTGGGCCTTGAGCTTACCACCCTTGGTCATCTTGACAGGCACAAGACCCTGACAACCATCAGACTTGGGTCCGAAGAGTACTTCCTGCTTCTGCTTCGGCGAGTTCATATTGAAGATCTTGCCCGCAGCCTTGTAGACGTCAGCCTCTAGGATCTCCAGCTTTAGAGAGAGTTCCTTCTCCAGTTCCCGAAGGGCTTGTACGTCCACTGGAGCGCCTATCAGACCCATCTGGCAACAGACGTCCGTCGTTTGCTCCTCAAGCTCTCTGATGGCCCAAAGATCCTCACCTAGGCACCTTCCATCGAACTGCTTCCAGAGCAACCAGGTGTACTTGGCGTCCAGCAGAGCATAGCGGGCTACCTTGGAGAAGGCATGCTTCTCAATGCACCTACCGACTTCCTCCTTGTCGTAGTCAACGCCGAAGTAGAAGCGAGTGAGTTCCTTGAGCCCCTTACCCTTAGGACGCTGGTTGAATCCCCATCCCAGTTCCCCGACATTCTCATCAAGCAGCCATTGAAGGACAATAGAATCCGAGTTGGGGCCTATAGGAATCCTATCGAAGTACTTCTCGACAGTAATAAGATCGAAGGTTGCATTGTGTGCGATCTTAGTAATGTCAGGGTTGAAGAACAGCGGCTCAAGGATTGCGAATACCTGGCTAGGCCGCATCTGCTCAGGTGGAGCATCATAGACCAACGGATAGACTATCTTGTTCTTGGTATGCGCTTTCTGCAACAGCACGTCACCGTTGGGATGTCCCATAGGAATGACAATAGTTCTGCCATGAGTAGCCATGGACAGCCACACTACCCTGTTCTGCGTGGGAACTCCACGAGTGTCAGGCAGTGGGCCGTCCATGGTCTCTGTGTCCCATGAGAATGCGTCCTGCTTAAGGAAGTACTCAACCTCTGTCCTCAGTTGTTCCGCAGTTAGTATAAGTCCTTCCATTTATACTCCTAAGTTGCTCGTGATGTCAGCAGTGCCCACAATACCGTAAGCCTTTCCCGGAATGAGAGCCACGCTACTTGATTACAGATGCTTCCTACTCGTTGTTGCTTTGTCAGCATCACAGTTCCTCATCCAACGGCATCTCAGCGATGGAGTACCGAGTGTAATCGTACTGACTAGGACCACGGGAGATCAAGTCTCCATCCTCACCAGTCTCCCAGTCAAATTCCGGGTTGTCCCGGTGAATCTCCCACATCTTCATCAAAGCAAGAGAAGAATCAAGAGTGGGAAATACATCATCAAGGTCAGCCTGATGTCCATTCCAGGTATACCGCTGAATCATGTAGAGCTTGCCGGTACCTGAGGAGTTTCCCATTACTGTCCCTTTCGGTAACTGTGTCGTCCGGTTCCCTTGCCTGCCGATCCTCGCACAGGGCACTCCCAGATGTCAATGGACTGAGTGCACTCGAAGTAACCCTTCCACCCTGCGTAGTACTGTACACCCTTGTACTCCAGCACGTTAGTGTAGCCACGGTTGCGCCCGCCGTTGTCAGTATCGTAGGCGCGGGTCAATGCCAGCAAGACATCAGCATCCTCCGTATTGTCAAAGGCATCTACAACCTGGTAGTAGCCACCATCACGGCCGAAAGTATCCCCGGATTCATAATCGACAACGACAGCATACACATTGTCTCCCAAGTCTACGTCGAATTCCTTGACCGGGTTACTGTAGTAGCTGTCCTGTAGAGCATCAGTAGTCTGCACAGCATAGACGTTGTCCACCTGACCATGTGTGCTGTCACGGCTCCAACTGTCATCCGGATCCTCACCACCGATGTTGTACGAACTGGTCTCAACAACGATCTTGACTCGCATTATCTTCTCCTCCATGTAAGAAGCCCACCTGCTCTGTTGTGGTAACAGTATCAGGTGGGCTTCGGGTCTGTCTAGCTAACTCTTAGTTACGTGCGCGCTTCACTGGAAGGTCTGTCGGAAGAACGTTCACTTCGTCCAGGTAATCGCGGGTACTGATGAAAACGATCTCAGCACCGTACTTGTCATCCTCAAGAGCCTCAAGCTCACTCTCGTTCAGCGGCTCGACGCCATAGTCCTCCTGAAGATCACGTGCCTTCAGCTTCTGAACTCGGGTAGCTGGAGCATCACGGTTGGCGATCTTCTCGTGGTAGACCTGGAAGTAGCGGGCAACATCGTTCAGTGCACCCTCTTCAGCAAGGCTCTGGAGCTGTGTAGCAACCTCATTACCGAAGGTCCAGGTCTTGACCTCATCAGGCTCAGCCATGTCTACGACGTTCATTGCGAAGGTCCAGGATGCACGAACACCCTGATCGCACAGTGGGCACTCACTCTGAGGGCAAGTGTAGTAGCGCTTTGCACTGTTCAGGTAGTGTCGCTTGTACTTCACTGGAGGCATCTCGTCCAGGAGCTTGACAATTCGCTTGCCCTTGTCCTTCAGGACCAGGTTAGGAGACTTGACAGTCTCTACACGTTCCTCAGCAGGAGCACCCCAGCCAGAACTGACAGGAGTACGGGTGACCTTAGGAGCCATGCGGCGCTCTGCGTTCTTTACAATACCCTCAGCCTCAGACACAACATCCTCAGACTCCTTGAGACCAGAGGCAACGTCTGCAATCACATCCTCGTTGGTGTAACCGTCCTGCTCGGTGCTCTCAGTAACCTTAACTCGACTAACACGTGCCATGTGTAATTCCATTCTGTATATTTACCGCTAGGCGATATGAATATGTGGGTAAAACTAGATCAAACGGTGGGCAATGGAACCAGTCTTGGTTACCTTGCCAGTTCTGTCCACTACTGGAATCTCCGACGTAAGAGCCTTGAACAGTTCCAGGTCGGGTGCCTGTAGTGTATCGATCTTCTCACTGAACTGCGCAGTAAGCTCATCGAGATCAGCATCAACAGGTACGTCCACAGTAACGGACACGAAGGTGTCAGCACTCTCGTAGTTTCCCATGTTGACCTTGAAGGAACGGGAAACCGCTACCTTCATCATTGATCCCATTGTAACAGTCGAGACTGACACAGCGCCCGGCAATTGCTGGACGTCTACTTGCGGGTCAGGGACTGAAACAAGCTTAGGACTCTCGGACTGAATTGTGTCTCCGATAGCTTGACTCCTTTGTGCGGGAATAATACACCCTCTTCCTTAGCGATTGTGACCATACCCTCAACCATAACACGCGTGTACATGCGTCGTCTACCCCTCGGATCATCAGAGGGCTTGGTGTACGGGGACTTCGGTATGATACCTTCTTGCTCCCACTTGCGTATGGTTCCCGGCTTTCTATCGCCGAGTGCCTTTGCGAGGTGGCCGATGGAGAAGAACTCAGTCCTTACTCCACCGACCAGAAACTCGAATGGCTTCTCATCCCAAGTGGGGTCTTCCCTGGTAGCCGTCTCTACTGAGAGAGGAACTGGCGAACCAGAGAAGACCTTATCCAATTGTTGTTGCCATGTAGCTACCAATTAGTACCCGCATTCGTACTCGAACTGGACAACTCGGGTAGGAGTGACGACGATGTTGGTGTTGTACCCGAACATCTCACGTAGGACATTCTCGTAATGACCATCGATAGAATCACGTAGAGCACCGATTTCCAGACCATCAGGGTGGCTACTGGTCCGGCCATAGTAACCCTCATCGTAGTAGTCAAATTCCTGTCCCGGATAGGCTTCCTCAAGGTCAGGCTCTGAACCGTCAAGCCAAGCGTCAGCAACAATCTGGTTGGAAGTCATGTAGACCTCACCGAGAGTGAACTCACAAGGGTCACCATCATTGAAACCAGGAATGTACTGGTGCCACATGATACCAACTACACCAGCCGCGAACAACTCCTGTAGCTCACCGTAAAGCTTCTCGATAGAGTACTGCTCCAGGGACGTATAGCCATAGGCGTACACATCACCCTCAACTGGAATGCCCATGAACGTACGGTTGTCAGATCGCGCCATTTACTTCTCCCTTAGTGAACAAATCATTGAAATTTCCCATTTCCTTACGCTGTGCTCCAGACATCCATGCAGCCAGTAGCATACCGTCAATGTAATCCTTCGGACTCGGAAGCCTACCCAGATCCTCAATGATATGGCGCTCTGCAATAAGACGTACTGGAATACCCTTGGTAGTGTGGATAGTACTACCACCAGATGTTGTCTTCTCAGTACGAATTTCCAGGATAGTTCCGAAGATCTTCTCGCACAGGAAGACTCCAAGCGTGTGGTGGTAGAGGGAACGATGTCTCGCGTCCCCGATCACCTGCTTGGAACTGTCTATGAACTCCTCTATTGCAAGGTAGTCCTCAGGTGTGCCGCCCCACTTGTGTGAAGCGGACACAGCATGATACCAACTGTTCATGTCTTGATGATCCCTTGGTCGAGAAGGTCCGTTGCTACTGCTATCATCAAGCGCTTATTGTTATCCGGCACAGCTTCCCAGGGAACAGCGGATGACTTTCGAGTGGTGTAATTGTAATCTCCTGCTTGTCGCTCATAGGATTCATGGAATGCTTTGGCAATTCCCTCGGCACTGTTCATGAGTAATCCTCGTTTCCCCACATGATCTCATGAGCCACATCGTAACCTACCCAGTTGTCCACACCAGCCTGTTCCAAAGCCTCAAGGAAGTCTCGACTCCCAATGAGGTCTTCATACTCTCTCAAGGTGATCAGGATCATCTCTTCAGCCACTAGATATCCCTAATGTCATTGATCCCGGTGTAAGCAAACAAGTGCTGCTCAAGTTCTAGTTCCATCATGGAATAGAACTCATTCCAATCATCTTCATCCATTGCTGCCGAGTACTGAAGATCAGTCAGTTCAATCACCAAATCCATTGGACGATCGAAACTAATTTTTACCTTCCGCTTCATGGTATTCCTTCCACTTCTCGTACTCCTCAATCGTACGGAGTATTGTTCGATGGCTTATGTTCAGACAGTTCAGCAGATTACGATAGCCACAGTCCTTGTCCATTGCATAGTGGATAGCTGTAGCAGCATCCTCAATGTTGTACGGCCAAGGTGCGTCCACTACAGCTCAGCCTTGAAGATCTTGTGCTGGGCCTTGAAGTACTTATACATCTGCTCAGTAAAGGACCAATCAGCCATCAGCATATCCAGCTCAGTAAAGAACTCAACAAGCTCATCCTGGTCCAGATAGCGAAGCAGGTCATCCATCAGATCGTCAAGGTCAACGGTCACAGAGGTAACGAGTTCCATTTAATTCTCCAGTTCATAGTACTTATAGAGGGTAAAACCATGGAGGAGCTTGACTTCATCCTCAGAAAACCATGGGTGCATGCCTACATAGCGACCTTCTCCATCCTTGCGAATATCGAAGACCTCGCGGCACTTAACAATGTAGTAGAACTCTTCGTCTTCGTCAAGCCACTTATGCATGACCTCGACAGTAACAGCATTGTGGCTGACTTCACTTGCGTTGTTGAGGATGTTACCAACCTCGAAGTCATACGTCAACTGGTGTCCATTCATACCGTACGACAGGCAGCTTGACAACCTCAGTGGCCACAATTTCCTCCTCGCCGCTCCAGGGGTCCTCTTCCTGCATCTCAGTGGACGGGGAAAGGTAGCTTACTTGGTAGTTCTTGCCTTCAAAGGTAAAGATACCGTCCCATACGTCGTACCATCGGTGACTCTCAATGAACTCTGTGTCGAATAGCTCATAAGGATAGTCGTTATCCTCCATGAATTCACGTGAGAATATACGTGTTACTTTAGACATCGATATCCACCCATCTAAGTACAGTAGTCAGACTGGAACCCCAGGTGTCAGGATCACTAGTAGGCTTGATAGGCTCATTTGCAAGCACAGCCACTAGCTTTTGTGCACTGGTCGTAGTCTGAGGATCGGAAAGGTACTCCGCATAGGTACGGAACTGAGTCATCATACCCTTGATAGTGGAAATACTGTTGTACGGGCGGGAGACCTTGACCTTACCGTCTGAATCGGTTCGGACCCAACGATAGAAATCTAAGTCATCATACTTGTCAGCCATCGTAATTCACCCACTTCAACTCGGCTCGCGGCGTCTGAACATAAGTGGTGTACTCACCATCACGTACATCCCATTCAATAACAGCAGTCAGCTTCTGAAGAGAGTAGCTGTTGGTGTTCTCCTCGCGCTTACGCGTTTCCGGATTGAACACACGGTTCTGCTTCTTGTGCCAAGTGATACCACCTGTAGCAGCGCGCTTGTTCACATAAGACTGAGAATAGCTATCGCCGTTTACAACAAACCTGTAGAACTCTGTGTCACTCATACCTCTCCTCTAATAGTCCATAGCTACCCGCACTTTCATGCGGATAACTAAAGCATATTAGTGGCTGCGACGAACCGTACGACGGGTAGTAGTCGTAGTGGTCTTCTTACCAGTGACCGGATGGGTCTGCGTACGAGTCTTCGTCGTGGTGTGAACAGTGTACGTGTGATGCGAAGGGTTGGCAAACAGGGTGCTGTGGCTCGTGTAGTACTGACGGGTCA